CTTTGAGAGTATACTAACCCAATTGTATCTACAAACGAATTTTTTTAATAGGTCCCTATCGTAATGTATTCCTTCCCATTTGATGTAAATCAACTCAAATTCGGAATACTTGTTTTTATATCTTAATTTCATAGATTAAAATATAAATAAATTTTCTATAATAATAAAGATTAATGTTCTATGAAAGACCCAATCTTAATTTATACATATTATAGTTATTCAAAACTTCGGTTTCACTTATCGCCCTATTATAAACTCTAAGAGCATAAATTGTTCCCGCGAATGGTTCTCCACCACTACTATTAACATCGATCCCCACTCTATAGTTAATATTTGAAGCAACGGATGCGTTTAGAGTTCCTGAATTAACCAAAACACCATTAAAGTATAGTCTTATAAATCCATTGGTCCTTGTGGCGACCATATGGTATTTACCTGGTGCGATGGGGTACCCGGGTTTATAAACCCCCCCATTTAAATAAAACCCATATTGTCCTGAAAACCATATAGAATTAGACGTGTAAGCCGGACCATAATTACCAAAAATTACCCCACCCCCTTGTCCTGTCATATGGTAAGCGGATTCAATAGTAAAGTCTTGTGTACCTGAAATCACACTACTGCTTGGTATGTCGAAGTAGTCATTTGTTCCATCAAAAATAGGGGCTCCCGTACTATCATTAAAACTCATATTAGCAACACTAAGGCTGTAGTTTTTTGAGGTGTCAAGTAAGGATAGATTATTTGATCTACTTCCATTTACAAATGGTGTTCTTATTCCACTGAGTTCGATTTGGGGCATTGTAACCTCCCATGTGGAGTTACTACCTCCATAGGTACCTCCATATGAAATAATATAGAAGTAAACATTGGTTGGTGATGTCACCGAAATGGTCTTTGATATTCTTTGCCATTCACCAACAATACTTTTATTAATACCTGTATCCGTGTCTCCCGCACCATAATTACTTACATACACGGTAGCTCCGTTGTTATCAGATGCGCCTCCTAAGTATTTAAACCACGCCGAGAATGTATAGGTACCTGAAGAACCTAGATTAAAGTTTTGATAAATACCATTCCATGAACCTCTATTTATCATTCTATAACCGGTGGTACCAAATTCAGTAATAAAGGTACCGTCATTTCCATTACTGTAACTTGCCCAACCACCATTAAATGTTGCGGCGTTAGTTACGAGATTTGTAGTAGGCTTACCTTTGAAATATCTCGTAGATGTATCGTTATCGGCAACACCATAACCTGTGTCGAAACCAAAAACCAATCCTTCTTTTTTTATATGTGGTCCACTATACATTATATTCCAAATCTTGTTTTGTATGATCTATAATTCTTATTTACTTCATCAGCACTTAAAGACCTATTGTAAATTTTAGCAACAGGTATACTACCATTCATATATCTTTCGTTAGGGAAATATCCAATCTTACTGACACCCAAACCATATGGTGAAAATGTTGAGAATGTATAACTACCGTCAGACACCCCATTTAAATAAAATTTTAGTGTTAAACCTTCCCAAACCCACGTTACATGATACCACGTGCCTTCAGATAGTGCGGTATTCCCGTACCTCCACCCATTCGCAGAAGTCCAATGGGTCATTTTCCACCCACTCCCACTGTTTCTTATTTCATGATATCCGTGGTATCCTTCATTCGATATTCCTCCGAATATACTATATGAATCATGAGGTCCACTAAAATCATTCATGAAAATCATTGCTTCTAGAGTACTCCCCGCCATTGAAAGTAAATTAAACGACCCAATACTAATGTGATCATTAACACCATCAAATGTTAAATCACCCATAGGTCTTTCAAGTGGTAATGCCAAATTCATGTGTACAACGGCACTATTAACATTTTCCCTAACGTAATGATGGGTCCACGGTTTACCAATCTTACCCACTAAAATATATTCCCATCTCGTACCACTAGTGTGGTCAGCAGGGAGTCCGATTGACTCTAGTCGAGTTCTTGTAGCGGCATCAGCAACGTTATTTTCTGCGGCATGAGACCCAATCACAATATGTGTTGCATTTGGGAATTGTCTATCAATGTTATCAAAGTCGGTTTGGAAAGTTAAGTGTTGGGCGGGTTCTCCGTCGTATGTATCGTAACAGTGACCACCGATTCTTTCACCATTAAAATAGGAGTCCGCCACCCATGTTTCTCTATCTTCATCGAATACATAATAGTTTAAATCTCTCGAAGCACTATATAATTTACCTGATGAAATATTATCAAATCCAGCGGTTATACCGTGTCTACTTGCGGGGGTGTAACTGCTTTCAGGATATGTTATACCATAAAGCGTGTAATAATTAACATTAGACAAATAACTAGTAGTACTAATATCGTATAATGTTTTGTCGGGGGATAAACTTCTGATGTATCTGTAACTATTGTTAACACCACCAGTACCATACTTACTAAAACCCCTAGTTTGACTAGCGGAATCTATGGAAAAAATTAACCCATCTTTATTAGAATAAGGACCCCCCGATACACCCATTTTAATCTTTATTTAAGGGCATGGTCCAATCAGGACCACTCAATAGTTCTATTATCTCTGAATAGGTGTATTCCTCCAATTCTTCAGAGTAGAAACTTGGTCTTCCATATACACCCACATCAATTGTCCTTGTTTCAACAATGTTTGTTTCGGCATTTAAAATCTCTTCAGTGTATGGTGAAGAAACTACATTAACCACGTACTTTACAAATGTTTTACTTCCATCTATAGAATACCTTAAAGATTCAGATGAAGATTCTAAAATCTCATTAAAATTTATTGTCTCTACCATTGATGTTGGTATCACTAACCATCTTCTATTTTCAAACATATCCATATTATTAAGAAAATCCATACCTCCCTTTAGAGGCGTTATAATTATCTAGTATTTCATCGTCACTCAAGGCTCGATTATAAACCCTAAATTGGGCGAATGATCCTTTATAGGGGTTACTACCACCGGAGTATGTACTTAAACCATACCCATTGGATCCTCTCCCCATACCTCCATTATGAAAATTCCAATCAGTTCGAGTGGCTGAAAAGTTACCATTGACGTATGTTCTTAGACTACCCACCACATCATTAACTGTTGTATTTCGAAAAACCCATGAATGGACATTCCACACAGCATTTGACCATGATGATATACCTCCCGGATAATCTCCACTTGGACTCCCCGGAAAGTAGTGTGACCCCATACAGGATGTGTGACAATACATCATTGGACCATAACTACCATTAGACCCCATTGAAATGATACCATATGAACCACCTTGATCGGTACCATTATGATAAAACATCAATTCAAGAGTAAAGTCTTTGTGTCCTCCCGTTAATGTAGTATTACCTATCCAATCGTTTGTTCCATCACAAATAAGAGATGGCACTCCCGCAGTTTCACCATAAGTGACACCATTGTATAGTGTCGCATGATGACCATTACCCGATATGTCATACCATATGTTTCCTGACCCGGGGTATGATCGAGGAGTTCCCGCATCTAACGCCAGAATTAATCCGTCTCTAATAATTGTTGGTCCTCTGTGAAATCCCATTATTTTGTTTTTTTATAAATATTTCTAATTAAAAGTAGATAGTAAAGTTTAATAAGTGTTCGGAGTATCTAAACCACCAAAATCCGAGGATTCTTCAGTGGCGGAACCCGATGGAATGTTACCTACATTACTTGCGGAAAGTCCACGATTTATTCCCAATGTACCGTTCAACTTAATATTAGAACCGGCAGGAGGGGGGTAAGCCCCCGTCAATCCGAAGGCTCTCGAAATTCTTCCCATAGAGACTTCAGTCCCTGTTGCCGGTATTGTACCCACGTTTATTTAATTTTACTCTCAAGATCTTCGATTTTCTTGATTAGTTCTTTATTAGCCTGAATTAATAATGCAGTTAATTTTTCATACTTAACCGCCTTATATCCATTACTTCTGGTTGTAACAACCTCAGGTAAGACCTTCTCAATTTCTTGTGCGATAACACCCACATCATGACCCTCATGTTTAGAATTACTATTCCAATCAAACTCATAACCACCAATTAGTTTTATTTTGTCAATAGCATTCGTTATTGGTGTGATATTATCTTTAAGTCTTTCATCTGAAGAATAGTATGCGGTAACATCACCATAAACATTTAAAGTATCGTCGACGGTCACAACACCTGATGCATCCACATCTAAAATTGGGATACCTGAGATATCAGAAGCACTAAATATACTTCCAGTTAAATCGTCGGTAACTGAGAATAGTTGACCTTGTGTACCGTACACCTCGAAGACTCTCGACCCCGCAGTATTTCCTTTCACATACAATGTTGTGGAAGAAGGTGCCGTAATTGACTCACCCTCACCAACCGTTAATGATGTTGCGATAGTGGCCTTACCATCGGTGGTTAATGACATGGCACCTTGTGAATCATTATGACCAGTGTCACCCCACCAGAAACCTCTACCTTGAGTATTGGACATTTGGAAGGACATCGCATATCCGTCAGTACCCTTACCTAACCACCCGTAAGTATACCCACTCTTCATACCAATGGTGTACTCTGAACCATCCCAAACTCTGATCTTATCTCTTGTTTGTGATCCGTTACCGTCGATTAACCCGATATTGTAACGTGTACCGGGTGTAAATACATCACCAATGGTACCTGTAAGGTTAGCCGCGTTGGTGTAGTAAGATCCTTGTTGGCCGTCTAATAAGTCCGCATCTAAACCAGATCCTGATCCATCGTTACCCGTATGCCATACCGTACTTCCGTTAAGTTGTAAGGTACCGTTTTGGAATAACGACATTCTCTTAGTCCAGTTTTCGGTTGGACCATCAGTTGAGGAGTAATATTGTAGATCTCCTGATGAATCCATGTGAATTAACCATGTACCCCCTACGTTAGAATCCGCATTGGTACTTCTAAATGACATTGAGGGGTAGGTTCCCTTGATTGTAAGTTGATCTGAGTATGTACTACCATTAGACCAGTTGGATTCTATTATTAGGTGTCCTGAGGTCGTTGACTGAGCATCTGTTCTCATAAATGAAGTTGCGTGTAGATTATCTACAGTATCCGCATTTCCTGCGGAATTCGCATAACTCACAGATTGTGATGCAATGTTGGATGTTGTAATAATACTTGAACCTTGGATTCCGTCTACAGTATCCGCATCTAAACCAGATCCCGATCCGTCATTACCTGAGTGCCATACAGTATACCATGTCTTCCATGTTGTATCAATACCGTTTCTTAATCTCATTCCCGGTATACCACTCGCATTTACCCCCGATACATTATAGAAGGCCAATTGGTAAGACGAATCACCTGTTGATGATGATGTTCCATCCCATGGAGAGAAGGTCATAACACCCGCGTAGTTTCCTGCCCCACCCACAGTTGCTGCGGTAACAAAATCCCACGAAACCGATCTATTGTTCCAATTAGGGTTTCTATCAGTTAAGTTTCTTGGTCCATCGGGGAAGTTAATCAATTGTGCTTCTGACGCGAATGCTACCGACTGAGATCCGATATTACCCGTATTAATCGCCGTAGACGCCGCTTGGTAGTAAGATCCATGTTGTCCATCAAGTAAATCCGCATCCAAGCCTGAAGATGCTCCGTCATTACCCGCGTGCCACATAACGTTACCACTTATGGTCGCCACCCCTGTACGAGTAAGGTTAAAAATGTCCGCAACACCATCGGCATGGAATCCCATATCCCCATTATTCGCATGGTACCACCACCAACCGTAAGAACTATTTGCGGTGTTACTAGTGTTCCTTGCTTGGTATATATATTTCTGTGTGGATGATCCTTGGATGGGGTAACTTCCACCTGAGTTAACTTGGAAATTACCTGTTAACGACCCACCACTTAATGGTAAGTATGAGTGTGTGTGTGATGCTGGGGCAAATGCAGAAGCGTGATTACCATCAAGGGTATCAGCATCTAATCCTGAACCAGAACCATCGTTCCCCGCGTGCCAAATAGTATTACCCTTAAAGGTTGGTGCCGATTCATTATATCTGGCCCTAAATGTTTCTGTCCATGTAATGTTTGTACCAACGGTACCGCCCGCAGCACCATAAACAATAAGTCCACCAAACATATCAACACGAGTAACGATATCATTAATCGCGTAAGTATGAACTCCACTTGTTGAGGTGAAATCTAAACCATATCCAAACTGACCATAGTTACCACCTGAGAAGCCAATAGCCATACTTCTTGGGTTTCCGTGGTATCCATAACTAGAATCCCATCTAACCTTTTTGTTTGTAGATTCCCAAGTGCTTCCATCTAGGTTGTCAGCATCTAATCCGCTTCCTGCTCCATCATTACCTGAGTGCCATACGGTATTACCGTTATAGGTCATATCACCGGTATTCGGAATAATGAAATCTGTTCCTCCGGTAGTTGTAATACGCATTCTATTTCCAGACTGCATTCTAAACCACGAGTCCGTACCATCCCAATCCATAAGAACTCTACCTATGTATGATGAGTGGAGGGTGGACGTACCATTAGGGTTTAAGAAGTATGCACTATCGTTAGCATCTTCAAATCTCGAAGCCTGAATAGTACCAGCTGTATATAAGTTCTTATCGTTCCATATTCTAACCCAAGAGGTGTCTAACATATGGAAGCCACCTCCATAGGTCTCGAAGTATAATCCTTGGTTGCCTGATACTCTTACCCAGTCTGATGTTACATTTAATCCACCCGCAACTGTTAGTCCATATCCTGAATCTGTTGTAGTACCGATCGATACTCTACCGTTAGCATGGAAGCGGGCTGCAAGATTTGCTCCCGTAATACTTCTATCACCGGTTACGTTGGTGTAAATATCTAAGTAACCATTTGCAGCAGTCTTACCAACGTATATTACGTTTTGTCCGTTATTACCTAACTGGAGAGTGTTCCAGTATAGTGAAGCAGCGTAGTTATCGTTACCTGCGGCGTATCTTGCCACGAATCCTTGATTACTATCGTAACTTCTAATTTTACTATTAGCAATTAAATCACCTGTAATAGTTCCACCCGCAAGTGGTAGGTGACCTACTGTTGAGTAAGTATATGCGGCATCCCAATTTGAGGAGTTGTTAGAAAATACATCTGATGTCCATATTTGTTTCCAACCACTCCAAGTGCCGTTATTTTTAGTTCTGACCCACATACGGTTGTCGTATGTGTCGTAACCAATTTGTTTTTGGTATGCTGTGTTACTATTATATAATTTAATGTGTTCGATGTACATCCAGTTTGCCACACCACTAGGTCGAGTAGTGAACCCACCCGAAGTATAGTAACCTGTCTTATCTAAACCATCATTATCCGTAGTAACAGAATCGTTGGTACCTTTTGCATTACCATAAACCACATTACCTAAGTCAGCGGTCCACGTCCCTCCGTCATTTCTTGTACCGGTAATAATACCATTAGTTGCATTAAATGATGCACTTGTTGTATACCAGTTAACATCAGTGTCAACCGCAAATCCACTTACATCTACCGTAGATCCATCAGACTTAGTTAATCTAAGAGTTTGTGTCCCACTGTTGTATGTACCTCCCGTTACTGTTACGTCAGATAACGTAGATAATAAGTTAGCGGTATATGTTCCACCATCATTTCTTGTAAATGTGAGGATACCTGTACTACTATTAAATGTTGTTCCTGTGGTATAATAATCGTGAGTTACATAACCAGCAGATGCGTGGTTACCCCAACCATATGCCGTGTTCCAATTTGATATATCAGACGATGTGAAGTTTCTCGATGTCCAAATAGTTTTTGTACCCCACGAGCTACTGTCAATGTTGGTGTGAACCCACATATCTCCTGAGTATGTTACCTCAATACCAACATTACCTACACTACCACCCGTATCGTGGGACATTATCATTTGTCCCGAGTGTCCTGTATAATTTCTTGTGTATGTACCCGCAGCAAGGTTGTTACCGAATCCTGTCGCATCACCCGGAGTTGATGAGGTTCCGATAGATCCTCTTGATAGTGGGTATCTAGCATCTGACTCAGTTTCAGTAAAATATCTGTCATCGTGAGTATGAGATGTGTATGCATATCTACCGTCAATATCTACAGTCCACGTACCTCCATCGTTTCTTGTACCGGTAATAATACCATTTGACGTGTTGAAGGTCGCACCTGTTGTGTAATAGTTAGTATCAGTATATGTTGTTAGATAACCACTATCGTTACTGAACATAGAGATGTTACCACTAACATTCTGTAAAACTCTACTCGAACTAATTACACTTGTTCCACCAACTTGTAGACCAAATGCAGCATTTACACCTATGTCATCAAGAATTTGGAAATGAATTTTATTTCCATCCTCGGGTTCATAAAAGTCTAGACCTTCAGGTGTGGCCTTAATAGCCATATCTGAACTTGCATAATCACCACCGTCTGAAGTACCATTAAAGTATATAGTTGGTGTTGTAGAGGTTATTTGAAGGTTAGCTCCTTTAATATTACCACTTGTAGTTAAATCACCGGTAAGAGTACCTCCCGCAAGTGGTAGGTGACCTACTGTTGAGTAGGTATATGCGGTATCCCAATTCGTTTTATTATAACCCGACGCTGATAGGGTTCCTGTGATAGACACATTTTGACTACTGTCTATTGTGATTGCGGTGGTTGAGTTGGTTTGTAAGTAAAGTGCATTCGCGGTGGTTGTTCTTATAGTACCCGTACCACTGGTGAATGAAAATCTTCTACTATCACCATTAATGTTAAGGTCTGTTGTACCTTGGACGTGTACATCACCACTAATTAAGAATCTTTCTGATGTACCACTATATACGTGAAGGGCACCACTCGGATTAATTTTATTAATACCGACATTACCACCAAATGGTTGTAGTGCCATATCCCAATCCGCAGTACCTGCACCATTTGTAAATTGTAAACCAACAGAATTACCGCTATCAACCTGAGCAACTGCCAAGGTTCCTGAATTCAATGAGTTTGGTTTAAACTTCGCAACTGCCATACTCAACATTTCCGCCTTAGTTGTTGCGTTATCTGCCGATTGGTGAACCGCAAAGAAATCACCTACGGTAACGTCATTTGTGGTCGAGTTTCCTCTCGTAGTAACCGAATCCAAAGTATCGGTTTCAGTGTAGGAGGTTAGATATCTACCGTCTAAATCAACTGTCCATGTACCGCCATCGTTTCTTGTGCCGGTAATAATACCGTTTGATGTGTTAAAGGTAGCTCCCGTTGTATACCAGTTAACATCAGTGTCAACTGCAAATCCACTAACGTCAACGGTAGATCCATCGGACTTGGTTAATCTAAGAGTTTGTGTTCCACTGTTATAGGTACCCCCCGTTACTGTTACGTCACTTAAGGTTTCCAACATCTGGACGTTGTAAGTACCTCCATTGTTTCTTGTGAATGTTAAAGTCGCGGTGGTACCATTCCATGTAGCGCCTGTAGTGTATTGATCGGTATTAACCACAGTCTCTGTTGCTGTAGTGATACCTGTAATATGACCAAATGAATCTAAGAGAATATCTTGGATGTATGTACGACCACTATTGTTTGAGCTACTCGCCGCGGATACTGATGGGTGAGAAGTCAACCAACCCGGGTTAGTAGATACCGAACCATCGGCCATTAAGAATTGTGATGAGGTACCACCAATCTTAGCGAATGCGTTTGCGGTTACACTGTTACTAAAGTTACCATAACCACCATAAACTGTAGACCATCTATATGACGAATTACCCATCGACGAATTCGATGATGTAGTCGTTGTGTTTGGTATGAGTGCAGTTCCAACAAAATGTACGTGGTTTTGATCTCCACTTCTACTGAAACTTGCATTACCAATTTGTATTGTTGGTGCCGTTAATGTACTCGTTAAAGTGGTAGATACGAATGTGGGTGAATCACTAGTTCTAACATGTTGGTTCATTGCATCCGCATAATCGTTATCAGTAAATCTTCCATCGATATCCACTGTCACAGTACTACCATCGTTTCTTGTGAAAGTGATAACACCATCACCCGTATTGAATGTTGCCCCCGTTACATAGTAGTTAGTGTCTGTGTTAACCACAGTCTCTGTTCCTGTGGTGATACCAGTGATATGACCAAAAGAATCTAAGAGAATATCTTGGATGTATGTACGACCACTATTGTTAGAAGAACTTGCAGCACTTACCGATGGGTGTGCGGTTAGATAACCTCTTGTTCCATGATCTCCCCAACCATAGGCCGCATTCCACTGAGTAGAGTTACCTCCCGTTGCAGTAATCGTATTTTGAACAGTCATACTACCATTGTAGCTAACTCTCATTGCTTCAGTTAAGGCACCTCCACCAATTTCATCTGTACCGTTACCTGTGTATACCACAAAAGCACCCGCACCTTCTTTAGAAATAGCATCAGCATCGGCATCTCTACCAACCTGTGCCCCAATTCTTACTTGTGGAAAAAAGTTTGCATTACTGTCGGTAAACATAAAGTCTATAAAAGACTGTTGTTGACTCAAATCACCACCTACATTATTGTGTATGGTTAAGAACGATGTTCCGCTTGTTCCTGTGGTGTTCGTTTGGTTATATAAAGTACCTCCACTGAGATTTAAATATTTTCCGTCAATGTCTACTGTCCATGTGCCACCGTCATTTCTTGTACCGGTAATAATTCCATTACTAGTGTTAAATGTGGCACCTGTGGTATACCAGTTAACATCGGTGTCTACGGCGAACCCACTAACATCAACGGTAGAACCATCAGATTTAACCAATCGTAATGTTTGAGTTCCACTATTGTAAGTACCACCCGTAACGGTAACATCTGAGAGAGTCTCCAACATTTGAACGTTATATGTTCCACCATCATTTCTTGTGAAAGTTAATGTTGCGGTAGTTCCATTCCATGTTGTCCCCGTGGTATAGTAATTAGTATCAGTATTAACTACTGTCTCAGTTGCGGTTGTTATACCTGTTATATGACCAAATGAATCAAGTAAAATATCTTGAATGTATGTCCTACCACTATTATTAGATGAAGATGCCGCACTTACTGATGGGTGTGCGGTTAAATAGTTTTGACCTGTTACCCACGTTTGTGTTGCTAACTGTTGACTGTTTGAGTAAACGTTAGTTGGTACATATAGGTTACCTGATCTATCAAAGATCATGGTGTTAAAGTTTGGACTATTTGATTGTCTTGTATAGAAATTGAGTTGACCACCTCTAGTGGTTGTCGATCCCGCCGAAGTGTATACTCTAATTACTGCTAGTCTGTCATCAGTACCCTCTGCCGCGGTACTATTCCACGTAATGTCTCTAATAATGGTATTGTCTCCCGCAGTATCATTCCTAAGTACTAAATCACCTGTCATGGTGTCTCCCGCACTATTTACAAAACGGGAATCTGATTCACTCTCAGTATAGTAACGGTCATCGTGGTTGTGACCTAATTCAGAGTACTTACCGTCGATATCAACAGTAAATGTGTCACCATTATTACGTGTGAAAGTAATAACACCACTCGTTGTATTAAAGGTTGCCCCTGTGGTGAAATTGTTCACATATGAAGTTAGATACCCAAAGGTGGAGTGATCTCCCCACCCATATGCGGCATCCCAATTATCCTTATTGTAACCATTTATTGGTGTTGTTCCATCTAAGAACCTTTCAATCTCGGTTTCGGTATAGTATCTATCATCATGTGTGTGTGATGTTAAAGAATATCTACCATCTAAATCAACGGTGTATGTTTCAGAACCATTTCTTGTGAATGTAAGGACACCATCAGCAGTATTAAAAGTTACCCCTGTAGTGTAATTATTAGTATCCACAACAGTCTCAGTACCCGTAGTAATTCCCGTGATATGTCCGAACTGATCTAATAATATGTCTTGAATATATGTTCTTCCACCATTATTAGATGATGTTGCCGCACTAACGACAGGGTGTGATGTTAGGTAGGTATTCGTATCAACACTACCATCCGCCTTTAGGAACTCAGTGGATACACCACCAATTTTTCTAAACGAACCCGCCAATGTTGATCCCGTGATTGTTGCATCACTATTGACAGTTAACGGTACATCGGATAGTTGTAACCCTCCCGTTAAGTTTTGGAAGAATGCGTTTGTACCACTAACATAGAACTTACGAGACGCACCTGCTATTAAACCAACAGAGTCAGTCCCAATTCTTGAGAGACCTGTATCGGTGTCACCCGCGAAAGTAAATGCCGGTGTTGTGTTTGATGCCGTTCCCGTACCGTATATTCTTCTATTCGAATCCACCACATTAGTTCCACTAACCGAAATAGTTGTGGTGGTATTTAAACCCGCCGCAGTTATACTATTTGAAGTTGTTGACCCTAAATCAGTAACATCTTGTAGGGTTTGTGTCTCAGTTGTTAAGAAACTACCCGTTTTAGATTCGATACTGTCTATTCTATTATCCGTACTTGAGGTGTATGAGTTTAGATCATTTCTAAGACCCGTTACATCAGCATCTGTGGCGTATGTGTTATCTAATGATGCGGTAAACGATTCAATACTATCCAACCTACCATCAACAAGATTGTAGTTTGTTGTTGAGGTGATGTCAACCTGTATTGAACCAGATATTACTCTTTCGGAATTTAATTTTCCTTTAACCCTATTATCTGTATAATAAAGGTTAGACCCTTCAGGAAGATTTGAGGTTGTCGAGGTACCTAAATAAGATCCACTATGGACATTATCACTATTAATTTTCGATTTAATCGTAGTGTTGATACTGCCAGTAAATAAATTAAGTGATCCTGTAGAAGTCTCAAGTAGTGTTAATCTACTATTTTGAGTAGTATTTGTATTGTTGTTAGATGATGTGTATGTGTTAAACGTAGACCTGATGGATCCTGATTCAGTCTCTAATGAACTTAATCTACCGTTTTGGGTAGAATTAAGATTATCGTTTGATGTCGTGTATGAGTTTAATGTGGACCTAATAGATCCGCTCTCAACTTCTAAAGAAGATACTTTACCTTCTAACGTACTTAAATTCGCTGAGGTAAGGAAACTACCCGTTTTAGATTCGATACTGTCTAATCTACCATCTAAAAGGGTTAAGTCACTATCCAATAATAATCTTTCCTCATTACCCTTAGTTCCACCAACCCAATAATTGTTAGTTCCGTCCCATAATAAGGATCCCGATAATAATCCAGGGGATGTGTTGTCTCTAACTTCGATACCACCATTAGAAGCGGCACTACCATTTAAAGAGATAATGTTGTCAGATAAGTCTACCGTTGTTGAGTTAACTCTCGTCTCAGTACCCTTTACTAAAAGATTCCCTTTTATTGTGACATTTGAACCCGTGAATTCCAATCCCCCATCAACACTTGTTTTGAAACTCTCTAAAGTGTTTATTCTAGAATTGTGTGATCCGGATGTGGTCTCCAAAGAATCTAATCTACCATCGTGTGAAGATGAGATAGTCTCTAAGGAACCGACTCTACCCTCTAAGGAACCACTCTTTGTTTCCAAAGAGGAAAGTCTACTATTTTGAGTATTGTTTGTAGAATTATTTGATGATGTGTAAGAGTTGAATGTACTCCTGATCGAACCCGATTCACTCTCCAATGAACTCAATCTACCGTTTTGAGTAGAATTAGTCACATTGTTAGAGGAAGTGTAACTATTTAATGTACCTCTTAACGCCGTGACATCAGCATCAGTTGCGTAAGTATTGTCAATACTACCAGTAAAGATTTCGATTGCATTTAACCTATCATCTTGTCTACTATTAACAAGAGTGTTTGATGCGGTATATGAATTAAAAATGGTTCTAATAGAACCTGACTCAAGTTCTAATAAATCTAATCTACCATCGAAGGATGATGTGGTATTTTCTATTGAAGAAATGACACCATCTATAGATGATGTGTAAGTATTAAAGGATATTGAACTACTAAGAATCCCTTCCTTCCACTCCGCTCTCGTACCATCCGAATTTACCGTTAGTACTCTACCACCGTAACTTCCCGATATGGTTGGTAATCCACCACCAACCGTGGCGCTTACGGTACCCGTTTGTGGGGATGCAAAACTCACAATCAATTGGTTTGCGGTAACCGCCTCAATATTTTGTGGGATTATTACATTACCATCAGAGTCAAATACTGTTATTGCGGGATATCTTTCACCTAAGTTATGTGTGAGTGTCCATGTACTACTAGCACTTGTCACTTCTAATAATGCAGTTCTACCCTCTGTTTGTGACCCTTCGGCCGCAACCCCAGATAAGTAAATTTTGGCAACCCCTGTTGTAGAGTCACCTTCGACTTTTATACCTGAAGCTTCATCGAAATGAAATTTAGTATATTGTCTATTGTATATTGTACCTAAGTCACTAGAACCTGATATATTAACGGGAACATTTGTTAAACCTAAACCACTACCTGTAAATTCTGTTGCTGTAAGAGATCCTGTAATTGAAGTTCTGACGTTGACTTGTAATCCGTCACTGTCGATCGATGCGGTACCTAGACCATTTTCGATCTTATCCAGACTTAAACCTGTAACTCCTGAAACGGGGATGTTGTATAATCCACTTGCGTCACCGACAAACGAACCAGTAAAGTTAGAACCCGTAATAGAACCAATGATCTCTAAAGAACCAGTATTCTGTGCGTTTGTTGTAATTATTTCCTCAACGGTGGGTCCCTGTGAACCTGATTTGGCGAAGAATAGTTTACCGTCGGTTGTGTTTAGTGATAATTCTCCTAATTCTAACTGAGAATTAATCGGTTTCTTTCCGGCTACGGCGCTCCTACGCAGTTTAACTGTCTGTCCCATATATATGGATCTCTGTTATGTATATGTAGTGGTATATACCACGTTATTATTCGACCTATATAGGTCTTACATATAAATACTCTATAATATCAATATATAAAAAAAATCCCCTGATTTCTCAAGGGATTTTTCGTAATAAAATATAAATCTAAATATTAGTACGTTCCTCCGTCGATTACGGTTGAGAATACTAATGCTCCGTTAGATGATTTGTAACCTAAGATACCATCTAACACGTCTGTTGTTTCTGATGTTGATACATAACCCAACAAACTATTGTTATCTCTGAATAAAATTGCTGATGTGTTACCACCTGCGTCGGTACCACCTGCAGAAGTCAACGTAACGTTACCTCTGATAGTAGTCGCCCCATCGGCGGCGTCAACAGTAAACACGTTTGTGTTATATGTTAACCTATTTCCATCCTCAATTAATAATGAATCACCGATTGTGTTCGCACCAGTTCCTTTTGGTATGGTGTTAGTCCCCAAACTAGTTTCAGAACCGTATGCCCCAGCACTGGTACCGATAAGTTTAGATGATTCACCCGAAGATGAAACAAACATCCAGTAGTCTAACTGAGAATCCCACACTAAGGATGCTGATACGCCCGAAGATCCTGAGTCCATTACTTCAAAACCTGCGTATCTCTCAAACGGAGAATATGCGTTCAATCTAATAATGTTATCATCAATCTCTACTGTTTGTGATTGTAGAATTACGTTGGTTGCTGAACCAAGAACTTCTAAGTTACCTGAAACATAAAGGTTTGCCTGTAAATTAGTGTTTCCTGTTACAGTTAATTGCCCGTGTACGTTTGTATTTGATTCCAAATCTACAACACCCGTTACAGTTAAAGTATCGTCGATTGTGGTAGCACCACTGATTGAGGTTGTACCTGTTATGGAAGTATTACCATTAACACTTAAATTATTTTTTAATAGTGCCGATCCAGTAACTGCTAATGTTGAGTTAATCCCAACCGCACCTTTCAATTCAGAACCTTGGTTTACAACTAAAGAGGTATTAACATTAACCTCATCACTAATTGTTGTTCCATTTACATCTAAAGTATTACTGCTCTTATCAAACGTAAATCTTTCACTATCCTCCAAAGAGTCCCCGTCCAATGCGAATGGTACTCTTGTTGCCGTAAGTTCCGTACCACCATTATCTAATAAGGTACCCCCTAAAACTCTACTATCAAGACTATCAGTAATTAACTTATTGTTACCGTCTAAACCGACAAATGTTGTTGTAGAACCGGCGGGTAGGTTGTTGAATTCGATATCACCCGCGTTGAATTGAACGATGTCACTTGCAGCATCACCTAAATAGGTGTTACCACTAACCGTTAAATCGTTAACAACGGTAATACTATCAAGGTTGATATTTTGTGCTTGTACTGTTTCAGCGTAAACTGTACCACTAATGTGTAAGTTTCTCCATGCTTTGGATGCGGTACCTAAATCAAATGCATTGTTAACGTCGGGTATGATTGAAGATGACACGTCTGCCCCGAATTTAACAAAGTCTGTTGTTGCATCACCCACGGTGATGTTACCACCCAAGTTGATATTACCATCAATGTCGGCGTTTCCACTTAATCTTAAATTAGAACCCGTAATGTTTCCACTTACATCTAAGTCTCCGCCCACTAAAGTGTTTCCTGTTACACCTAACGTTCCTCCCATAACAGTATTACCTGTCACTCCAAGAGTTCCACCCATTAAAGTGTTTCCTGTTACACCAAGAGTTCCACCAATAGTTTGGTTATTTGTTACAGTGACTGTACCACCTGTGACGTTAGTTACATTGGCGTTTGATCCTGTAAGAGAGGTAATGGTTACGTTCGCGATTACATTTCCCTCAATGTTACCTGTGAGGTCCATTCTAGAATTGCCAACACCATCATTATTTAAAATGTATAACGACTCGTTTGCGGAGGCGTAGAATGGTGTACCATCTAAGATAGAACCGTAGGTATCTACCGCAATTGTTGGTGCGTTAGTACCTGAGTAAATTTTTGACGTGGGTTTAAACGCTCCTGCGACCCCCTCATCTGTTGATACGGGTGATCCGATGAATACAAAGGGTCCCGCTAAGTCTGAAATTGATCCTGATGCGACCAACAATTCACCGTTTCTTGTGGTGGTTGCCTTAACACTATCTATCGAACCTCTTCTGTGTTTAATTATTTGAGCCATCTTCTTTTGTTAATTTTTTTTTATTTAGTTTTTATTATAAATATTTGACTTATTAGAAACTTCCAAGATCCATCACAGAATTTGTCAATCTATCCCCTAAATTTCCTAAATTCTCTATAGATAATGATGCCGATCTAATTTGTGCGTTCAATTCGTTTTTTAGGATACTCATCGCCCCCGAAACAATTAACGAATCTTTTGTTAAATCTTGCGATTGTAGGGTTGTTTGACCTTCAACCCTTAGATCCCCCCTTATCACTACTGAACCTGTAACTTGTAGGTCGGTAGTTGCTCCCCAGAAGGACCCTGAATTACCCCATATTAAATGGTCTTTCCTCGCTAAAGGAATTTCACTTCCAACAGGACCCGCAATCCACTCGTCATTTGCTGTATCCCAAAGTAAAGACCCCGAAACCGTATTAGGTGATGTTGGATCTTTAATTAATAAACCACCAAATGTGTCCTCAGTACCGTTTAGTTCTATTACATTATCATCAATTACTACTGTTTCAGATTTAATTGATGTGAATGTTCCTAAAACGTTGAGGTCTCCCTTAACTGTTAGATTTGATCCCGTAAATTCTAAGGACTCACTTACAGATGAGGTGTATTGTTCTAGTGCGTTGATGTTTTCCGCGATGAAGTCCCCTAATTCGGTCCCATCTAAGACAATACTATCAACATATAAGTTGGATATAGAAGCGGTGGGGTTACCAAGATTTACCGTTTGTCCTGAGGTTATGTCCTCAGTGGCAATCTGTTCCCAATATATTTGTTGTAACGCCATCTAAAAATACTTTAACTATAAATACTTTGTAAATGGATCTTTGAATAAAAAAAGGGAACACTTTTTTGTATTCCCTATGTCAAAAACGAAAATTTTTTATTTTTTAGAGTCCGTTTAGAATTTCTTTGTACTCTGAATCCGATTTTGCCCCAATAATTCGACCAATTTCCTCTTCTCCATTGAAGATAATAACTGTCGGGACATTTCTTACCCTTAACGACATTGCGAACTCTCTGTTTTCGTCGACATTGATTTTTACAAATTCAATATCATCATATTCAGATGACATTGTTTCTAATCTTGGAATTAACATTCTACAGGGTCCGCACCACGGAGCCCATAAATCCAATAAAATTTTCTTTCCTTCTTTTTGTAGAGTTTGAACCTCTGATTGTGTTAAATCATTCATTTTAATTAAAACCTATTTTACTTCTTTCATTAGTTGATTTATAGACATCCGTGTCTATATTGTATATATCCGACAGAACCATTTCTTCCTCAACAACAACGTCTTTACCGATGTGTTTTAAGAGTCTATTGGTATCCTCGACATTTAATTTTGTAAATTTGTGTTCCACAATTAGTCTACCTTTTCTCATAAAGGCATCATCAATATTTTCTCTCTTTGTGTTAAATGTGGCGATGATCTGTATATTTAAACAGTCACCTAATATCCCGTCAGTCAGGTTAAGAAGGTTGGAGGTACTTTGATTTATGTTACCTCTTTCTCTTGACCCTAAAACTTTCTCCGCGTCTTCAATAATTAGAATACTGTTTCTATATTCCATGAGAAACGGAATGATTGATGGGTCTGTCAATGAGTCCGCCATCATGGGTGGTACGAATATGACTTGTTTGTCCTTAATTAAAGATGTCAAATACTTAATATATGTGGTCTTTCCCGTACCGGGATCACCATGTAAAAGCACTATACCTTTATCATCTCTATTATTTAATCTTTTAACTATGGTATTATGTATTGTATTAAAACCCTGACCATAATTAAATTCCAAATCTATCTTAGGGGTAACTAATTCATATTCCTCCAAATCTAGATATCCTCCGTGTGACTTAATAAGGGAGATGTTGGATTTTTTTCTCTTAATTCTAAATTTTTCTAACTCTTTAAGACTAAGTTGTTCTTCTGCCGTACCATTCTCTATCGAATAGTAAAACGTAAACCTAATCTCTTTCTTCCCCTTTTCTCTTTTTGTCTTTATTAGTAATTCCTTTTCATCACAATAAAACAAAGTCTCTTCACCCGATCTATCTAACAATTTTGATTTATGGTTATTGACCGTCTGTAGTTTTGATAAAATTTTAAATCCGAATTTATCAAAAACGGGGACTACTTTATTAGAGTATTCGGTCCTATCCACTAAAGTGGAGGGTAACTTCTTATACTTTAAAATGTATAATTGTTCCCCCGCGATTTCCTCACTGTATGTTGGTTCAAATAATGAATAATTTTCAGGTAATATCATTTTGTTATAATCGTATGTAGTCCTCTTTTATCTATAAAGATTGTTGGTTCTTTATAAGTATCTTTTTGTTCCCCCAACTCTTCCTCTAAAATCTTTTTTATAAATTCAAATTGCGGCATCGATAGTGTTGGATCACCCTTCTCATAAAAATTTTTTTCCGCCACTTCGATCACTCTATCCATAAAGAGTTCTTCAGGTAAGTTGGAAATAAAATAATCTCTCGCCTCACCGTTAGTTTCGAAGTACTTCCTCAACTTATTTATGTAAACCAATATCTCAGAATCCATTACGATTTTTCGATTTGATCCTTAGTTAATGTTAGTTTAGTGGATCTACCAAAAACTTTAACGTCAACATCAACTTTATTACCCTCAACAGACATGACCTCACCTTCAAAGGTTCTAAAGGGTCCGTCAATTACTTTTATGACTTCTCCCTTATTGAATTCTACTTCGGTAGACAAATCCTCTGTCTTTTTATTTAAGACACGTTCTATTTCTCGATCTCTTAAACGAACTGGTTTTTTATCCCCCAAAATACCCATTATATTGGGTAAGTGAGAGTAGAACTTCAACTCATCAATATCTAACTCGTGATCCGTTTCAAAATAGAGGTAACCGGTATAAACCACTTTCTCTCTAACGTGTCTTTTATTTTTTATTACTTTAAAATACTTCTCCATAGGACAATAAAATCTTAAAATTCCTTTTAAGATCCCAAGTTCTATTTCGGTATTAAATTGTTCCTCAATTTGTCTTTCCTTTCCGGGTAAGACCTTAATCAGATACCAAAAACTCGACATGTTTTTATGATCTTTATTGGTAGAAACTAGGGTTTTCGAAAAGTGTTAGTTGTTCTCCTTCTCTATATACTCTCTGACCATAGTTCATTATCAGAATTTCGGTACCCTCATTTTGGGTGCCGTCTTTCTTCGCGGCCGCAGACTTTTTAAAATTTTGTTGTTCCCAACGATATTTCATTTTTGGGAACCACTGAGACAGTATTGGGAAATCGTAGTATGATAAACTAAATCTACCCTTAATACCTTTAAGACTGTCTGCGAGTCTCTCATGATCCGTTCTATCAAAGTCATGATTAGAATAATAATTCTCAGTCTTCCAATATGGTGGATCAGTATAGAAATAAGTACCGGGAGAATCATATTTTTCTATAACGTCTTGGAAATCTAAATTCTCAACAAATGTTATCTTATCAAAATGAGCCCTGTATTTTGGATTTTTAAGTTTATCCATAAAAATCAGAACCTTACATCTGTACTTACCTTTATAATCGGTGTAAGTGGAGGTCTCGGGTTTAGAACCCGAAAACACTTGTGTCAACACGTAAACATACTTAGCGGCAACTTCAAACTCTTTACCCTCTTCTATTTCGAATGATGGGTCAAATATTTCTTTTTGATAAGTCTCAAACATCGTTCTGTACTCGGGTGGAGTATCCTCGACACCGAGTTGTTGGCAAGGGTAGGTACTAAGTACTTGCCACAAACGATCATATTCTAAAGAACACTTCATGAGATTGGTGTTCAACCCGTTAAAGTCATTATAAACAACGGTCTTCAGTTTTGGGTAGTGCCTAAGATCCATATTGAAGAATACCCAGAACATTCCCGAAAAGGGTTCTACGTATGTTTCAATGTCTTTTGGTATGAAGGGCACTATCCATTTACCAATCCTTGCTTTACCTCCTATATAACTTATCATTAATGAGAATTTGTGTTGACGTTATTAAAAAAGATAAAGAAAAAGAATGAGTAAGTCAACCACGTATTCAACCTTTCTATTGATAAAATCTAAAAAAAGATATATATTTAATTATGGCATGTAGTAGTTGTAAAAAGAAACAGGAGAGAGAACAGTTACTTAAGGAATACGAGAAAGTAGAGAGGGGAGTAAAGATTATTATATTAATGGTGGTCCTACTCTCCGTGTACGGTCTTTACTCGTTGGTGACTGCCCTGATATGAGTAAAAAAAGGAAATACAAGATTATACTTTTCTGTAATAAGAAACGTAAGAAACTGATTTATCAGACAATCAGTATTGCCTCTATTCGTGATCTGTGGTATGAACTAAAAACAGAGAAGAAACCACCCTACGTTAAGGAGTATGGGGGTAAACGTAATTTAAAATTAGATTACGAATTGGCACTTATCTACCCCGATAATAGGTGGGCTAAGAATAAGACTATAACGAAAAGAGACGAGTTTGGTAGGTTGATCGACGTAGGTGTCGATACTAAGGGGTATCGAATGAAAGAAATGATTCCCTATTGGCAGGAGGAAAAAATTCACGATCACGATAATAAGAAAAGGATACGTTACCATGAATTGTTTGAAATATTTGATCAGGTAACGGAGATATCCCAAGTCTTCACCTTAAACACGAAACTATTCCTCCAAATAGAAGATAATGTAAGAATGTTTGGTAACAAAAACTTACATGACTCTGAAAGACTTTTTGAATTATTAAAGTCGGATTTATTAAGATCGGGGAAGGGTAATTTTATTTTTGTAAAGGATATTACCACTTCACAAAGAAAAGAACTTTACAATCTTTTGGAAAAGAAAGGTTATAATAGGAAGGACCTATTTAGACACTATTCTTACTAAATACGAATGCGGTTTCCCCGATTAGTATTGAAAACGTAGAGTTATCCGCGTCGTCAATGTCGGATTCGTATTTTCCCTCAACATATTTTTTTATTCTATCAAACTCTTTATCGTCTACCTCAAAAAATGCGGTAGTGTTTTTTGACTTAACGTTAACTTTTTCAAGTAGATCAGAAATAATGGCAATTTGATTTAGTAAGTCTCCCTTTTTCTGACTCATAATCCGAATATCTTTTTTAACTTATCAAAAAATTTATTTGTTCTTGACTTTTTTGGTGGAGATTGGAAAAAATCCTCCCTGTTCATCATCTTCAGTTCTCGAATCATCTTCATCTTCTGATTCTCCAACTCCAACTGATCTTTCTTCATCTCCTTCTCCAACCAATCTAAGTCCTTCTGTGTCGTATTCTTTGGCATCTTTATCGAACTTTATTTTTTCTAATTCGTCTAAACCTAATTTATCGAATATCTCCCTCATTTCTCTAACTTTCTTTTCAAAAAGTTCTCGTTTCTTCTCCTCCTCTAAATTCTTTTCAACAACCTCATTGGCACAACGATGAACCGTTTCGTAACCATCTTCGGTCGCTGTCGAAACAAAGGACACCAAAACACTCTTATCGTTTTTATCCTGAATTTTTATTTGGAGAGTTTTATAGACTTGAGCAATTTGTTCATACTTCCACGAAACGGGAAGTTTTAAGTCTAAACTAACGTTTTCTTTTATTTCTCTTAAAGAAAAGAAATAGGGTCTTAATGATTCTATAAATTTATACACTATGGTTTTAAATTAAAATATATGTTATTATATATGAAACGGCAAAATAAGTTATTGTCTTTTCGTAGAGTGTAAGTTTGATAGGCTCCGCGTCAGTGGAGAAAAACTTTATAACAAACTCTAAAACAAACCTAGATATAAAAACAATAGAAAGTACTAAAAAGTACAACTCAATATTATTTATCATGTCTCTTGATTTCGTCTAAAATCTCTTTTCTATATGAAGAAATTAGAGTTTTTATTTCTTGTGCGTACTTTCTAGCACGAATAGATGCCGACCTATTACCCTTATCGTAAACTTTATGGGTATCGACCGACATCTTCTCTACGAGGTCCTTGATTTTATACAACGTTTCCATATATTATTACGTTTTTGATACTAATATACGGAATTTTTTTGTTTAGGTCAAGTTGTTTTCTAATAATTTGTATATTTCTGTTAAAACACCTAACTCAGACCTTGTCTTTTTATGTTTGTAATCAAACAGACGGTAAAGGTATTCCTTTATTTTAACCTCATTCCCGTCCATTTGGGGATAATAAAACGATTCTAGGAAGAAATCCCAAAAATATTCATAATGGAAGCCCCTTTTATTAAAATGGATCTTTTCTTTTGATAGGTCGTCAACCACCTTGTCCCAACACCATGTGAAGTGGGTTTTTTGTTCTTCTTCAGTAATTACTGCATCTGGGCCCAAATACGTTTTATCCACCAATTCATAAACTGAATTTGTTAGGTCATAAAACAATTCGATCTTCTCCATAGATATACCATAAGCACGATACCAGACTTCCGTCTGGTATCCTTGACTATCCTTGTCCAAAATATTTTTTATGAATGTATCTTTATTTTCCATTTCTAATAAGAATATAAGAAAAAAAGAAAATAAAGACAATCAGATTACTGAGTCTTTTCGTTGTAAGATGAAATTTTCTTCATTTTTTCGATTTCCTCCTCCAACAAAGTTTTCTTTTTCTCCACAGTTTCATTTACAGGTTGTACATCTTTAACGTACATTGGAGCTTCTTCTTTGTGTTTCTTTCTCTTTTCAGCAATGTCCGCCAACTTCTTACCTGTATCTGTTGGAACGGTGTTACCACCGTCAGCATTACCCATTGTAGAATCACCTTCTAAAGCTTTCTTAACTCTATCCTTGAAGGATTCTGAAGGTTCATGGTCATAATCTAAATCAAGTGCTCCTTCACCTCTATCCATAGACATTTCTTCGTCCATTTCATCAGTGTTGTTCACCGCCATTTTTTCACCTTTACCTACCGCTTTAGGGAATTCGGGGTTATCATTACCCTCAATTGATAATGCGTCTTTAATTTTCTTATCTACTTGACCCATATGTTCTTTAGTCTCTTTTTCAGTACCCTTATGTGCGTTTTCTACCGCGGTTAAACCTGGAACCGATTCACTAACAATCTTAGAAATCATGTCCACCAACTGTGATTCGGTCAACCTTAGAACTTTACGTTCTTTTTTGGTTTCATATAACTCACCACATTCACATAATTGTTTACCGCATTTTTCACATGTACCCTCTTCCAAATCTTCTTCGGAATCAGAACACTCACAATCGGACTTTCCACATTTTTCGCATTGGATGTCATCGATACTATCTTCAACATTTGATTCGTTAGTATCTCCTTTTCTCAAGGATGCAAGATCAGATGCTTCGATCTCCCCATCGTTATCCACGTCCAACTTGTGTTGGTCGCCGTGTAATTTTTCGTCCATTGGTTGATTTTTTTCCATGTTTTCTGAATCTAATTCTTCACCTAACTCATCCATTTTATCTAATAACTCTTCTTTGGATTCGTAGGTTTCTGTTTCCACGACATATTTCTTGTCGGGGTTGTTTTTATTATACTCTTCACATTTTTGATCTGCCTCTTCTTTTGTGTCACAAATCTCAATGTATTCTCCCTCACATTTAATACAATATGCGGTTTTACTACCCTCACTTTCTTTAATGATGGTGGTTTTAACCTCGTTTTCGAGAGTTTCCTCTATAATTTTATTTAATTCTGAAACTTTCATATTATATAAATATACTCTTTATCTCTTTTATCACTAGTTTCTCCACTTCCTTACGTGGTAATCCATACTTTTTTGATATCTGATTTACTGCCTCGTTTAATTCCTCATTCTCATAGAATTCCAACGCATTTACATCACCTTGATTACAATATGGATATTTTTTACATTTCTCTTTGACCGCAACATACACTCCTTCAGGACCACCCCATTTAGGGAAGTTCTTCTTTTGGAGTTTTTTCATTCTTTTTTTAATAGTGTTTGGTCCTCCGATTTTTAATGGGTTACTTGCCCCGTCACCAAATGGGGCGTCGTACATCCCACCCGCAGAGGTTGCTGTGGTGGTTGCTTCGGTAAATTCTTCCTCTTCCTTGATGTCTTTAGGGTTGTACTTTTTTTTGTTGTGGATCTTATATATCTCCTTTTTCGTGATGAATCCCATAGGGGCAACAAAAGACCCTGCAGATCCCGCCATTGTAGCTTCTTTAGTTTCTTTTTTCATTATCTCACATTTTTTAAAGGACCCTCCCAAAAGGACTTACGTTGCCATAATTGTTTAAATAATTCAACAACCACCTTTGTGGATAATTCTACAACCTTATCGTTAATATCTCTCGTACCCATTTCTTTCTTAACCATGTCAACCACAATCTTATGTGCTTGAGTGGTATTAAGAAAGTCTTTCATTTCTTTCTTAACGATTGATTCTATATCTTTTTTATCTGTAGCGGTTAATGACATCTTAATCTATTCTTCTTTGTACAATTAATTCGTTTACAGAATCCGCAAACACATCTTCAAATTTTAATAGTTTTTCAATCGATTCTAACAAATCATAGGTCACCTTTAACATTGCTGTGTTTAAGTACACTCCTTTGTTAGAACCCGCAATAATTACAAAATCCAATTCTACGTCAGGTAATGTACCATCTAAACGTATTTGATTTGACTGTATGGTGAATCCTGGACGTAGATCTCCCAAATCAGATACCTGAGTACCAAAATTAGAAATAACGTCTGATATGATCTTTTTTTGTTGATCATCTAATTGTAAATCTTCGTCGGTGGATGCAATCATTCTCACCTCAACACCATCCACAATTATTACCGAATCATTTAATTTTTTCTCCTCTTCTTGTTCGGAAAGAGTTTTCTTTGGAAAATGTGACTCATTGAGGTTTCTCAATGTGTTTAACATCTTCTTTGTATTATCGTAGTTCATGTATGTTTTATTCATTTTCTAAAAATATTTTAAAATTAAACGAAGGGTTTATATCTGTATAAATATTTGAAAAGTTGGATTTACATAGTATTCCCTCGAATTTATCCGCATTTTCTATAAATCCATGAGATGGCACAACTCTAGTCTTAATGTTAAACTCATCACATAACTTTATACATAACTGTACAATGGACTCCATCTGTGTCTCGGGATACCTATCCCAATAGAATTTATCCCTCCAACTCCTAACATAAGGTTCCGACCTATACGGGTCTCCCACCCAATTAGTGTAGTATCCGGTAATGGTATTTTTATTTAACCAACCGAGATTTTCTACTGCGATTTTTATTTGTTTTTTGTCGATGTTGGGTTGACCAAACGTATTAGATGAGTATTGGGGGTCCATAACCCTATAAACATGTCCCAACTTACTTATGATAAAGTGTGGAATATCTTCATATTGACCATTTTGTCGATATTTTAATTTATTAACAAAATCATCAATACGTCTTTTAGTATCGTAGAGAAGTATCTGTTTTTTCTTAGATTTTCTTCTATTAATATTTAAAGAATTTTTATCTATTGTTTCTACGTCTCGTATTTCCAACATTTCTCACAATTACTTTAGACCCCAATTTTAAGTATGGTGATTGTGGTACCGGAATTTGATCCGCCCCACTTTCTAAGTATAAATCATCAACATATGGAGTTTCTGTTGGTGATGGTGTTGGTGTTGGTAAAACTGTTGATGTAGGTGTCACCGTGGGTGTGGGTGAAACAGTTTCGGTCGGAGTATTAGTAGGTTCCGAGGTTGATGTTGGGATTGGGGTTTCTGTAGGTGTTTCCTCTACTAATTTTTTTTTTCAGGGTCTTCTTGATCCTGTAGTGGTAGAGGGGTTCTAAAATTAAAGTTAGGTGTTGGTTGTGGTGTTGGTAAAATTATCTTTCCACTATCTAAATCCAACTCGGCACTTTCTATTTTATCAGGTAATTGTGCGTCACCTATATTCTCTTCTATATCGTCGTATCCTCTCGTGTATTTAAGGTACTCCTCTATTTGTTCATATTTGTTAGGAACTTTCTTAGGTATAACGATTTCATAATCATCCTCTACTTCAAATTCCTCTGATTCAATAATTTCATCTACTACCTCATCAGGTAATTCGGATACCACAACATTAACGTCAAAATTATTTCTCGGTGTTGGTAGTTCATCCAGTACTACTTCAATTTTTCTAATCTCTTCTGATGTTAGGGATGGTTCTGTCTCCGTTTCGTCGATAAGACTTCGGACCTCTTCTTCAGATAAATCAGATACCATATCATTCATTACCATATCCAATGCATGGTCTTCATCCCACGTCACATCTTGATCTAAACCATCTGTCAAGGTAACATCCCAATCTCTATAATCTTCTTCGGTTGGTTCTGGCACCTCATTTAACCACGATGGTGGTTCTGGTGTCTCCTCTTTAATCAATGGATTATCAAACGGTTCATCATAGAGTCCCATTTCCTCAGACTCTCTCATCATTTGAGTTAGGATCTCTCTTTGTTCTTCTTTAGTGGGTCTTTTTTTTTCTTCCTCGGGTTTGAACTTATTAAGTAAGTCCTCCAAGTTTTGTAAGTCTTCTTCACTAGGTCTAAAACGAGAAACTTCAGCAACTAAGTCTGAAGCTTGAATTGGTTCCTCCTTTGGAGTTTCATCTTCTTTATTCTCTTTAGATTTAATAGTGTTCTCCTCATTGAACTTAACCAACATGTGAAGGAACGATAAGGATATAAGTGGTAACATCCCACCCGCGAAGATTGCCAAGAATCTTCTGTGTGATTGTAGGTCACCCTGTTCAATACCTGTATACTCTAAGATTGGTCCTGTGAGTTCAACCCACGATAGGAATTGTACCGAATCTATCTTGATAAACTCGAACGCAAAAAATATGTTACCCACAAACTGTATGAGGGTAACAATACCAAATGGAACGTAAACTTTAGATCCCATTTGTGCGGATATTGCTGCAAGTGCTGAGAGAGCCGCAATTTCAATACCTATCGATAGGTATACCGCCCAAGACAATGGGTTCGAGATACCATACCACACTGTAACGTGAGAAATGGATACGATTGCGACTGTTATGATTGGTACAAGAAACGCAATGTATATTATGGACCTAAAATTCCTACTAAACCATTTACCCATTTAATTCTTGAGTTGACCTTCTAATACCTCCAACTCCTTCTCGATTTGGGTTTGTCTATTCAAGTCGAACATTTTTCTATCCGTTGCTTGGATCATCCTGTGTTCACTCTTTAAACCCTCTATTTGAAGTCTTAAATCAAGTTGTTCTTTTGAGTAGGTATTTTCTTTTATGTCTTGTATTTCTTGTCTAATCTTTGATAACTCTCTACCGTCCCCACATCCTTTAAAGAATGTTAGAATCAAGACAATAAACACAATCACTACAAAATATTTTTCTAAAAAATTTTTCATAACTATATCAATTACTTTATTATAAATACTTTAGGAGAGTAAAACTCTCATTTCTTAACTTCTTCATTGCCTTCTCTTTAACTTGTCGGATTCTTTCTTTGGTACAACCAAACTCCTCACCTAAGTCTTCAAGATTGCATTGGACACCATTTAAACCAAAATATTTTTCGACTATCTCCCTCTCTTTATCATCTAAGATGGAGAGAGCCTTACGTACTTGTTTTTTGATGTCCTCTTCACTATCAATAAAAGAATCGGGACTTACTGAATCTTTATTAATCACAATATCAATCAGTTGGTCTCCCTCGTCATTTATTTGTTCACTTAAAGATACACTATATGGGATTAAATGTGAAGCCTTTCCACTAAATTCTAACTCATTTTCCTTTAAGGGTTTCTTCTTTTCCTTTTGGTAGTCTTGGATAATATTAGATGGGATTCGTATCGTTCTGGCATTGTCATTCAGGGATGCCATGATGCTTTGTTTTATCCACCAAACCGCGTAAGAAATAAACCTAACCTTTTTTGTGGGGTCGAATTCTTGGGCGGCTCTCATCAAACCAATGTTACCTTCTGAAATAAGGTCAGGTAGATCCAATCCTTGGTTTTGATATTGTTTCGCAACACTAATTACAAATCTTAAATTACCGACCACCAACTCATTTAGTAATGAGTTTCTATCAGACTCGCTAATAGATGGAGACTTAAGACCTTTGATGATCTCCTTAAGTCTCTCATTAGATGTGATTGGTATTCTTTTAATGTCTTTTAAGTAGTAGACGATTTCCTCAGTGTTAAGGAAGGACGTGTTAAGTTTTTGATGCATAGGATGACTTTTTATGGTGGAACGAACGATAAGACTAATATAAAATATTTTTTTTAATACTCATAATCATCTAAAAATTTTTTTTCTTCAGATGTTAAACTATCAATACCGTCCTTCTTAATTTTCTCAAGAAGGTCGTCAAGGTCTAAGGACTCAGATTTTTGAACCCTGTTATATGTAATTTGTATAAACGAGTCCTTAACAGGTTCGAATATAAATTTTTTCACTTGTTCTGGTAGATGTGCCGACACTACTTGGTCTCTCCTGAACATAAAATAGAACTTCACATTCTGATCAAGTAGGTCTTTGTGTAATTCTTGAGTGAGTTTGTCTTGGGGAAGGTCAGAGTCTAATACGATTATTAGGTTCTTGGTATTTTCCACAATGAATTTTAACCCGTTGATTACGGGGTTAGTAAGAAGAACTTCATTACAGTAATATTCGATTTCTTCAATGTCGTCGAACATTCCGTAAATAAACAAAATGTAGCTATTCATTATTTCTTTAGTTTAATTTTCCAATACAAACCTCCACCTACATAAGGTGCCACTCCATTTGGGGCGTTCTGTACCCCTAAATTCAATTGATATAACTTCTCAGTCTTACTTTTCATTATAATACCACCACTCGCATTATTAAAGAGGTCCTGACTATTCATTCCTAAATTAAAACCGTAATAGAATTCTAATTTTGGTAATTCCTTAACAATCGTGGTATTGTAGACCGTGGGTATCTTAAAATTCCACGTAATGTCTCTACTTAAAATTTGATTTTGGGAAATTTTATCCGTTAGAAGTCCATACCCTAAATTGGGTGATGGTTTCTGTCCCAAGGAATCGATCACATTTGACGGGAAGTCGTATGTTAGATTCAAGGTGTCTTTAACCTCATAAGTCGCAAAGTAGTCTTTAAGTATACTAAGAGTATCAACGTCTATAGGTACTTGGACAGTTTCAGTCACTACTTTTGTAACATACTTAGGTACGTAAGTCGGTACAATAACTTTTTTCTCGACGAAGACGGTATCAACAGTATGCTTTACTAATTCGTATTTCTTACCGTCAACTTTAACGATTTCTTTATCTCCGTTAGAACCCCCACAATTTCTTAAAAGCAACAAAATCACAAGACCAACAATGATTATTGTTCGTAAGTCTAATTTTTTTAAAATTTTTAAAAGAGATTCCATTGATTATAAATATTATGAGTTTATTTATAGCACCCTATTTTTTCTTTTTAACAACCCTATCAATGATTCCGTAATCAACCGCCTCGTCCGCAGATAACCACATATCTCTTGACGCGTCGGCCATCACATCTTCAGGTTTTTTATCACAATACCCACCAAGAAGGTCGAATAATTGTTTGTTTAGTTTTTTCCATTCCACCATATCGATCTCAGCGTCTTGGATATTTCCCCGAAACCCACCACTAGATTGGTGTAACATAGTTCTAGAGAAGGAGAGTGAACCTCGTTTACCTTTAGTTCCCGCACCCAACAGAATAGATCCCATGGATGCTGCCATACCCGTATTGATGGTTTGGATGTCTGAGTTAATGTAGTCCATAACATCGACCATGGATAGACCCGACTTAACGGATCCTCCTGGGGTGTCAATATGCATGGTGATATCATTATTGTCCAAACTATCCAAGAACATAAGTTGAGCTTGAACAATTGTTGACATATTATCATTTACGGGACCCGCAACCCATATGATTCTTTCCATCATCAATCGAGAAAAGACATCCATGACCGTAACGTTAAGTTGTCTCTCTTCTAAGATGTAAGGTGTTAAACTATTTTCAATCTGTTGATTGTAGTAATGTAGTTTAGAACCACTGATATTGTGGTCTTTAGCATACAGATTAAAGTCTTTATATTCTTTTGATATCATAATAAATGTGGTTTATTCAAAGTTAAGTAATTTTTTTGGTTTGGCCAAAACATTTTTTAAGAAATTTTCATTGTTATATTTTGAATTCTAGAAACATTATCTTCCTTCTCTACCATTAGTAAGTTATCTGACCAAGTCCTAATCAATGGATTGTGTGATATGACAAATATGTGTTCAAAATAGTCTTTAATTTTCTTGAAGAATTCTCCCACCATTTCTAAGTTTTCATCAGCAATTTTACCGAAGACTTCGTCCATAACAACTATATTAGGTTTAGGTAATGAAGAAATCTTAGTCAAAACACTACGTAATGCTAGAGATGAAATTGTTCTTTCATAACCCGATCCCGCGTTCAATGGCTTGACTACACGGGTTTCCGTATCAATCATTACGAACTCGAGTTCATTCCTCTCATTTATATTAACCTCTAATTTAAAGTAACAACTATCATCCAATAAATGTCCCAATTCATTGTTTAGTAATGGGATCATCTCCCTCAAAATATTTTTCGAAATACCGTTCTTACCAAACACCGCCATATACACTTTAAATGTATTTTGTATTTCTTCTTCTTTGTTAATTTGTTTAATTAGATTTTGATTTGTTTCTATCTTTTCTTTTAAACTATTAATTTCATTTCTATATCTCTCTATTAGTATATTAAAATGTTTTATATCTGAAGTTGCGGTTTCTATTTTGGTTTTTAGTATTATTAATTCTTTATCTATTTGTATGTTTCTTTCGTGTTTTTTCTTATTTGTTTCGTAATATTCTAACTTTTTATTTTTAGTTTCTAACTCTAATTTCTTGTGTTCAATCTCTAATTCATACTTAGCACTAATTAGTTTGTTTTTTTCGTACAACTCATACTGCTTCTTTAACTTGGAGTATTTTTCTTCTTCCTTTATTGTTGATTCAATTAACTTTTGGGTTGACTTGATTTGTTTTTCTATGTCCTTTATACCCCTTTCTTTTTCAAGGATCTCTTTACTATGATCAACATTCTCTAAGGGTCTCTTACACTCAGGACAAATACTACCCTCGGTCAATTGTTTTATATGTGAGTTTAATTTTTCAATGGATAGTTCATCCTCCTTAACTTTAAAATTCAATTCACGTATTGTGTCTTTTAATTTATCGTGATTATCCTCCAAATAATACTGTTCCGGTTCCTTAACGATAGTTTCCTTAATAGTCTTAGTTATCCCCTTTATTTTAAGACCAATCTCTAAGATTTCGTTTTTCAATGTTTGTGGATTTGTCTTAACCAAGTCATTGTCAACATCTCCATGTTTTTCACCTAACAACTTATCTTTCGTCGTTTGTAAATCCGTTAAAGAATCTGTGGTTGTTTTTAGTTTAGTCTCACTATCCACAATGTCCTGTTCTCTTGTCCCAATAGTTTCACGAAAAGTCTCAATTTGTTTTTCCAAAGTAAACTTATCATGTGTATTTGATACCATTTTTCTTTGGAACTCATTGAACCGTTCTCGGCATACGTCCTCTTTACTCTTCAATTGATCTAACCCTAAGAACTTACTTAGTATTTGTCCCCTTGCCGTGGGTTTAGAATCAATTAACTCCTCTAAATTGTAACCTGTTGTGAGTATCGTGGAGAGAAAATCCTCCTGAGTCCCAATTGCCTTAGTGATGAACTGTTCGGTTTCCCTTCTCTGTTCCCCTGATAGATTCTGTACTTCCCCGTTTTGTAATATTTTAGAGAATTCTAACTCGGTCCTAACAGTGTATTCGCCGCTACGACTCTTTTTTCTGTTTATTGTTCGTTCAATAATATAATCGTCACCATCAATAGTGATGATACCTTTCACTTTAACATCATCCTTATCAGTAAACCTATTGAAGATTTCTGAATTGGTTTTTGTTTTAGTGGTTGTGTTGAAGAAAAGAAAAAGAAGAAGATCTACTGTTGACGTTGACTTCCCACCAAAATTTTTAGGGGTTGATTCAACAACAGTAATACCATCCATATTTTCAAAATCGATCCTATTACCCTCGCCAAAAGAAAGGAAGTTGGAGAACTCCACATTTTTGATATACCATCTATTATACTTAACCCTATTCTCGTCTTTTTGGAATAGATCTTCGTTTACGGTATTATCTAAACGATCTATCTGTATTTCATTTACCTTTAAATCGTTTTGTTTGATAAACTCCATCATCAATCTCTTCTGATGGGTTGGGTCTAAAATACTTTCAGAGAGTTCTAACGTCTTTAACTTAGTATTATTACCGTTAGTAATAATTTTAGTTATGACATTTACGTGTCTAGTGTTGTACTTCTCTTTAAAATATTCTTTAACTCTCTTAACCCTCTCAGGCGTAAAAGACTCAGGTGTGTCAGCCCAAGTTACTTTGATGTATGGATCTTTGTACTCCATTAATTTTTTGTTTTATATACCTGCCGTTCTTTAGATCGTATGTCTCAACGTCCTCTCTTTTAAATGATAACCATTCTTCCACATCATTACTGTTTGTGGGTTTGAATCTGGTTCTCACCAATTTTTCTTTGTCTCTAATGGTTGTCGGTCTGATTACTAAAAACTGTGTAAAGTCTGCGTTAGACCTCACAAAAATGTTTTTATTAGAACTACTGTTCTCCCTTACCTTACCATATGAGATAAACTCATCCATCCAATACTTCTCTTTTCTAGAAGGTATATTGGCCGTTCTAAATGGTTGTTCTGATATTAACGAGTAATTATCGTTATCCCAAAAATTACCAACCCATTTACCATGTTCTACTTCGACTCCTAAGGAGGGGTCATTCACCCCAACCAAATCAATTTTGTTGTTGATTTCATTGTGTTTCAATTTGATTCTGAACCTTTGATTAAAAAATTCAATCACCGCGTTTCTAATGAGAGTATCATTAAACTTACCGGGTATAAACATCCATTTTTCATTTTATTCTACTCTCCTCAAAAAATTCAATGAAAGAGTTTATCGCCCAAACAATACCCGCGGTGAACATCCCATCAAAAAAGATTGTGAAATACCCTACATCAAAAATTTGGTTTGTTAACCCCCCTAAGGTTATGGAAAGGAAGAACCCAACCCATGTAGATGTACATAAAGGACATCCGATTAATTCACCAAAAAACTTTGAATTGCGAACTATCCAAGCTCGTGTCCCTTCGAAAATAGAACCATAGACTAAAATGGTAGTCATACCATAAGCCATAAAACCCCACAATAATATAATTCCGATCATATTAAAATATACGGAATTAAAAATTAAGAGTCAACCCCTCTACTCGTCGTACAATGACGATAGATTGGAATTTTTTAAATATGTTGCTTTGTTGAATTTATTCAGAACCGAATTTAAGTTCTCCAAGTCCTTTTTGAGTTTGTCGTTCTCTTCTTTAAGTTTTAATAACTCATCTTCATTATTTACTTGAACGATCTTTTCAACTTCTTTGATTACCTCTTTAGGTTTTTTCTTTAGTTGTTTTTCCAACTCGACAATTTTACTACCAAGTTCCTTTACTTGTTGGTCGTCTGTTATGTAAACCTCTTTCTCAACAATGACCTCAATAGGAACCTCAACTTCGACTATCTTCTCTATTTCTTTAACTACCTCTACAATCTTTTCTACTTCCTTAACCACCTCCACAGGCACTTCCTTAACCACTTCTTTTATGGTTTCTTTACCCTTTAGTGGTGTCGGCGTTTCACCGAATTTCAGAATTGAAAACCCTCTATTGAATGTTTCCTTTGCGAGTTTATTGATGTCTTTTACGTCATTTAAGTCGCAAAATTCAACGAACTCGTCATCCAATATTAAGGAGGATTTCTTTTTCATTATCAATGTCTTTGATGTCGTTTATGGAGAAATGAAGAAAAGGTTGTTTGTTATCTAAATCATGGAACTCATATTCATCACTTACCATATCATAAATACCATAACCATGGTGTTTCACGGTCTCACCAAAGTTTTGTTGGATTAGTGATCCAACCATGATCGCTCTCCCTCCGTCAGGTAATTCAAACACCTGTCGTTTGTGTATGTCCCCACAAAGAAGTAGATCTAAACCTGAGAAGTTTAATTGTGAGTATGCATCCTCAAATTCATATCCCGTATCTGTTGATAGTCCTTGGATGGGTCCATGGAAAAGTCCGACGTAAAACCCCTCTTCTTTTTCAAATTCCGGTCTTTGATTGTGTTGGTATAATGAATAAACAACCCACTTAATATTGTCATCTTCATAAACACCACTATCCTTATAATAAGAAATATTATTATTTCTTAACATATCAACTATAGGTGTGATACTATCAATTCTCTCATGATTATTCTCTAAGAAGTCATGGTTACCGGGGATTATGACAACCTTCCCTATTTCAGATAAATCATTTAGAAACTTGGAAGTGATAAGTAATTGTTCGTTTGAGATGTTGATCTTTTCGTGTACGATATCTCCTGCAATAACTATCCTTATTTCCTCGTATGCATGATTTGTCACACATTCCTTTATTTCTTCAACAAACAATTCAAATTGTCTCTCGTAGGTGTCATGGTACTTATTCCTTCGTATGTGGACATCTGCAATGTGAATAATTTTCTTAATCATCTAATTTCATTTTTTTACGATACTCATCATGTATCAATTGTTTGAATTTTGTTGTACTCCATCCATGGTCTCTATTGATCCAATGTATGGGTATGTTTAGTTCCTGTCCCGTAAAGGTCTTTTCCTTATAATCGTCACCTAAAAACCTAACGTCTGGTTCTATAGTTTTTAATAATTCCATTAGATCTTTCTCATATGTATATGTGTATATATTCGAAACATACCTAAGAGAAAATAGAATTTTAAACCTATCTTCAATAGAGAGGATTGGTTTTAATTTTTCTTCAGGTCTTTCAATTGATGGGTCTGTATGTAGTAAGATTATGAACTCTTCACAAACCTCAGAACACTCTCTAAACATGTCGATGTATCCTGGATGGATTACGTCGAAGTTTCCTGCAATTACACCTTTTTTAAACTTGTCGCTCATAATAAAAACCCTATTAATGTAGGAGCTATCTTATATCCTATGAAGGCACCCATCGCAGTCGGTACGGGGAATACAATGAACTTACCTAAATCAGTCACATACTTAGGTCGATTAACTATTTTACCTAAAAAGAAGTAGTAAAGTAGATACGCAATCAACACACCAATATCAATCTTAATTGTGATGGCCACGATGACGATGGCACCTAAGAATCCGTATATAAAATTATAAAGTACCCCATCTACCCAAATCTCTTTCTTATCGTTTTCTTTATAATCTTCAATCAATCGTTTCATTTTCCTTTTCTTTGATTTCATTAATTATGTTTGGATTTTGTTCTAACGTTTGTTTAGTTATTAAATCTTTTATTTTGGTTGTTGACCAATCGTGGGATCTTGTTGTGTAAATAACCTTAATATCTAAATCATCACCTGTAAATTTTTTGGGTTTACCGTCTTTACCTTCCCATACATAGTCTTCACCCAAAATCCTCACATCAGGTTTAATCCATTTTATCAGGTGGTACAATTCATCCTCCGTTTGGTAGGTGTACACTTCATCGATGTACCGTATTGACATTAACGCTTTGTACCTTTCGTACAGAGACAATACGGGTTTATATTTTGATTTTCTGTGTAACGAGGGGTCTCTCTGTAATAAGACAATGAATTTATCACAGTGTTTTTTAGCCTCCTCAAACGTATATATGTAACCCGGATGTAGTAGATCGAAGTTACCCGCGGTAAATCCAACTATTTTTTTAGGTGTAATTGATTTTATCATTTTAAAACCTTTTTCATATCCATTAAGAGAATTTTTTGAATTACATCTAACGGTACTTTATATTCCTCAAATGTCCCATCCTCTTTCACTAATACAACAATAGACCCTAATAATTTTTTGTCAGCATATTCGGTACCCTCTAACATTTTCATGAGGAGTTTACCATAAAACGGTAACTGTAGATAGTAATGTCCTAACGCGGTACTATCAATGTTATCGAATGGGGAGTACATTTTTTTAGTGTACCTCTGTTTTTTAAAATTCTCGGGTTTATTGGTTTTCCAATCAGTTATTAAAATCCCGAAGTCCGTCCCCGATTTATTTTCAACTAACCAAACTTTGTCAGGTTGCCCAACATATCCCAACTCGGGATCACCCAAAACAATCTCAGTATCTAAAAGAACCGCATTTCGTTCATGCATTAATTTAAGGAAGTCTTTACCCGCCGTAATCATATTGTCACTACGTTCTATTTGTTCAGAGTCACATTGGTAAATGGGTTCTCTGACACTTTTATAGTCTCCGTATTGTTTGATTAGTTCTTTTTCTAATAGAAAGTGTACCCTACTCCCTTGATTTGTGGCGTAGGTTCCCTTATCCTCCCACTCTTTGAGTAATTCCTTTTGTTTTTGTCTATCTCCTCCAGACATTCTGAGGGATATACCCTCTGAATCGAACTCCTCATAGAACAATTTTATTACTTTAGAAACTGAGGGGTAATTATTTCTTATAATACCATCATCACCTCTCATATAGTAAAGGTGATCTTCTTCAATAAATGTCAGATCAATTTCCTTTCTCCTCCTATTTAATAATTTCCGTATTTTTTCTGACTCTTTTTTTAAATCCATTAATCAAGTTTTATTTCATTGTATGACGACAGATCTCCTTTAAGATCTGCAATATCCATATCTAAGGGTAATTTTATTACAGACACCTTACCCATTAATCTACCGACATTTAATTTGTGGTATAATTTTTCAGTGTCCGCCCACGCATCCCCATCTAAGACAATTACCACTTTTGATGATCTCTCATAAATCATCATAAGTAATTTATCTGTCATGTACTTTCCTAACATCGGTATAGAGTTTTTTAGGAAAATACTGTCAAAGGCACCCTCCACAACGTAAACGGGCTTATCCCAATCGATAAGGTGTTCATTCCAAATTAGACTTTCCTTATCGGCTTGTGGATTCATATATTTTCGTTTACTATATCTCAAATAAGATCTAGCAACAAAATAATTTATTTCGTCCTCTGAGTCATACGACGGTATGATAATTCTATTCTCGTATTGTCCACTATCACAATACCCTATCTTATACGTCTCTATCATATCGTCTGTTATGTTTCGACTTTTAAGATAATTAAGTGCCTGTTTATATCTATGGGTGATCTTTCTACCCTCACTAGCCCCCATAAAATCAACATACTCTTTAGGGAGTCTTATTTTTTTGTATTCCCCCTTACCAACTGAAACTATTTCTTCAGGACTATATAAATGAAAATCCTTTATCTGTTTAGGTGAACCGTATTTTTTTACTAGTTTGGTTAAGTGTCCATGAGTATCGTGAGTCTCCGCACAGACCCAACATTTATAGACATACATTTTATAGTTAATCTCCAAATTACCTTTACCATCCCCATCATCCAATCCTTTTATATCATGAGAACATACGGGACAGTCAAAAGTAATTTGACCCCTATACTCGTTATGGTAACGGCTGTCACCGAAAACGTCGTGGAGTACATCAACTATGGGTATGAAGTCTACTTCTTGGGTCATCATACTAAAATATACGAAAAAAAAATGAGAAAAAAAAGTCCCAGGGACACCACTCCCTGGGACACACCAACTAACGTGTATTGCTACACGCCCCGTCCGTAAATAAATATACGTAATTAAAAATAAAAAGTAAAGTACCTTTTAACTTTTCTCCGTCTTTAATTTATTCACGTACCCAATAACCGCCGTAGCGGCATCGCTCATATCGTAATTCTCTTTTTTGAGGTTACCCGTCTTAGTTTGAACCCATTTAACTTCAGGAAACAAATCATTCACATGTTCCCATATAACGTGTTTTTTATCAATATTTTTCGGGTATCCACCGAACAAAACATTTCTCCCTTTATCGTTTGGTCCAACTAAATCAGGGAATGCAAACTTCCTTGCATTATAAGTGGAGATAAATGTTGGGACTATACCCAACACATCATAACACGACTTTAAGACCATACTATTATATCTAAGTAGTGTACCCACAGTATAAACGTTATTAGAGTTTAATAATGGTTCTTCGATAATGACTTTGGTGATACCCATATCTTTATAATTCTCAAGATGTTTTCTAAACCCGTCCGCCTTCTTCAACAATTCTTCAATCTTGTCTTCTGGTTGTGGTTTAATCTTTGGTGAGAAATGGGTTAATTCTAATAAATGGGAACCCGTTATATCAAATAACGCCCATCCAATAGTCTTTGTCGAAATATCTAAACCTAAGATCTTCGCCTTGTTTTTAAACTTATTATCCATATAATATATTATGAATAATAAATAAGCTTTTTTTTGAATATTGTAAATACTAAACTAGAAATCTATTTTTACTGAGAAGACCTGAGTACCAACCCTTTTAATGGGTGACGATGTCTTAGCGGTAACCAAAACGTTTTTGTTTTGATCTAAAAGGGCCACTTCTGTTACATACTTAGTGGCATTTCTCTGTTCTTGACTGAATGTCGGGTTCTGTGTAGTTACAAATTGAGTATTAGGTAAGTTAACTAAGAACCTCATTTCCTCAATATCTGTACATCTAACCAATTTGACACTTCCGGGGAATGGTTGTTCGTCACCGAATTGTGGTTCGTTGGTGTACGATAAGTCTCCCAAATAATTTGTGTCTGATGGATTGTTTTTTAAGTAAGTTTCTAAATCAAAGAGACTCGCATTTTGAAATTCTAACCCTGTTATAATAAAACTATGATCTCTCAAATCTGACGGATCTATTAGAGAACCCAAAGTATGGTTAGGTATTTTACTAGTAACATCTATTTTTTGCCACAATTTTGGATCGGGTAATAAATCAACCTCGTCCGTTGTTTCTTGTATTATCACCCACATTCTATCCGCAACATAACCATCTATAACATCAGAAAATGCCGTCTTCATGTGTTGGAATGATCCAACGGTGTTGGGGTGATACTCTTCTCCTCCAAATTTAAAAGCAATATTAGATGGGTAAGTCACATCACATTCTCCCCCTGAGTTAACTTCTATTTTAGAGAAATAATTACACGGTAGACTATTAAGTTGTGAATCTCCCGTGTATTCAAACATGTAAGTCATCCAAAAAGTCTGTGCCGTTCCGCCCGATATTACTGAATTTGCGGGTGAGTTATCACTTGGTATATGGTATGTTTTTGGTGCCGGTAAAGTAAATCTTCTATTAGATCTATAATCCAATATGGCTACCAATTCTTGGTCGTCAAAAACAATTATTTTTTTGTCAACGAATACCTTACCGACTTTTTTACCGATTTCATCTAATAGGTATCTGTACTTAATATATTGTGTTCTTATATCACCAGGAGTTCCCGCAACAGTTGAATCTAAATAGTAATCGGTTATATCCATTTTAAATTCAGCACCGATAGTTGTACCCGTACTATTTTCATAATGTATAAAAGGAATATATACGTTAAAAAACTCAATGTCAGTGACTAATTCGTCTTCGACCAACACACCCTCAGTATTTGACGACCCTATATAGTCATCGTATTTAAAAAATCTATCGGGATCATCAAATATATGTCCTAACTCAGAATAGTGAATTATCGCAATACATTTTTGTTCTTCAGGGACCACCGTTATGACCTCATCATATGAATTGTAGTACGTTGTTCCGGTATTCGTCACCTGACCGTCTGATATCCCATAACCCAAATATTCCATAGTTGAGATATGTTTACTACTGGTGTAACCACTTACACTTTCATCGTTACCACTGACATCTGAACCAATTGGTTTTTCTTGCCATACTACATTTAATGTCCATGGATCGTGTTGTTCACTTGGATCGATCTGATTTGAGACACAAGATGGTGAAGTTTCGCCACTTATCGGATTTTCAATTCTACACTCATTTCTGATTATTTGTGCGTATCCCGACAATGATGATAAGTCAGGGGTGTTCCTGTCTAAATATAATGTGGTTTGTCCTGTTATTATAACATCGCAGTTGGGTGTTGTTGTACTACCTGTTACTGTTGTTATTCCAGTAATCTTATATATAAGACTCATGGAGTTCCCCGTAACAACCTGATCCTCATTTACAAACTCATTACCAAACGCAATTGTTATAAATTCAACATCATTAAAACTATGTATGTTAAGTATATCCTCATCTGTTTGAGTAATTCCTGTACATGTACCGTAATTGATTGTCTGAGTAAATGTAATTGTATTAGTTCCCGTAAAACCCGATAGTGGTAATCTAATACTAGTACATTCAATTGTCGTACCACTACACTCCACGGAATCGTATTCTTTATGTTCAGTTACGAAACCCGCAGGTCCCATTCCGTTTCTTATTGTTTCCGTAATAGAATCCATAATAGGTACACCATATGTGGTTGTAGTATCAGAATTATCTAATTTATACGGGTATTTAACTTGTGAGTCTTTATCGAAAGGTGAAAAAACATTTTGTTGTGGGTTATCTTGTATACCATCCAAACTATTGAACGGTGCGGTATAATCAAATTCAGAATCTCCTATTTGGAAAAATTTAATTTGAAAATTTCCTTGAGCAATGGATCTTCTACCCTTTTGGGTTAACCTTGCTGAGAGGAATTCTGCATTATTTTGACTTAAAAAACTCATCCTTAAAATATATCCTTTTTAATCTTATTAATAAATATCAAATTATAAGTTTATTGAACACAATGTGAGTCATCTTCACATCCCCCCACTGGAACGATTCTAGAAATATAACCATTTTCTGAATTTAAGGGTGCTTGGAAATTTTCATCGACTATGATACCACAATAAGTTGCCGACCCACATCCCCCATTAGCAAATATTAATTGTACGGTTTCACCGATACTAAACGAGTTTGTCAATGTCGAGAGTGATCCACCAGCACAATAAACATTCTTTGGCACATGTATATCTAATGCATTATTACAAGTCTGTATTCGATAATAAGATGACGTACCAACCGTTGGGTTAGGCGTCGCATTGGGTGTTGGGTTAGGAGTCGCATTGGGTGTTGGGTTAGGAGTCGCATTGGGTGTTGATGTTGGTGAATTGGTAGAATTAGGTGTTGATGTTGGTGAATTGGTAGAATTAGGTGTTGATGATGGGATTGGTGTTGCTGTGGGTTGTTGTGTTGGTTGGGGAGTTGATGTCGGTTGGGGTGCATTGTATGGTACTACATTCATACACATTTCACAATCAACTCGTGGCGCGTTAACCAAAAGATCAACATTATTACATCCACCGCTTTCTAACCTTATACCAAAAGAGAGTAGTTCGTCGTCAACCCAAAACTCAAAAGGTGTGGTAATAACCATAGGAAATGTTATAACGGGGGTTTCTGTAAAACCCCAATTTGTTGTATCTCCTGTAGTTGTACCCGTATATATATTAACGGGAAAATCCGCTAAATTGTGATCAGGGTCGACACCTAGATTTATTCTTATTAACTTACTCATGTGTTCTCTCTAAATGTTGCTTCAAATTGGCAATCTAATACGTCAAAAAACTCATCAAAATTTGCATCTATATCACAATCCGTTCCAAAGAACTCCACAAAATTTGCGTTTATATCACAATCAACAATAGATGTTGGGTATGGTGTGGATGATGGGTATGGTGTGGGTGTAGGACACGTATCAGGATCGTAGACAACATCAAAGGCGACTCTATCATAGCATTCAAACGCTTTAGAGTCGTGTATATAAATGTTTTCTACTATAAACCTAGGTGTGTTATTACCCCCACATAAATCAATGACATTTATTTTATCCTCTATTTTTAACCAATATTGGGTGTCAAACTCTAAATCATATTCAACAATATCCGTGATCGATGGTTTTCCATTTAGTACCATGGGGTCGTTGTCCCCAATATAAATTGGTTCGGTGTAGTAATTTCTTAAATTAGATGATGGCCACGACCCGTCAACCCTATTTGGGTTCGGTAATGATGTGAAAGGTCCATAAGGTGAGAACCCCACACTTAAATCGAAATCATTTTCCGACTTTATATCATATATACGAATAAGTAATCCCATACTTCATATAAATACTTCCGAATAAACTTTATATATGAAACAATTAAGATAAAAGGTTAATGTATTTCAATATTTTCTCCTTAAAAAGTCCCCCTGTATCGTATTTAATGAAATCATAGTTTTTAAGTATTGAATTGTAGAAATCTAAGTAACTTGATTTTGATCTAACCTTAATTTTAGTTCCCTCTACATCTATTTCGTGAAACTCTATTCGGTTGGTGTCAAAGTAAACATCGATAAAACTACCTTCGGTGGTCCTGATAAACATTCGTTTTTCTTCATTAAATGGGGTTCTTTCTCCGTTAACGTTTATGGTGAACTCACCTAAACAACTTAGTTTTTCAAAATATAAATTATCATTGACGACAATATCTATTTCGTTTTTTTTTCTTGAATTGGGTTCTATACCGTGATACCTCATAGAAACAGAACCAACAACAATAAAATTGTCACCAATTAAGAATTGTATTTTTTTAATTATGTCTATCATGATAAAAAAAACCCTCTTTCGAGGGTTTTTTATAAATGGTTATTATAGTTGTCCGGTTCCTCCTCCGCCACCACAGACAAGCTGTGCGACATCGATTACCTGACCATTACTAGTCTCAATCACATATCTTGGGTCATTTGCGGAATCACTACTTGATTTTCCGTTAGACTTACTTATATATGCGTATCTTCCTGCGGCTACCACTAATGGGTTTCCTAAAGAATCGTAAATAGGTTGATTTAACATCAACGGTATTGTCGATGATGGACTCTTAACTAATGTACCTGTTATATATGCGTTATCACAGAATTCAGTATCAGGATCTGCGGTTACTCTAAACGTTGTGATATAATAATTGTAAAGTGTTTCATTTGGAGTTGCGGTTGGTGCCGATGTTGGTGCCGGCGTTGCGGTTGGTAAACATCCCGCAGTTCCATCGTTAGTGTAATCCACTCTTGAGGATGTGGCGGTTATAGATCTAGCACATATCGTTCCGTATGAACCCGCTATGAATGAGAAACTTTGTGAGCTACCATTACAATCCACATATACGATTGATCCATCAGGGTCCCCTACAGATCCATTATCAGTCCATGAGAACTCGTAACACTCAGTAGATACCACCGCCGTTGACGTTGGTGCCGGTGTTGCCGTTCCTGTTCCAGGACATGGGTCAAGATTGTATGAAGTTACTGTGACAGGTGATGCCGAACCACTTGAACTACTACTTACATAATCATATATGGCACCTATATTACCACTTCCACTTAATGTTATGGTATCATTCGCCACAGGAGATGAGGTCGACATACCTGCAGTGGTTAACTGTGCAGTTGTAACTATCACCAATAAACCTGCTGCCGGATCTTCAAACTCATGACCTCCACAATACGTGAACGTATGATAATTAGCGGTTGGCTGAGTTGTTGCCGTTGGTGTTGGTGTTGAGGTTGGTGTTGGTGTAGTACTTGAACAATCACCTATTAATAGGGTTGTAGGTTCGAAGTTTTGTGCGGGATTGAATACCCATGAATTATTTTGTACACAATGAGGTGCTACAACGCTATCACCACCAGGGATCGTCAGTGTACGTTGAATGTTGTTACAATCAATATATGTAACAGTACCACCAGCGGTCGCTGCCTTAGCAGTAAATTCTACATCAACACACAAAACACTTGAATCAACTGTTGGTGTTGGTGTTGCGGTTGGGTTAGGTGGCGAACATGTTGATACAACGCTATCTTCTTCAGGTGCTGTAGCAGTATCAGTAATCTGCCAACAACCTGGGTTAATATTCAATGTGACATAGCTACCAATTATTCTCGGAACAGTACTTGATACCACAATAGGAGTACCGGATCCAATAGGTGCCGCACTTAATTGTTCTGAGGAAGGTAGGTCACTACAACCCGACGCACATTGTGCGTAATAATAATATCTAGTTAACTCCGTTGCCGTTGGGTTTGGTGTTGCTGTTGGGTTTGGTGTTGGTTGTGGTGTTTCAGTCACAACAATTGATGTTGCCGTTGGGTTTGGTGTTGCTGTTGGGTTTGGTGTTGGTTGTGGTGTTGGTTGTGGTGTCGCACCTGGAGTTCCCGTTGGTAATGGTGTTGACGTTGGTCCCGCACCTAAGGGATATTCAATAAAATTTGTCGGACAATCACTTTGTACTAAAGGATCTTGGTTATAGAGAATGACACTAGTCGCATTATCCGGTACTGTAACTAATATTCCATTTTGTACCTGAGTCAGGGTTAAATTAATCGCAAAATCGGTTGTATTGTATATAAGAGCTCTATTTGCTGCCGATATGGATGAGTGATACACACTATAGGGTCCTGAATTAGTGCCCGAAGTTAACGTAATTGTGAAATGTCTTGCCATTGTGTTTTTATTTTATTTATATAAATATTATGTTTTTATCTTTTGTTTTCATAATCATAACTCTTCTACAGTAATTTCCATCGAACAATCCACTTCAAAAAATTCCGTAAAATCTACCGTTAAATCACAATCGGTTGTTGATTCAAAAAACTCCGTAAACGATGCAGTTAAATTACAGTCAGTAGATGGTTCAAACATTTCTACAACCGTAATTTGTAAATTACAGTCTTGGGGTTCTGGTGTGGCGATTGGTGGACATTGCTCACAATCAATGGTTAGTAGTTGTACTTGAAATCCGCCTTGGTTTCTCGGTAATAGTGAAGGTGGTGGATCAATATGGGAATCACAATGTTCAATAAAGACAAATAAATTTCCTGTAAACAATCCCGCATCCCACGTATACGGTAATGTGTGAACACCCATTGATGTTGCATTATCAATGTTATATGTTGTTCCTGTTAAAATGGTGTGATTTGAACACACCCCATTATCGTATTCGTTATTTATCGTTATAAGTACACCCATTATGATAGTATATTAATATAAATACTTTCTAATTAAAATGGGGAATAAAAAAACCCTCAAAAGAGGGTTTCTTTGTTTAATATTTAATTAATTAATGGTTATACCTGTGCCCCGTCACATACTGTTGCGAGGTTATCGACTACACCTAAACTAGATTCAATCATATATCTAGGTGCTTCAATAGTGTTATTACTATTTCTACCTTGTACTTTGGTAATGTATGCCCATCTTCCTGCGGCGACTACGTATGGATCTCCCGCAGCGTCATAAATAGGTTGATTTATGATACTTGTAATGCTTGAAGCCGGACTCTTAATTAATGTAGTAGCACTAAATGGAGTTTCACAGAATTCGGCCGCTATGGTTTGTGCGTCACCAACTCTAAACGTTGTGATATAATAATCGTATAGTGTCTCTGCCGATGTTGCTGTTGGCACCGGTGTCGCGACAGGTTCCTGTGGGCCTACACCCTCACCTGGTTGACAATTACTTAATCCAGTCCATAAGACTGAGTTTGTACATGTTCCTGTAGAAGTTACGGTACCTCCCGTTACTGTGTCCGCCACCTGATATGTAACACCAGCAATTAATTGGGCCTTTGTGACATTGGTTGCGATTATTGTGTCGGATGGAGATCCATCGCAGTGTTTACCAATTATGGTAAAATTATCCGCCTCTGTTGTACCCGTAAATGCGGGATTCATAGAAAGTGTTACTTGATATGCCATGTTTTTCTTTTTTTTTAAATCTTTATTATAAATATCTTCTTTTTAAGAAATGTTACAAATCATATTATTCTTTTAAGACTTGTAATTTATTTTATTCAAAACACTGTGGGCTATTACAAGCCAATGTTGTGTCTAATGTTATGATAGCGTCAGGTGTTTCAGTTAGTCCTACTGCGGTTATTGTACCACAATAGGTTGCTCCATGTGGACAGTTTACACTCTCAGCAAATTGAACCACATCACCTAATTTAAAGGATGTAAGTGGGAGTGAATATTCCCCACCATTACAAATCATCAAACTATTAACAAAGTATGTAAGATTCTCATTATTACATGTAGTAATCTGCATATCGGCAGTTGTTGGTCCATTTCCGGTTTCACCTCCACTAAATGTTGACTTAATCGTAGTAGATGCCGTACATCCATTCGCATCGGTTACTATTGCATAGTAGTACCCTTCCGCCAAATTGTTAAACACTTGTGACGGATTGGCCGAGGTCACGTTACTTATAGTTGCGACTAAGGAACCCCCACCAACTGTATAAGGTGATGTAGAATCTCTATATAATCTATATGTTTTATTCCATGTACCACCTGAAGATGTTACTGTGACAGAACCGTTAGTCCCTGCAGTAATTGTGGGAATCGATGCGGTCAGTGCGGTTGGTTGTGTTACAGTTATGGAGTAAGATTTTTCACAAGAGCTAGAATCTTTTATAGAAATGGTATATGTTCCACTACTTAAACTACTATAGAGATACGAGGTACTAGTAAATTGGATCCACGCACCAGTTCCTAGTTTTACATAGTAACTCTGTGCCGCACCTCCACTACCTCCTGTTGGGTTAGAGACAGAAATAGTTCCATCAGAACCTCCATTACACGAAACATTAGTTCCTGATATAGTCGCTGAAGGGGCTGATCTACTTAAAGTAACACTACCGTTTGTTGTTGAACATCCAGACCCGTCTTTAACCCTAATACTATACGTTCCTGTTGATAGAGAACTGAAGGTATTACTTGTCTGCCATGTTGTTCCGCCGTTTTTAGAATATTGGTAAGATCCACTTCCACCACTTGCGGATACGGTTATACTACCATCCGACCCATCCCAACATGTTGGGGCTGAGTTTGATGTGGAAAACGTAACTGCCGTCGGTTGTGTAATCGTCTTAGTATAACTGGTCGTACATTGTGATCTATCTCTAACATTTAAACTGTAACTACCCGCTGAAAGTGAAGAAAAACTCACTATCTCTACGAAATCAATCCATGCCCCTCCCTGCCATTGGTATTGGTAGGTTGCTCCATTTCCACCTGAAATTGCAGTAAGACTGATACTACCGTTAGATCCACCATTACATGTGACATTAGTTTGTGAAGTTGAGGCCGTTACTGCCGATTTAGATAAAGTAACAGACTTGGTTGCGGTACATCCATTCGCATCAGTTACAACAAAATTGTATACCCCCTCACCCAATGATGTGTGTGATAAACTAGTTGTCGCAACACCATTTAATGTGTATGTGTATGGTGATGTACCTCCCGATCTAGTAAACGTGATTGATCCATCGCTTCCACCATCACATGTTGGGCTAATTTCAGACGATGTTGATGCCGTTAATGCTGAAGGTTGTCCAACTGTGACATCATAGGTTCTTTCACACCCGTCTTGATCTTTAAGATAAATTGTGTGGGCCCCCACACCAACATCACTGTACACTTTAGATGTACTTTGGAATGCCTCATAAGTCCCAATAGCGTCTAATTTAACTGAATAGTTTTGTGAGGTCCCTCCTCCGTTACCACCTGTTGGGTTAGAAACGGTTATACTTCCCCTTTGACCATTACATGGGGCATTACTAACACTTACGGTTGCCGATGGTGCTGATTTAGTTAACGTAAACCCAACCGTATCCACACACCCATTACTATCTTTAGCATAACCTGTATAGGTTCCAACTCCTAATGAAGTAAACGTACCCGAAGTATAATAATTTGTTCCATTGATCGAGAACGTCTTACTTCCCGTACCTCCCGTGGCCGTTAATGTTACTGAACCATCACTACCATTGTAACATGTCGGGTGTGATACACTTGCCGAGGCAACAACCGCCGTTGGTTGTGTGATTGTTCTAGTGTAAGTGACGGTACATTGTGATCTATCTCTAACTTTTAAAGTATATGTACCGGTACCTAAATTATTAAAGGTAACCGTCTCTAATGCGAAATCAGTCCATGCCCCTCCCTGCCATTGGTATTGATAGGTTGCTCCATTTCCACCTGAAATTGCAGTAAGACTGATACTACCGTTTGACCCACCATTACATGTAATATTGGTTTGACTTATACTTGCCGTTACGGCCGATTTAGATAATGTCACTGATTTTGATGCAGTACACCCATTCGCATCAGTTACAATAAAATTATATGTCCCTTCACTTAAACCTGTTTGAGACAAATTAGTTATCGCACTACCATTCACTGTATAAGTGTACGGTGATGTACCTCCAGTTCTTGTCCATGTAATTGAACCGTCACTACCACCATCACATGTTGGACTATTTTCAGACGATGTCGATGCAGATAGTACTGCGGGTTGTGTGATTGTTCTGTTATAAACAGTCTCACACCCATTATCATCTTTAACTGTTATACTATGAGCACCAACCGATAAATCATTAAACTCAACACTTCCACCGATTGGGAATAATTGGTATTCTCCGGTGTCTAATTTTACTTCATATCCGCTACCAGTACCGCCTGAAGGTGATGATGCGGTTAAAGATCCTCTTTGACCGTTACATGGGGCATTTGTTTGTGATATAGTTGCCGCAACAGGGTTTCTACTAATATCAATAGTTACAGAATCCGTACAATTATTGGCATCTTTTATTCTTATTATATAAGAACCTTGTGATAATGTACTAAATGTTGGAGATGTTTGATAGTTAGTTCCATCCTTAGAGTATTGGTATGGAGTTGTTCCCCCACTACCAGTTACTGTTATTGAACCGTTTGTACTATTGTGACATGTTGGATAAGTTTTTGAACTTTGAGTAACGTCTAGAACATTTGGTTGAGTGATTACTGTTGTGAACATGTATTCGCAACCATTATCATCTTTTACATATATGTGGTATGTTCCGTTACTTAAGTTTGTATATTGATATGGGAAGGTTACTTCTTCATACGTTCCCCCTAAACCTAATTTAACTTGGTATCCGCTCCCTGTACCGCCCGTAGGTTGTGCGACAGTTATCTTACCATCGCCAGCACCATTACATGTAACATCAACTTTAGTTAATGTGGTAGTAATGACAGTTCTAGAGAGAGTTCTACTTACTGTCCCCGTACATCCATTGGCGTCTTTTGCAGTAATTGTGTATGTGCCGATTGTTAAACCTGTAAATGTTCCCGATGACTGGAAGTTTGTTCCATCTTTAGAATATGTTTTAGTACCTGTACCACCTGAAGATGTTACTGTAATAGAACCATCAGTACTACCATTACATGTTGGATTTGCCGATGAAGAAACTGAAACAGATACTGCAGTTGGTTGACTAATAGTACCTGATACTGTTCCTACCTCATTGTTTGAGTCTTTAATGTAAATTGTGTAAGTTCCCGCGGATAGGGCACTAAACACAGTTGATGTTTGGTAATTAGTTCCATCTTTAGAGTACTGATAAGGGGAATCCCCACCTTCCTGAGTACTAACTGTGATAGAACCTTTACCTCCATTACATGCGGCATCTACAATTTCCAACGTACCACTTATCGTTATGTTGGTTATTGTTATTGTAATAATTTTTTCAAACCATAATCCACCCTGATCGGTCGATCTTACCCTAACACTATAGGACGATTTGGTCTCATAGTCGAAGACTTGAGCACTTTTTATTTGATTCCCAACGATAGTAAAACTATCATTGTTCGTATCCCCAACACCCGTTACTAAACTGTAAGTGAATGTATTAGAAGAGTCGGGGTCTGTCGTTGATAGGTTACCAACAACTGACCCAATAGGTAAATTCTCATCTATGGATGAGTTCGATAATGATATGTTAGTCGGTGTTTCATTTACGTTAGTAATATTGATCGTAAATGGTTCTTCAACCCATAGTGATCCCTGATCCGTAGATCTTACTCTAATTGTGTATGAATTTTTAACCTCGTAGTTAAATACTGCATTTGTTTTTAAGGAAGAACCACTGATATAGAAACTAGCGTTGTCTGTAGAACTAGTCCCCGTAACCAAAGTATAGGTAAACGTATTTAAAGCATCGGGATCGGTGGTACTGAACGTACCCACAGTTGTCCCTGTCGAACTGTTTTCCGCAACACTGTTACTCGATAATGTTATGTCGGTAGGGGTCTCATTAACATTAGTAATATTAATATTAATTTGTCTATCAAATGTTAAACCACCTTGGTCTGTGACCATCACTCTTATCCTATATGATGTTTTAACCTCGAAATTAAAGACTTCTTTAGATGTTAATGTACCCGACGCACTTAATTCAAATGAACCATTATCATCACTACCAACACCATCCACAAGAGACCATGTGTGAGTGTTAGAAGCATCGGGGTCGGTAACACTAAACGTGGTAACGGTGGTTCCCGTTGCTTGATTTTCCGCAAAGGAGACTGAAGTTGGGCTAATCGCCGTAGGTGACTCATTTACGTTTGTCACTGATATGGTTAATGCCTTTTCAAACCATAACCCACCTGCATCCGTTGTTCTAACCCTTACTTTATATGTCGACTTAGTTTCGTAATTGAACACCTCGTTTGTTTTTAACGAAGATCCACTGATATAGAAACTACCGTTATCTTCAGAACTTACACCATCAACTAATATATATGTGAAAGTATCTCCCGAATCAACATCTGTAGTGGTGAATGTTCCAACAGTGGTTCCTGTGGCAACATTTTCAGAGACAGAACTACTACTTAAACCTATGTTGGTTGGTGTCTCATTTACGTTGTTAATTGTAATTGTATACGCTTCTTCACGATATAAACCTCCTTGGTCTGTGGATCTTACTCTAATTGTATAAGACGATTTTGTTTCCCTGTCAAATACTTCGTTTGTTTTTAGTGTAGACCCATCAATATAGAAACTAGCGTTATTTGTAGAACTAGTTCCTGTGACTAAAGTATAGGTAAAAGTGTTAGATGCGTCGGGGTCTGTGGTACTGAACGTACCTACAGTTGTTCCTGTCGAACTATTTTCAGCAACACTACTATTACTTAATGAAATATCAGTTGGTGTCTCATTTACGTTGTTAATTGTAATTGGTATTACCCTAACCGTTGTTAGTCCACCCGCATCTGTTGCTTGTACTCTAATTGAGTAAGAATCTTTTACCTCCTTGTTGAAGGATTCCTCTGCGGTAAGAACTCCCGATGTTGATAATGAGAAAGAATCGTTATTTGTGTCCCCAAGACCCGCCACTAATAACCATGTGTGGGTGTCACCAACATCAGGATCAGTAACACTAAACGTCGTTACTGTATCACCAATAGAGTTGTTTTCATTAAAACCTATTGAAGATGGTTGAATGTTTGATGGGGCTTCGTTTACGTTAGTAACATTAATAGTAAATGTCGTTGTAAACGTTAAGTTACCACTATCTGTTGTTCTTACCCTAATAGAGTAAGAGGATGTTGATTCCCTATCGAATACCGCATTTGTTTTTAATCTATTACCATCAATGTAGAAATTACCATTTCCACTATCTCCCGTTCCCGTCACCAAACTATAGGTGAATGTATCTCCATCATCAACGTCTGTTGTTGAGAATGTTCCCACCGTAGTTCCTGTGGCAGAATTTTCCGCAACACTATTATTACTTAATGCTATTGCTGTCGGGGCTTCGTTTACATCTAAGACAGTTATGGTAAAATCATTCTCATGGAATAACCCACCTAAATCGGTAACCCTAACAGTAATGACGTATGAACTTTTAACTTCATGATTAAACACTGAGGCATTTTTCAATACACCCGCAGTTGTCAAGGTAAAATGAGTTTCATCGGAACCCTCTCCACCATCTATCAATGTGTATGTTAAGGTTTCAGGATTGTCATAATCTAATCCTGTAAATGTTCCAATTGTTGTTCCTGTTGAACTATTTTCATTTATCGTATTACTATCTAATGTTAGACCATAAGGACCTTCATTAACGTTAGTTATAGAAATTGTGAAAACACCGTCTCTAGTTAATCCACCTTGATCGGTAACCCTAACTCTTATCGAGTAAGAATTTTTTGTTTCATAATCGGGGATGAATTTAGATTTAAGTACACCCGCAGCGGTTAAAGAGAAAGAATCATTATCTGTATCACCCGTTCCCGTTACTAATGTGTAAGTAAATGTCGATCCCGCGTCAGGATCACCCGCACTAAAAGTACCAATAGTGGTTCCCGAAGCACTGTTTTCCGCTAAAGTATTTGAACTTAAACTTATCGAGGTTGGTGCCTCGTTTACGTTATTAACGTTAATAGTAAATGTATCGGTGTATGTATTATTTCCACTATCTGTTACGGTTACTTGTATTGTATATGAATTCTTTACTTCATAGTTAAAGACTACACCACTTTTAAGAACCGCCGCAGTTTGAGATACCGATGTTAATGTAAACGATGAGTTGTCATTTCCTGTACCTGTGAATGCGTATGTAAACGTTTCGCCAGCATCATGGTCTAAACCTATGAATGTACCAATAGTGGTACCTGTGACAGAATTTTCATTAATTGTGTTGTTTGATAATGTTAAACCGTATGGTGTTTCGTTTAAGTTACCCACGGAAACGATGTATGAGTTTTCGTCAGTTAATCCTCCAGAATCGGTAACTTGAGCATTAATGGTATATTGATTTTTTGTTTCATAATCAAATACGACAGCGTTCTTTAAATCCCCACTACTCGATAATGTGAACGATGTGTTATCGGGATAAGTCGTATTATCATATAATTGCCATGTTAATGGGCCTCCCTGTGGGTCCAATGCGGTTAGAGTACCAATAGTACTACCTGTCGCGGTTCCCTCGGTTTGTGTAAGTATTGTGTTCTCAATAACTGGCCTTTCATTAATAGTAACATCTACACCAAAATCACAATTAGGTGTTGGGCTTGGTGTTGGGCTAGGGGATGGTGATGGAGTAGGACTGGCAGTTGTACTCGGTGTAGGAGTAGGACTAGCGGTTGTACTCGGTGTTGGTGTCGGACTCGGGGATGGTGATGGTGATGGGCTGGGTGATGGGCTAGGTGATGGTGTTGGACTTGGGGATGGAGTCGGGGTTGGAGTGGCAATATCCACTATAACTCCGAAATCACAATTAGGTGTTGGGCTTGGTGTCGGGCTTGGACTCGGTGATGGGCTAGGTGATGGTGTCGGGCTTGGACTCGGTGATGGGCTAGGTGATGGGCTAGGTGATGGGCTTGGAGTTGGTGCAGGTGTACTACTTGGTGTTGGGGTTGGATTAGGAGTTGGTGATGGTGTTGCAGTTGGTCTTGGGGTTGGTAGAAGGATTGTGTCGTCAATTACACAGGATTCATTATATAATAAAACAGATACCGCAGTGTCAGGTACTTCAACCCTAACACCAGGACTTAAAATTAAATCACTGTATGTGACCCCTGTTGCAGGTAATGACGTACTAACTCTTGTGGCAATATTCGATGGATTTACCTGGTCGTAATAGATGGTATAGAGACTGTGTGAAGTCCCTGAAGTAATTAATATGTCGAATATTCTAGCCATTATTAAAATATATACTTTTTATCTCGTTTTATGTATCCATTTTTAGTTACAATTAGGGATACTGTACCCCAAATTATTCAATGCATTTATTATAGTATTAGCGTAATAGGTTGGCGTTGAACCCGCAATTACAGTTTGCTCTAAACCAATTTCTGTCTTATCAGATAATCCATTTATTCCATTATATAGATATGTACCGTTCATGACCGCCACTAAAAACTGTCTAAAGAAGTCGTAACTATTTGGTCCCGTATTAACTCTAAATATTACACCTCTATAATAGTCTGAGTTAGGAGTTGTTGACAATACATTTCTTAATGCGGACATATCAGTGTCATACTGTGACGTTCTATTTGTCTGCCAAATCAACGAACCATTATCGTAAGGACTATTCTCATCAGTGAATACTAAATTTATAACCTTAGTGGTTCCACTAGTAGAACCTGTTGTTTGTAGCCAATTAAATGTTCTTTCAGTTCCACTTTGTATTATTGTTACATTTTCATCGTATTTGGTACTATCATTATTATAGAATGGTAACAAACAATCTTTAAGTATTGTATTTCTCATTGTTTGAAGGGGTGACAACGTTGTATTCATTGAACCTGATGAATCAAAGAAGATATTAATTTCAGTATTCTCATCAATTACAATCTCACCCTCAATGTATTCTGTAGCTATCGCCTCAAACGTACAATCACATAAAATATGGACATAAACCAAATCGAGTAATGTTGAGTGCCATTCGGTTACGATGAATACCGCATTATTATTAGAATCAATGAATCTAATTCCTGTGTTATACAACTTGTTAGATCCCGTTGGGGTTAGTGTTCCGTTTGAGTGAGTAACACTTGAAACTTGAGTACCAACAGGTGTTACTTGTTCACCGATACATGTTGTGTTAGATCCTCCCGAATATTCTCGAGTGTAAATAGTACATGTGTATCTATCGTACCACCACTCTTGTCCCTGACTATCCACACCCGGTGTTTCAGCACACCATCCACCTAATTCATAGATTCCAAGACCCGCAACGGTTGTACCTGTACTAACAAAGATGTTTTGGTATATTGAGGTGCCACAGTTAGGTGGACAATCAATAGCCGTTGGACTTGGTGTAGGACTAGCGGTAGGTGGTGGTGTTGGGCTCGGTGATGGAGACGGCGATGGGCTAGGTGATGGTGTTGGACTATTAGATGGTGTAGGAGTAGGTGTTGCGATATCCACTATAACTCCGAAATCACAATTTGGGGTGCTACTCGGTGTTGGAGTAGGACTAGCGGTTGTACTTGGTGATGGCGACGGGCTAGGACTTGGTGTAGGACTAGCGGTTGGACTTGGTGTAGGACTATTAGATGGTGTAGGTGTTGGAGTAGCAATATCTACAATCACACCGAAATCACAATTAGGTGTAGCCGATGGTGATGGAGATGGGCTAGGTGATGGAGATGGGCTAGGACTTGGTGTAGGACTATTAGATGGTGTAGGAGTAGGTGTTGCGATATCTACAATCACACCGAAATCACAATTCGGAGTTACCGAAGGACTTGGTGATGGAGACGGTGATGGGGTCGGACTCGCAGTCACGGAAGGTGTAGGTGAATTACTTGGAGTTGGGGTAGGTGTTGCGATATCTACAATCACACCGAAATCACAATTAGGTGTACTACTTGGGGTAGGACTCGGACTTGGACTTGGTGTAGGACTAGCGGTTGTACTTGGTGATGGAGATGGGGTTGGTGAACTACTAGGTGTAGGTGTTGGGGTAGCGATATCTACAATCACACCGAAATCACAATTCGGAGTTACCGAAGGACTTGGTGATGGGCTAGGACTTGGAGTAGGACTGGCGGTTGTACTTGGTGATGGGCTAGGACTTGGTGTAGGACTAGCGGTTGTACTCGGTGTTGGGCTATTAGATGGTGTAGGTGTTGGAGTAGCAATATCCACATCTACTCCGAAGTCACAGTTCGGAGTTACCGAAGGTGATGGGGTTGGTGTGGGTGTAAATGTTGCCGTTGGTTGAGGCGTTTCTGTTGGTACCTGAGTTGATGACGGTGATGGGCTAGGTGATGGGGTTGGGGTGTTAGTAGCGCTTGGGGTTGGAGTGGCAATATCCACTATAATTCCGAAGTCACAGTTAGGTGTACTACTAGGTGTTGGAGTAGGACTGGCGGTTGTACTTGGTGTTGGACTATTAGATGGTGTAGGAGTAGGACTAGCGGTTGTACTTGGTGTTGGACTATTAGATGGTGTAGGAGTAGGTGTTGCGATGTCTACAATAATACCAAAGTCACAATTCGGAGTTACCGAAGGTGATGGGGTTGGGGTAGGACTAGCGGTTGTACTTGGTGATGGTGATGGTGATGGGGTTGGAGTATTAGTTTGACTTGGGCTAGGTGTCGGAGTAGCAATATCTACATCTACACCAAAGTCACAATTCGGAGTTACCGAAGGTGATGGAGTTGGAGAACTACTCGGAGATGGTGATGGAGTAGGACTCGCAGTTACGGAAGGTGTAGGTGAATTGCTTGGTGTTGGTGTCGGAGTGGCAATATCCACATCCACACCGAAATCACAATTCGGAGTTACCGAAGGTGATGGGCTTGGTGATGGTGTTGGTGTTGGAGTATTAGTTTGGCTTGGACTCGGAGTAGGTGTTGCGATATCCACATCTACACCAAAGTCACAATTAGCGGTAACCGATGGGCTAGGTGTTGGAGTTGGACTATTAGATGGTGTTGGTGTCGGAGTGGCAATATCTACATCCACACCAAAGTCGCAGTTAGGTGTAGCCGATGGACTAGGTGTTGGTGTTGGAGTAGCAATATCTACATCTACGCCGAAGTCGCAGTTCGGAGTACTACTCGGTGTTGGTGTAGGACTAGCAGTTGTACTTGGTGATGGAGAAGGTGTTGGTGAATTACTTGGAGTTGGGGTTGGGGTGGCAATATCTACATCCACACCAAAGTCACAATTAGCGGTAACCGATGGCGATGGTGTTGGTGTAGGATCCGCAGTTGTACTTGGTGATGGGCTAGGACTTGGTGTAGGACTAGCGGTTGTGCTTGGTGATGGAGACGGTGAAGGAGACGGTGAAGGAGACGGAGTAGGACTAGCGGTTGTACTCGGTGTTGGTGAAGGAGTATAGGTAGGTGTTGGTGTTGGTTCAAAATACTCGTCAAAATCCGCATCGAAATTACAATCAATTGTCGCCGTTGGGGTAGGTGTTGGTGTACCTGTAGGTGCAGGAGTTGAACTAGATGTTGGATCTGGGGTTGGAGTATTTGTTGGTGCAGGGGATGGTGACGGACTCGCAGTTGGATCTGGAGTCACAGAAGGTGTCGGTGAACTACTAGGTGTAGGAGTAGGATCCGCAGTTGTGCTTGGAGTTGGTGTAGGATCCGCAGTTGTACTTGGTGATGGACTAGGACTTGGTGTAGGACTGGCTGTTGTACTCGGTGTTGGGCTAGCAGTCACACTAGGTGATGGACTAGGTGTTGGGGTTGGTGGTAGTGTAGGATGAGGAGTAGATGATGGTGTTGGGGTTGGTTGAGGTGGTCTGGTTGATCCGATACAGTATCTACTTATCTCAAAAGTAATGTTACCATAACTCGCCAGATCCACAATAACATAACAATCCAAATTAATAAATTGGATTCTATTTCTTTGTCCATCGGGTAATAATCTTAATTCGACATAATCACCAACTGAGAAATCAGGATTGTATGTAACATATTTAATGTCACCCGTAATAAAGTTTTGAACCTTAAACGCATTAACCTCTTCACAATCAATTGTATAAACAGGTCTTTCCAATTCATCAATACTTGGTATGTCCTCACAATCTAGATTGTCTTGGAAGTATTGTTGTGTTTTTAAATCTAAAGTATTAAACTTCTGTTCAATATGTTCTAATAAGACGGAGTCATTGATGTCTCCGTTGAAAATAACAACATTACCACAACCTGTCTGATCTATTTTACCAACAGTACTTACGTTTAAATGATAATATATGTCCCTATCACAATAATCCAAATCCAATGAAAGGACTTCCACGGGGAAACCGAACTCATTGATCATGTAGTCACCATTTTCATGATAAGTCACGTCATGACTACAACATGGCGTAACGTCCTCCTCAGGTCTAACAGTTAGTTGTTCAGGATATTTTTCTGTGAATTCAAAACGTCCTGAATCGTTTGTTAAAACTCTGAGTTTACTATTGGGTAATACACTAAACCTATCATTGATTCTATTAACTTTTATGGAACCTAAACAATCTTTATTTTCAACTAAGAGAACTTGGTATTCCATTGAGAATCCGTAACCTTCAATAGGAGAATTAAAGAAGTCTTGTGAACTATAAGGACAATCTTTATATGTTGCGGATAATACTTTATCACCAATAACGATATCTTCAATCTTTACTCTACTGATATGGCCATGTCCGAGATGTTCGTTAATATCTCTCCACGTAAACGTATTAAAGTCCTCTGTGAAGTTGTTATCAATTTTTAAAACATAACTCCCTTGTCTTAAACCATAATCAAACGTTGGTCTATATTGTACTTTTGGGTGTAGAGTGTATCCTAAGTAGTTATCACAATAAGTTATACCACTTTGACTCTCTATTGGAGTATAAATGTCATTAGGTAAGAATGTATCGACAGAATAGTTAAAATAATGACTTTTTCCTGTTGGGTCCCATTCTAATTTTTGTTGTAGACCCTCTATCCTTATTTTTTGATCACAGTTCGCACCGTCAGTGATGATCACATCAAAAACATCGGTCTCTTTTACGTCTTTAATTACAAACGTACATCCCGACACGTGTTGAACAGTATAACCAGTGATTGATTCATTATATCCACCAACACAATTTAAAAATATGTTAACGGGCCACTCAGTATTGAATGCGGGACAATCGTCACATGGATCACCATTATCTACAGTATCCTCATTTCCGAATGTAATTCCCGAAATCTCTAAGTAAATGTCCGAACTTAAAACACAGTGATCTGTATCTTCAGGTAAAACGAACATTTCTCCGGTACCCGTAACCTCAACCTGAGGATTGCATTCCGTACTACCTGTTAGGTATTCCGCAGCCCAATAAAAATCAAATGTTGATGGGTCGATACACTCAATTTCTACAAGTGTATATTCATCTTTACTGTTTGGGGTATGGATGTATAGTGGTGTATCGTACTTAAATGGGGTAACACTTATCTTTTTAACACCATCAGTATCTGTGAAAATCTCGTAGGAGATAATAGGTGCTATCTCATACCCATAGATTTCCGAATTTGTTGTTAATTCACCTAAGTAATTACCTTCTAAGGTTGTGTTACCACTTACTTGATAGTCCACCCATCCCGCGTGATTATTTATGGTTTCACCCCCACTATAAAGTGTTCTTTTATAGTATTTGGTATTGATTTGATTATCGATAATATCTTTTAATTCTTCAATCCATAAACAATCTAATATCTCTCTCTGTGGTTCTAAATGACATTTAAAATCACAAAGTAATGGGAGGTGTTTTGTTTTATCAAATGGAACCCCGTTAAACTCTACATCGTTTATTGATGTACATTCGGATGTGATATTAAAAGGTTCAAATAAACCCGCATGAGTGTGTGATTGGATAATATTTTCACAAGCTAAAGAGTTTACGTTTTGAGTTTCTCCACTTAAAACTATAGAGTCGTCACCTTGGTAGATCTCGCCCTCTAACTCAATGAAAAGGGTATATGTCACACCACTAAGAATGGTAAGACCTCTAAAGACATCCTTATCACCTAAAATCAGTGTTTCTAAATCCTCCTCAATTGCGGTTTCAAATTCGGGGAAGACATTTTGTACAAACTCATTTGTTTGGCAAGGTTTAATGTATTCATATTTTGACCTCCCTAACTTATGATTCTCAATAATGTTACCACCGGTCCATAGTGTAGTTGCAGGCACAAATTGTTCAATTACTTGTACCCAATATGGACTCATTCTATTAATGAATTCACTTACCGTTGGGTTACTATAAGGATTTGGAACCTTCTCCAAGTAACTAGTGTATATATCTTCTAATTGGATATAGGACTTTTGGTAACGAACAGTGTGAGAATTCCTTATTTGTTCGTTTAATACTTGATCTAAAAATTCCGCAAACGTAAAACCTGTTTGAGGTTTCATCGTGTTGGTTCCAAAGGTTACCCTTAATTTTCTCGATTGTCTATAAACATCATACTCCAATGCTTGGGCAGAGGAAAGATAGATTTGTATATTCTTTCTGTTAAGTGTTTTACTATCTGTGTCACCCAATAATTCCGCCTTTTCGTTATTGACGGTATTGTGTAATTCATACCCATAATCTAAACCATAAAATTGTCTATACAATGTGAAGTATTCCTCACCATATGTATAATCCTTATTTTTCGTCTTAATTACTTTTGGGTTACTGGTTAGATTAGACCTTTCCGTATCAATTTCTAAAGAAGATCTGTGTTCTAATGTAATATCATACCAACCCGCACCTTTTTGGAAAAACACATCATTATCCTCACTTACAATTGGTTTTACGTCACCATATTTTGTAACACCCGTAAGTACAATTGGATATTCAGAATCAGAGTAAATTGTTGATCCTGTGGTTGTTGTGTTTGAATATGTGAAACCTGTTGTGGATAGTTCCGCAACATTAAATGTCTTATTTCCTTGTACTAAATCGTAGATATCCGAATCAATATCCTCATCCACCTTTCTAACATCATCAAACCTATAAACATGTTCGTTTATTTTAATTAAAGGTTCGGGTGCCCCTATAAATCTCAGAAAGAATTCTAACGCCTTTCTAGTTCCTTTAGATTTATAGATATGAACTAAGTTTATTACTAATCTTCTATAGAATTCTGTTTCGGCCTCAACCATGTTCATACCGAGACCTACACCACCATATTGACTTTCTATTCTATTATAAAGTGTGTCCTCTAATGATTTTTCATCAAATAGATTTACCGAATCTAATCCTAAAGTGTTAGATAGATTTTTTAATAAAATGTCCGGTACGTTTTTAATCCCATCATAACTTACATTTCTCATGTAAGCCACATTATCAATGAATTTTTTTACCTGATCAAAGGATGTACCGTACAGTTGTAAAACCGAACCCATCCTTTTGTCTTCGGTATCGAATTCGTTAAGGGATGCGGTTGTTAGGAACCTGACAACCAAATTAGATTTATAGTTATCTATTTCCTCCCCAATGTCCTTAAGCCTGGTGAGGTAATTAGAGTATTCTAACCCTGTTATCTTTATGTTCCACCCATCCTTAAAAAGTGGCCACTTAAGTTTAACAGTGGTTAATTCAGTTCTAGACCCATCTAAAGAATTCTGTGGTACCTTAAAACTAGCAGTATAAATTGGACTAGTTTCCCTATTAAGTAAAACAGACTCTAAATCATCTAGATTTGTAAAAAATTCCTCGACAATAGAATCAACAGGTCTTATTAAAAAACTTTCACTGTATGTTGATGAGGTAAATGGTCTACCACTAACCTCTAAAGTAATTGTGGAGGTATCGTCAGTAAAACTTAAAACATTATAAGTTTTATTATTTAACGATAAAGCATATTTTGAATAGTTTGAAAAGAAATTTTTAAACTCGTTGTCAACTGTTGGTTGAGTATTACTCTTAGGTTTAGTGAAAACAACCTCAAGTGGATTGAATATTTTTGACTTTTCAAACTCAAACGTTGTAACGTTAGTTCTTTGATTGTATGAAATGTTTTCAGCGGTGTAGATGGTGGATGCCACAGGGGTGTCTCCATCAACATAGAACCCCGCAGGGAACTTCCTTACAATTCTTTGTACGGATACCGATAATCTCTCTTTAAGAGATCCATAAAGTGATTTTCCACCATCTTGTTTAGAATCCCTAAACTTTACTTTATTATCTTTTTTACTGGTGGTTGGTGATGATGTTGTCGGTGCCTTAGTTTCTTCCCCAAGATCTTCTAAGGTAAGAAACTCAGAAAATGGTACTGATTTAAAAGTTTTACTATCTCTCTGAGGAATGGTTTTTTCAACTGAAAAGTTCGTAGCAGTAAATTGGCTAGACCCATCGGTAATTTGGTTACCGATCAAGTTGTCGTTAAAGGTTTCCCTTCCACTTGCCGCTTGACTTGGAACTTTTCTTTTCGCCATTATAATTCAGTGATATCATCAAAGTTTTTAGTATCATCAATTTCGTCCCTTTCTTCACGTATTTCGTAAAGTGTTTCGTTGAACTCATCTTTGATTTCAAACAGGTTAAACTGTTTGTATATATTGTTATCCGCAGTGTAAATTGTGTAAATACCATCAGAGACGGATTTACTTTGATTACCATAAAGTGCGTATGCCAATGTGGTGTCATCATGTTCAACCATTTCAATTTCAATTGTTGTTGGATTGAAGAAGGTATTAGTTAAAATGATGTTTTGTGATGGTTCACCAATAAAAGGAACTGTGTTTGGTTTATTGGTTGGTGCCGATGACGGGGTCACAGTAAGAAACAATAAATTAGTTGCTTGATCCGTGTACTGATATCTAATGGCTTTTTGTGTTGTACTAGTTAAATTAGATGCGATTGGATTACAGTAGAATGAGGACGTAACCATTCTGTAAAAGTTTGGTATTTTACTACCATCACTATTCAAATATTCTATTCTATATCCCACCAATCCTTGGGGTGTAAATTTATTTCTGTCATCCGAGGGGACATTACTTAAATCAATAATAATCCCTCTGACAGATGATAGAGATGCTAAAATCCCACAATCAGTGATTGAGGTTCTTATCTGTTTAGGTCTAATGTGGAGAGTGTAAATCCCCAACTCATCAAAATCGTCCGAATCTAACCTTAGGTTGTATAAACCACCTAAAATCTCAGTATCTACCGCCGAAGCAGCATTCGTAGTAAATGAATTATGATATACGGGTGTCAAAATATCTTCCGAATCTAATTTTTTAAACTGCACCGGAGCGTTAGAAGTCCTCCCTGTCACATAGTGAAAGAAGATTTCCACGTCTGAAGGTGAAACATCTGAAGGTCTTACAGTACCATAACTTCCTATTGCCATATTCTTTTAATTAATAAATATTATTCTATTGTTTTTTAACTTGAAAAAATCCGTTACCATAGATATCTAATTCTCCTATGTTATCGATTTCACCAAGTCTTAGATTCATTTCTAAAACACCTTGTCTTCCCCTTTCAACAAATACGTCTGAATAAATGACAGGTTCATTGATAAAACCAATGAAATTTTCATTTCTCGTTAGCATTTGGTTGAATACTTCCTCCCTATAAAAATTGGTCGTGTTACCAGTAATTGTTGTGGTTCCATCAAAATAATCTCTGTAATAAAGATTATCAATTGTATAACCCGTGTATGCACCGTAATCGTCCGAACCTGTGGATGTTCCAATGTATGAGTTTTCGCCATATTTTTTTAATTCACTAACCCTACTTCTACCCACAGCAGCAAAATAAATTGTCGCGTCATCATCATTGTCCGTGACATCCAAATCATTAATGTAATTTTGTGAGGTTGTTATATTAGTATATGGTATTGTAAATGGTCCAAAAGTCCCATCCTCATTAGTGACTGTGGTATCTTTAGGTACAGTTATTTTTCTACTCAACTTTTTTTCTGTCCACGCATTAATTAGACTTATGGTAACCTCATAGGTTCCTGCAGATGGAAAAGTGTGTTGTATGAACGATAAACTATTCCCCGCGGACACCCCTATTGTATCAGTTGTATCATCACCCCAATCAATAATGAAAGTTTGGTCTTTAATGATCTTTAATAAATCTTTATTAGTGCTATTAAAGAGTCTAATGTTATTTCCCCCCGCAGGACTGATGTGTTGGTAAGTAAAGTTTACGATTTGTTCCGCTTGCTCAATATCACCATCAAAACCAACCATACCACCCATTTCATAGGCGGTAGAATCTAAATAAACAGGTAAATTATATGTTGTCCCTGTTGTTGTGCGTAATATCTTGTGTTTATTCTTTTTCATTTTATTGATTACTTACCGCAGTTGTGATGACACCAAACGAATTAGATCCCTCTATTGTCAATATTGAGGTTATGGTATATGTGTATGTTCCTGTCGGGACTGTAAGTGTGGATGGTAAACTTGTTGAACTCTGATTACCCGAAACAGTCTGAGTGGATATACTACCAACACCACTCACCTCTATAGATCCATATCCCACATTATCAAAACCTGATTGGTGGGTTACTGTAATATATAGATTAGCAGGACCGTTAGTGACCGTCAAGGTACCTGTGGTTGTCCCTGTTGATGGATTGTCTCCGGATGTACTTCCACTATGGTACATTGAACTACCATTACTCCAAGAAAGTCCCAACGTTGTTGAAGACGGGGTCGGTGTAAGTACGACAGTCGACGAAGGTGTTGGTGTTGGTGTAAGTACAGTTGTAGATGAAGGTGTCGGGGTATTACCACTTCCAACGTTACCACCCATCTCATAAAATTTTATCGGGGACGAACTAGTTCCTCTTCTATTACCTCTCACATTACCCGTACTATCGTAATCAGATATATCATAGTGGAATGAAGGGGCGTTCGACCTATCCATCTCAACTATAAAATATAGATCGTCTTCTTCAACTATTGAAGAACTTTGAACTTGTTTATTGGTAAATTGTATTCTTTCCCCATTAAGTGCGTTGTAGAATTTTGCGGTCATGAAGAAGGTACTACCGGTAAGAGTTGTTTCCTCTAACACGGTATCGTCCTCAAACCAAAATAGATACATGTTTTCCTTATTCTTATAGTTAGACCCCATAAAAACAGGAACATACCTAAAGGTGGTCTCCCCACTGACCACACATCTTTCACCTACAGGTACCGATAAGTTCTTAGCAAAAACTAATCTTCTGTTTTCTCTATTAGGTGGATCATTGTTGTCTGTTTTATAGAACTCCAACCTAAAAAAACTATTTTTTAAATCGGCATTAATAGTTGATCCTTGGTCTAATCCTTGGTGTATGTAATCTAAACCGTTTGTGTAGTTATTATTAGAATCTCTGAAATAGAAGTAAAACCAAATATCTGTTTGATCTATTCCATTTGAAGAGGTGTACGGTTTATGAATGAATCGACATGTTTCGTAATTTTCTACAGGGTTTACGATTTCATATAACAATTCTCTTTCATATTTTTCAATAGAATTAACCCAACCTAAGTCAGACTTAAAACTCTGATCCTGATTTAAAAGTATATTTTTTTCGTCATTTGTATACCTGATCTTCATTTAACATAGAGAATCTTTCGGACCACCTCTAAATGAGGTAATACCGTCTGCCTTATTTTTAAAGATGTCTTCACCTCTTAAAAAAAAGTTTATGTCATTCATGACGTAATGTTGTCCGTTGGTGAACGGGAAATCTGTCCCATACCCATCCACATCTATATATCCGTGATCATATAAATCCCTCCACTTCCATAAACCGATATTTTCATCATATATGGTGTTTTCGGGAAGATTTAGAATATTTTCTGTGTCCGATGTCTCCACGTATGGTGATAATTCTCTGAGTTTTATTCTATTATGAACCTTATGGAAGTATCCATACGGGTTATTGTTTGACGAACCACTGTAATTTGAGTCTGAGGTTTGTCCGTGATCAAATGCGTTTGGATTAAAACTAAATTTATGATAGGTATCGGAAATTACCGTTTCCTTAAAATCACTTTGATTGTATTCTACAAAATCCCCGTAAAGTATTGTGTCTAATGGTAATTCCAACCCTTTAGTAAATGTCACACCATTATTGGTAAACGTTGTGGATGGTAGGTTTGTACTTCCGTATGAGTATGTTGTATCAAATTGTGCGTCCCCCCACGAATCATGGAAATTAAATCTCCATCCCATACGGGGTGGGTAGTTAAAGTATCCATTACCATTTCTAAAGATTGTCGTTAAGTAAAGTTCAGTAGGGGTATATCCGAAGTTATTTCTATACTGACTTATATCTATACTGTTTTTAAAATGATATAGGACTTTTTCAGGTCTATTCTGTTCAACATATACATTCTCATCCCCATTTGCGGTTATAAACTGTAGTTTCCTTTCATTTTCGAATATGGGTATTTCAAACCCCGGTGTGTCTAATATATAATCGTCGGTTGTGGTTATAGTTTTATGTTTCCTAACATAGTATTGTGACGTAGTTCCCGAGACATTGTTCTTGTCCAAACATCTTTGTCCAAACACCACTCCAATATTAGAAATTATAGTTATTTGGTTTTGAGTTAATTGTGATTTTTGTAAGTTAATTACGTATTTCTCAGAATTAAACGTTTCATTACCGACAGAGTTAATTTCAAATATTCTGCCTGTTCTATTATTTTCATTCAATGTCGCTCCCGATAATATAACATACTCACTTTGTGACATATTATGCGGCACAGGACTCACTAATTGGAAGTAAGTGTCCAATTCTGTAACCCTAAAGGGTATACCACATTCTGCTGTGAAATTATAAACTGTATTTCCCGAAAGAGTATACCTCATCGGGTATGTATAATCATTTTCATACACGTATGTTAGATATAAATTCCAATTCATAAATGGAGCATCCATTTGTGTGAAGGTTTGGTGGGATGTGTCACCAGAAAGAACAATGTTTGGTGTGAATTGTCCAATAGTGTTTGTTGTTGGATTGGAGACCTCCCTCACATAATCTTTTCTTAGAAAGGCGAATTCGTCATATGGTACATACCCTGAATAATCGGTCTCATCATAAACGGCAGATGTAAGATATAATCTATTTAAAAGGGGGTTATACCCACTCGTACCAGCGTTTAGGTTCCTAAACACCATACCCAACTTACCATATATCTTATACTTGGTACTTTCATTCCTTTCTTTAGAATAAAGTTCCTCTAAATCCAAAATAATTGTTCTATCACCCTCTCTTAATATAGACTCATCTCTCTCTAAATTAATTTTTAGAGATAGGTCCTCGGACTCGGCCCTTTTATACCTTTTACTTGGTGATAATATTCTTTTATTTTCCATTATTTGGGTCCGTACATTTCAACGAATTTATCCCACGCGGTATTTCCCTTCCTTATTCCAAATACGTAGTGGAAAGGTCCGGTTAACTCCATGTGGTGGTTACCATTATACTCTTTATAGTTATCATTTTCTTGTGATGCCACACCATTAATTTCCAAACAATCTCTAATTGGGGGTAGTGCGTATGCATCGTAGTAGTAATCATCCGATGAATTATTATTCTGATCTAAATTCATGTTACCCTTCATCTCTTGGATCCTTTGGGTATAGATAATGTTGTCCATCCAATCTTGCGCCTCTCCTTTACCCGCATTGGCAAATGCCGTCTTGTCACCAAAACCGTGACCCCACGTATTCCATCTATAGTATGGTACATATTGTGACTTATCTCCCAAATACCCAGGTTTATTAAGACAAACCCTAATTCTATATCCATTATATTCGACCGTCTCGGTATCAGGGTCGTCCTCAGAATAAATAAAATTTATACCCACAGGTCCGACACCGTCGAAATTGTCAATGTATTCTAAATAGGGTGAATCCGCCTCCTCAATTTCAAACGGATATATACCTGTTTGTGTATTATAATTTAAGAGTTGTACAATATCACCATCCATTCTACCACGACCTCTCACATCAAATAAATCTTCAGCATCTAACCTACCTTTTTCCTTTATTTCTTTTGATTGTAGGACATATTCCATTAAATCATCAATCGGTTTATATGATGTTGACCCTATACTCCTCACGACAGAACAGTTTGGGTCTAGTTCGGGATCCACACAAACCTCATTAATCCAACTAGTTCTTGGACCTAAATCAATGATGGTCGTTGGGTAATTGATTTCTTTTCTTGATGCTGTTTGAAGTGGGAACCTGTTTTGTCCAAAAAACCCCTTATTATAGTCAGAACTATTCGGGTTATAATCAGGTGACCATGGGGTTGACCTATAATAAAAATGGGTTCCATTGTCATCTTTAACGTGGACAAGATTATCCGTACAGTACCTCTTAGAATCTGAAGACCCTCTTTTCATAAATTGGAAGAAGTACAACGCACCTGATAACCAGCTATCGGTAAAAATATATGAGGTAATTCCACCACACATAATCATACCTAATCTTTTTCTTCTTATATAATCATTTAATAATTGTGTGTTTCTACCCGCTAATGGGACGATTGCATAAACTCCGTCTCTAAATTCTGAGTATCCAGAAATAGTCCCTTTATTTTCAGGATCCATATAGTTACCGGTCTTGGTCTTTCTTCTTTTTTTGTTTGCCCTTGCCTTAAATGGTGCGCCAACAATACAACGATACGATCTATTTTGCCACCAACGTCCATCAGCAACCCCATTACGAGTATATAGAGACACAACAGCCGCATAATTTTTTTGAGGTCTTACACCACACGGATCTTCATCATCTCCCCACGAAATATCATAAGACCCATCCAATTGGTTATATAATGGCCACGGATATTTTACCACATTTGTATTGTTAGAACCCCGATTTAACCATGGATTATTTAAAGGGCTGTTACTTGCGGTTAGATTTTCTCCGTGGTAATTTCTTGAAATAAGAAAATCCCTTACACCTGCGTATGTTGAACCATCGAACCCGATACTGTTTAAATCTTCGGATGTTATCATACCAACATTATAGGGAGATCCGGTTAAATTACCATAAGTGGTTGTTCCACCACTTAATGGAATACCATCACCAGTGGGTAATGTTAGTGCCACTAAATTCATTTTACCGTCAGGATCATATATGGTGTCATATTTAGAACACCCTTCTTCTATATTTGATGATAGTGTATCAACCTCAGGTGTATCGATATAAATTAATCTTTTAATTTTCACACTACCTTGTGATGTGTGACAAGTGTTGTTTACTGTCTCATCAATGTTTTTGTTATAAATTAAGGCGATGGTTTCGGCTATATCTCCATACAAACCGTTTATGGAATAATCACCTTCATCAATAGGGTATTGAGCCGCATTACCTATTATAAAATAATAATAATGATCGTTCGACCCCGTTAAATCAAATCCTTGTGGATCTGCCTCACCAACACTTGAGGGGACGATCTCAACCTCCAAAACATAACGATGGGTATCTATATCACCATTACTCCACGCCGCACTTTGTATTGTTTGTTTTTGTGCGGTTGTAAAATATAAATCAGTATCTAAGTTAGAACCACTAGCACTACCATTATCCACAACAGTTATTGTTCCACTAGTTGCGGTGGGGGTGGTTTCTGAGTAAATGGTCTTCACTTCTCCCGCACCCATATTATATGTGGCACTATTACCCCCACATACAGTATAAGAAAATATGGTACCTGATACACCACTTGTTTCGGTAACCGAATACTCCCTACAACCACTACCCAATGATGTTGTATACTGCTCTACCATATCCTGATTTTCAAAAACCAATGTCCCAACAGTACCATCTCGTACCTCGTTAATGTCAACCTCTCCAACCAAATTTAGAAGATCGTCATTTATATTATCCTCCGTACATTTTTGGCAATCGGGATAGGTGACTAAACTAAATCTACTGATATAACTAAATTGGAGTTTTTTAGTAAAAATCATAAGATCATTACCGAGTTGTTTTATTTTCTTAAATGGGAAACCTTGAATAGTGTCGGCCAGGTCAAATAAAAGTTTCAAAACAAATTCTTTAATAAAAAGAGTGATAGTGTTGAACGCCTGTTCTAATAATATTAAGAATGAAATGATAAAGAAATTAAACCTATGATTTCTTACCGCCTCGTTAATTGGGAAATAATTGTTTGTTTGGGCGCAGTCATCCTTTTCAGCCGGCCAAATCTCTTTAATTCCAATGAACGATTCCCTCCTATCTCTAACAAGGAAATTGAATCGAGATTCGAGTGAACTTTGTTTAAAATATTTATTTATATATTGTGTGACAGTGTAAACCCTATTATACCTTAAACTATAAAAATAGTCCTGTGGCACACCAAACTTACCCTCGGCAATGCTTTGAGAATCTGTTCCGGTCATATAAGGGATCATGATATCAGGGTAATCGTCCAAATTGGTGGAGAAAGCGTACGATTTTTTATCAATCGTCGCCGATCTACCCAACTCACTCCCAAGATCATCCGTATGTATTTCCCTAATATTTGGTACTAAGAATTTAGCCGTGTACCTATTTCTTTCACCCGTATCTTCATTCAGAGAAAACCTAAATCTGTAAGTTCCTTCTGTGGCAATACCCTTTCTAGGGTCCTTAGTCTCAACTAGATTTCCAAATTCATCTGTAACCAATCTTCTCGTGTTCATTGGAACTCTAAAGAAGAAACGTCCATGTTCATCTATTTGACTATCAATTGATATGGCTTCTAATATTGGTCTGGAGTAATTTGTCGTTCCGTCTGAATTTTTTTCAAACACACCACTAAATCTTATGGCCTCAATATCTCCCTTAAATGTTGTGAGTCTACACTTCTCACCCATTTGGTTGTCGACATTACAATTAACCCTTAATGCGTCTTTTCCCGAGTCGGTAAATGTACCACCCATCATTATTGCATATGGTTCAATTCTAATACCCTGTTCTTTTAAATCAAAATCCGTTCTGGTTATCCCTATTTCACATAGGTCCTGATTACCCCAAAATGGATAGACTTCTATTGTTTTTTCAAAAGTCACTATCTGAGGAAGACCATCAATATTGTCCGAAGACATATATGTATAACCATTCTCAAATTTTTCAGGTGAGGTTCCTTCATATATAAAATCATATGGGACCATAGATTGACATCCCATGTCTGATAGGTCAACCTCCGCATGTAAGGTTTGACTTCCAACTGGAACCCCCCATATCATGAAGTCCCCCGAATCATTTGTTTTTACAGTGTACTTATAATATTTTTCATAGACTTCTAAAACCTCTTCTCTAGTTAAGATGTCTTCCTGATCGGGAAATGTTCCCGTTGGTGTGTGTCCTGAATGTTGTTTTCTAGAAGGGAGTAAATTATATCTATACCCAGCATCATTTCTATCAACCGTAGTAGTGTAGGGGTAGAGAGATTTTATGACAGGGTCTTCAGCGTCCTCATCACTTAAAGGAACAAATATTGAAACTCTAGCGTTTGGTACACCGAACCCATCATTTACAGATATTCTACCGCACACAACACCGTAGTCAGCGCAAAGAGACGTATATGCCTCTTGTTGTGTGAATTTTAATGAAAGAATTTCTAAAAGATCATAATCCTGTTTTAACTCAACAGTGATCTTTTGATCCTTACCAATTTCCGTAAGTATACGATGCTTCTGTACCATATCATATAAATAGATTAGAACCTATTTTCCTTAATTAATAATAATACAGAAAAAGAATTTTAGTATGTAGTGGAACCCAATGATTTGACCCTAACTTTAATGTCTTTATTAGGGAACCTAATTTGGAAAATCTGATTACTTTTCATGAATATTGTTGAGTCCGATTGTGAGATTTGTTTAGTATTCTCATCTGAATACCCTTGACTTATCTCTGCGGTAGAGTACTCCCCACCTGTTTTACCAAAAACTCTGACATCAACAACGTTTACTATACCAACAATATCTGAAATAGTTTTTTGTAACTCACCAACATAAAGTGGGTCACCCATTTTTCTATTATTAATATTAAAGAAGTCAGTTGCTTGTGTTATTACCTCTTTTAAAATTTCAGACTGATTTATATTCTTATCAACTAACAAATCCAATTCTAAACCAAAATCCACAACTTCCCCACTTTGTATATCAATATAGTCGTTGATCATTCTATAATTGGTGAGGTATCTTAATATGTTATTTTTAAGGGTATTAGAAACAGTATCTGTCAAATTACCTTGATCATCGTAAGACAATAATTTTATTTTTACTTTATTATCTTCTTCCATTACGTTGACCTTTGCCGGAGCACCGAACGTTGAGGGCATGGTCTCAATTAGTGACTTGTAATCGTTAAGAGTCACCGCCCTATTTTGAGCCGCAAAGTTATATCCAACCATATTTCTAATTTCCTCAACAGTTGGTTGGTCCGCCCCACCTACCGCAGGCGTTATATTCGTCACATTTAATGATTGTACAACCTGATTATTAACATTGGTTAGGGGTCCACTCACATTAAACTCTACATTATCGACACTAGTAATAACATTAACTCCTAAGTTGGTGTCTTTACCTCCACCGACTCTATATTTTATAAAAATGGTCGAGTTGGTTTTAGGTGTGGCACCTAAGGATAGGTTGTTTAAATAGGTACCTAAATTTACCTTAAGTGTACCATCGTTAAAAGAATCCAAATTCTCAAGTGGGTCTATGGCACCTGAACCAAAGGTTACTGACATAAAACCTTCGGGTGTATACTCACTAATAAATTTATTATTAACGGTCATATATTCTCCCGCAGTAAAATTGGACGTATCTGATGTAGAGGTCTTGTTAGGAATAAACACTTTATTTTCCATCAAACTTTTAACCTCATACCATCTATTGGTACCTGTCATAAATTCAGATGATGTTGGGTTTGAAGTATAGTTGGTACCCTCTTTATGAATTATTGATGTAACTCCCAAAACATTTGATTCAGGTAAATAAATTTTAAAAAATGGTTTCTGATCTTGTGATGAGATAACTCTTCTAAAAACCCTCGATACACCGTTAACAACCGCATCTCTTTTTACAATGGTGTAGGATATTAATTTATTGTTTGTGTCAAAATTTGGGATTTTTAATCTGTTGGGTTCTCCTTTATTATTGAATGGGTTTGAGAAGTCTATGTCTTCTATGGTTTCAAATGTTTGTCCTCCACCCGAAACTTGAGCCCCCGCTTTTAGAACACCTAAATATCTTTCATCTTCCTTGTCACCCCTTACAGGTACATTAATGGTAAAATCACAAAGAGCAACAGATGGTCTATTTCCAGGTATTCTGATACCATACGTCTTAGCAATATGAAAAAGTGATCTTCTTTGTTGAGCAAAATCCAACATAGTCTCTTGCCAAACTCTATCTATGTGATAATGTAAATTATCACCAATCGCTGCGTTTATATCTAATAAAACAGAATATATTGAGGCATCATTAGTGTTTTTAACTAAATCGGGATAATAATCCTTAGTTAAATTAACTAATTCCTGTCTAAGACCCGCAAAGTCTCTTTTTGCGTATGATATTTTTTTACTCATCTTATATGTTAATTATAACGAAATCTGAAGAGGAAAAGGCACCATCATTAACAGTGTAATCTATCTTCACTTTCGCAGTATACGGTTTAGTAGATTCGTCCGCTAATCTGAATAGTCTCTCATCATCATCTTCATCTACTTTAGAATGTGATGTGGGGTCTTCTTCCGCAGAAATTACTTTTATAGAATTAATATCTAGATTAGGTAAATATTTTCTACAACCCTCTCTGATTTCTTCCTCAATTAAATTAAATGTAACCATATCATTTTGATCGAAAATATATTCGTAAATTCTCGTACCAAAATCAGGTAAATAAAATCTACTACCTTTTTTAGTTAAAATAAGGTGTATAAGGTTAGCACGAACCTCTTTTTCAGGTGAGGTCGTCATTTTAAAATAATCTCCTGTTACACTTTCCCTAAAGGGGAAATCAATTCCATAGGTTACTGCCATACTAATAAATATATTCAATAGTAAAATGAGTGTAAATAAAAAACCCCTCGATATCGAGGGGTTAAAAAAACGAGATTAAAAAATCAATTAAGAACCACAACCTTCACAATCAAACGGAGAGTCATCAGGTCTTATGGTTGGTTGTGATACCATTTCTAACACCGTGTTGTCACTTAACAAAGAATTTGACGTAGGTGTTGGATTTTCTTTATGTTCTATAGTTTCATTTACAGTTTGTTCGGGGAGAGGTTGTGTTTTAGTAGTACTAATACCCAACCCTTTAAGTGGGTCAACCGCAGATCTTGTTCTTAAATAATACATACCCGTTTTAAGACCCAATTTCCATCCATGTAAATGAGCGGCCAATAACTTCGCTTTAGTGGCATTACTAATAAAAAGATTTAATGATTGTGATTGATCAATAAATACCGATCTATTAGCCGCCATGTTTAGCAATCGTTTCTGAGACATTTCCCAAACAGTTTTATAAATTTCTTTAATTTCTGTTGGTATTTCAGGAATGTTTTGAACCGACCCATTTTCCATTATGAGTTTATCCTTAATCTCATCATTCCAGAATCCACTACTCATTAACTCTTTTACTAGATGTTTATTTATAACAATAAACTCACCACCTAAAGTTCTACGAGAATAAAGATTTGTTGTAAATGGTTCAAACGCCTCATTATTACCTAATATCTGTGCGGTGGATGCGGTTGGCATCGGAGCGAACAATAGTGAATTTCTTACACCAAATTTAACCACTTCTTTTCTGAGTGATGTCCAATCCCATCTACCAGATAGGTCTTTATCTTTAAGTCCCCACATTTGGTATTGGAAGACCCCCTTTTCAACAGGAGATCCTGAAATAGATTCATACGGTCCAACTTCTTTTGATAAATCCTTTGATGAGGTCATAGCCGCAAAATAGATTGTCTCAAAAATATCTGTTTGTAATTTATCCGCCTCCTCGCTTTCAAAAGGTAATCTCAACATACAGAAAACATCTGCCAAACCTTGTACACCTAAACCAACAGGTCTGTGTCTAAAGTTAGATCTTTTTGTTTCCTCGGTAGGGTAAAAGTTTAGGTCAATAACGTTGTTTAAGTTTCTAACAACTTGATAGACATACTCATACAAAAGTTCATGACTAAACTCACCGTCTATAATATACTTAGGTAAAGCAATAGATGCAAGATTACATACTGCCTGTTCCGTTGGTGAACTGTATTCAATAATCTCGGTACACAAATTAGATGACTTGATGGTACCTAAATTTTGTTGATTTGACTTATAGTTTGCAGCATCCTTATACAACATATAAGGCGTTCCTGTCTCAATCTGTGCTGTCAAAATGGCATCCATTAATTTTCTCGCCTTGATAACTCTACGTCCTCTACCTTCACTTTCATATTGTGTATACAATTCTGTAAAGTTTTTACTGTCGGGTGAGTCGTAGACATCAGACAATCCAGGTGCTTCATTGGGTGAGAACAGAGTCCAATCCCCATCTTGTTCAACACGTTCCATAAATAAATCGGGAGTCCACATAGCGAGGAATAGATCCCTTGCTCTCATCTCCTCCTTACCATGGTTTTTTCTCAGATCAATAAATTCAAAGATGTCTGAGTGCCATGGTTCCAAATAAACCGCGAACGATCCCTTTCTTTTACCACCCTGATTAATCCAACGAGCAACCTCGTTATAAGTTTTCATCATTGGGATTAATCCGTCGGATTCTCCACCCGTTCCCTTAATATAAGAACCCTTGGCTCTCACATCATGTACGTGAAGACCGATACCACCTGCCCACTTGGAAATATTTGCCACGTCTTTTATTGTATCAAATAATCCATTAATATCATCACCCTTGTTACCAATTAGAAAACATGAAGACATTTGTGGTCTTCTAGTCCCCGCATTAAAAAGGGTTGGGGTTGCATGTGTATAGAAATGTTGTGATAGGTCGTCATATATTTTAAGACCCATTTCCAAATCACCATTACAAATACCGAGAGCAACCCTCATGTACATGTATTGTGGTCTTTCCACTATTCGGTCACTTATTTTTAAAAGATAAGATCTTTCCAAGGTTTTAAACCCAAAATAGTCAAAATCAAAGTCTCTCTCTTGTACAATGGCACCATCGACTATAGACCTATTTTTCATGACGAATTCATATAACTCGTCAGAAATCAATGAAGATTCGACACCAGTTCTTGGCTCAATAAATGAGTAGAGTTCCTTTATAGACTGTGAGAATTTTTTTGGGGTTGTTTTATGTAGGTTAGTCACTGCGATACGTCCCGATAACCTTGCGTAATCAGGATGTGTTGTTGTCATCGACGCCGCAGTTTCCGCCGCCAATACATCTAACTCAGTGGTTGATATTCCATCGTATATTCCCTGTGTAACCTTAAGGGTAATATATGTGGGATCCACATAATCTAAATTTAAGTCAGAACACAAGGCAGAAATTCTTCTTGTGATCTTATCATATCTCATTTCCTCTAAGGACCCGTCTCTCTTTTTTACCTTCATCTTATTTCAAATTTTTAAAAATCCATATCACCAAAAGCGGAATCTAAATCCTCTTCGGCATCTTTATTCACACCCGCTTTTTGGTACTCAGCCACTCTCTTCTCAAAGAAGTTAGTCTTACCCTGTAGTGCGATGTTTTGCATAAAATCAAAAGGGTTTTCTGAATTAAAATGTTTTGGTACCCCTAATGAATCTAAAAGTCTGTCAGCAACAAACTCCAAATACTGAGACATTAGGTCGGCATTCATACCAATTAATCTAACAGGTAGAGCCTCTAAAATAAACTCCTTTTCAATCTCTAATGCGGAGACGATGATCTCCTTAATTCGTTTGTGTGATAACTTTTTCTCAATGTGCTCATTGTACAAGTGACAAGCAAAATCACAATGTAACCCCTCATCTCTTGAAATTAATTCATTAGAGAATGTAAGTCCCGGCATTAAACCACGTTTTTTGAGCCAGAAAATAGAACAGAATGATCCTGAAAAGAAGATACCCTCAACCGCCGCGAATGCAATTAATCTTTCAGCAAAAGAATCAGACTCGATCCACTTAAGTGCCCACGACGCCTTTTTCTTAATTGCAGGAATTGTCTCAATTGCATTAAACAAATAATTTTGTTCCTCAACATCTTTAATATAGGTGTCAATCAACAATGAATAGGTTTCACTGTGAATGTTCTCCATAGCAATTTGGAACCCATAAAAGAATTTGGCCTCAGTGTATTGAACTTCATTTACAAAATTCTCCGCCAAATTCTCATTCACAATACCATCAGAGGCAGCAAAGAATGCCAGAACGTGTTTAACAAAGTGTCTTTCATCGTCGTTTAATTTATTTGACCAGTCACTTATATCTTGAGCTAAATCAATTTCTTCCGCAGTCCAAAATGACGCTTCTTGTTGTTTATAGAACTTCCATATGTCATGATGTTCGATAGGAAAAAGGACGAAACGTCCCTGATTTTCTTGTAAAATCTTTTCAGTCATTTTCTAAAATTTTATTATTCTTATTGAATTCCGTGTGTCTTCTTGTAAAGTTCCTGAGCTCTTTTAAGTCCATCTTCACTCTTACGCATTTGATGTCCTAATAATGTCTCCTGTTCACTTACGTCGATATCTAAGTATTCATTATCGAACTTACAGTTAACGAAGTTAACACCGTCCCTACCAATCCTTGATTTTACTAATGTAACGTTGGCGGTCTTATTTTCTTTTTGTTCTAAACTCTTAGCAATTGAAATAATCACGTGGGCTGATTGAGCCTTTTTAATAGACCCTCCCATATCATCCACATTTACAATATCCGCAGAAATCGACCCTCTATTACCTTGAGCGGCGGTCCATATTGCCATATTAAGTTCAGCACACATTGACTCAACCGCCCTAATTACTGAACCTTCACCTTTCCACTCCTCACCGAAAACACCCTTATCAGATGAAACACAATCTATATAATCTATGACTAAAAGATCAGGTTTAAACCCTTGGGACTCTAATTTTCTTAGTTTACGTCTGATTTCACCAACACTGGTTCTGTCACTTTCCATTTTGATGAGTTTCAACGCACCGAAGTTTGGGTGGTTGGTTGTCTCTTTAACTTTTTGGATTACGAAGTCCTTATTCTCTTGTGATTCGGTTTGCCAATCACTTGGTTTTCCAGACCATATCGTGTAGTGTTTTTTTCTAATTTCAGATTCTCTATCCTCGAAAAAGATATGTACCACCTTAAATCCTGTATTCGCCGCGGTATTGGCAAACTTGGTAAGAATTGTAGACTTACCAACCCCCGTGGGGGCAATAACCATACCTAACTCACCATGACCTAAACCACCTTTTAAAAGATTATCTAATCCTGCAACCCCTGTCGGTATTGGTGTTCTGGTATCCTTCTCTAAAGCAGACTCAAGGTCTTCTAAAATATCAACGATATCATCATCAGTAGTACCAACTTGTAGTGCCTCAACGATCATCTCTTGGATTTTCTCATAGTTTTGGAACTCCCCATTCTCCGCAATACCATTAACCTTCTTTAGGGTTTTTAATAGATTTTGTTGTTTACAGAAATTTAGTGATGTGTCCTTCACGTATGTTGGACCCATAATAGTTTCCTCCAAATTTTCAATCTCTTGGAGAGTATCCGTGTGTAATCGTCCTGCAATTGGGTTTGATGCGGTATCCTCAGATATCTTTTGTTTTAATGTAACATAATTAGGAATTTTACGATACGTGTCCGTTAATTCTTTTATGTTTTGTACAATATATCTAAAGGAGTTATTATCAAAATATTTACTTTCTAAAACCTCAATTATCTGCTCTCCGTACTTTGGATCTTCTATTATTGATTTAATTAATACTTGTTGGAATTGATTCCCTAATTTGTTAAAATTATTTTCTGTCATTGTTCAAAATTTACTTTTTCATCTTTTTTTTATAGTTCGTAATTGAGGTATTTTTTTTCTAAGTTGGTCGAAGACAGTGTCTCACTAAGTCCACCTAGGATTCTTCTCAACTTTGGTCGAATGTCCACCGCATATCTAACCTTAGGATGGAAGATATGTGCGGGGAATACTCTTGAAATAAATACATCGTTTTCCTGCTTAATCTCTAGTAAAAAGTACTCTTCAGTGTCCGGTCCTTCATCGGTCGAAGGGTCGAAAAGTGGAAAATAATTTTGATTATCGTGTAGATATTCCAAAGTTTTTTCTTTCAAATCTGCGGTAATTTCTTCACAAATATTTTTCACATTATAGTAAATGTCCATAGATCTTCGCGACTCGTTGTTAAAATTTCTAACATTGAAGAATCTTTGACAAATAATATTACCACTAAGGGTTAATAGAAATTCACATTTAGTTGTTTCGTTAGTACTCATCGTTTTTAAATTTTATTATTTTTTTATTTTTCTCCTTACGCGTTAAACGAAGGAAAGGGTTTAGGAAATTTATCCACGCGTCATCTGATTTAGGTAGAACCGTAAAGATTCCATCTTCCATCATCATCTTCATGGTATTTTTATATGAACGTCCTTCAGGGTCTAAATTCTCCTTAATAAGTTCAACAATTGTCTCTCTTGCCTCGTCTGTTAGAAATGGGTGATCTAAACTGACGATACTTTCATTAAGAGTAAAAAATTCTTCTCCGTAGACCCCGTATTTGGTGACACCTGTTAACAGGTTCTTAACCGTAGAATTATGTTTATCCTCCTCGAACATTTTGTTGGTTTTCTCAATCACCTCATTCATGGTGATTGGTCGTTCCTTTACTTCGGGGAACATGGATATAAATTTTTTGATTCCCATGTTCTTTATTCCCGCGATGTTATCGGACCGATCCCCACATATCATTTTAACGATTTTAACGTTCTGTATGTGGATCTCTTCTTTATCATAAGGTATGATGTCATTTTGTTCGTAAAGGTGTCTGTGAGAGGGGTTATATACCCTTACGTTAGTCGACACTAACTGAGTAAGGTCTCCGTCAGAAGAATACACAATACAATTCTCATCTGTATTTTGTGTATAAAACGCAATACAGTCATCTGTTTCACAGAATTCAAATTCACCTTGTCGAACATAGAGTTCTTCTAAGTATTGTTGGATTCTACGTCTTTGTCTTGTGTAAGATTCCTTTTCGTTATCGGTACGTACCCTTTCTCTCCTATTTTCTTTATAACGATGGTACATTCTTTTACGAGTAGCCGCACCGTCTTCCCCGTCCCAAAAAACCACAATCTTATCAAGTCTGTAGTTTTCAAAGGATTTTCTTAATGTGTTGAGGAAGTGATAAATACCACCAATATGATCTCCTTTATAGAAGTAATTTTTTACTCCAAAAAAACCGATAGTAAGTAAGTTATCTCCGTCTACTAATAAAACTGACATTTAAAACCTTTTATAGGTTCAACAAAAAATTTCTAATCCCCATCCTCTTCTCTGATGACAAAGTCTCCCCCTTCACCAAGTTGATTTTTCCAATATTCTGAGTACTCACTCTTGTATTGTTCTAAGGATTTTTTCTCCTCGGCCGCATCTTTTCCTTTTAGGAATCCATGTGCCGTAACAATGATTCTGCCATCTTCGTAACCAAGACCATTTACGTGGTTCTTCATGATAGAAATCTTACTTTTAGTTGCGAACTTTACTTTTCTCCCACCTTTAACGGCTGAGATTGGGTTAGTTCCCGCATTTTTCTGATTTCCATATCTGAATACCAATGTTGAGTTTAACCACACAGACTCACCACCTTTTGCTTTGATCTTAGGTTGACCAAATGGGTTATCAGGTAACTCAACCCATGGTTGGTTAACAATAACTAAAGTGTTTGTGTATGGAGAATCTACTCGTCTTGATCCTGAGATTCTTTGGTTAAGTCCCATTCCTATTTTATCTGACAATACCGATGCGTTGTGTTGTTTACCACCTTTACCATCGAAGGTCATTTTACATGGAACGGATCCAACTGAATCCCATAAGAATAACATGTCATATTCGATTTCGCCCTTTTTCTGTGCGTCCAACAATTCATTAATGTAATCGGTGATTTGTTCGATATACTCAAATTGATTGTTGAATAGGAAGAAACCATCATATTCTATTTCACCCGTTTCTTCGTCCACTACTTCTTCAACTTCGAGACCCATCAACTTTGCGTGAGGAAAATCCCATTTTTGTTCGGTAATAATGAAGACAGGTAAAACACCTTTCTTTTGTGCGTCCACGGCGGTCTTTACCAATGCCGTAGTTTTACCCGTATCTGAGTGACCTAAGAACATATTAATGTGTCCCATGGCAGGTCCAGGTAATCCTGTTGCGTCTAAGAAAGCATCACCCAAGTCAAAAAACTTATCAGACTTAAATTTCGCCTGAACAGAGAACTTTGATTTGATACTTTTAAAATCTTTCTTTTTAATTGCCATATGATAATTTTTATAAAAGGGTCCCCATCCTCAGGGCCGATATAATCGGTTTCTGCTCCACCAGATGTTCACACATCATTTTTTTCGAGGTGGGGACCCATAGTTCTATTTAGAATGGTAAATCATCATCAACATCCTCATTAACTTGTGGATCTTCAACTTCTACCTTAGGACTTAAGGTAGATGTATGTCCGTAGTCACTTTCAGATTCTGAACTAGACACATATTTCTTTGATTCGGAATCCCACACAGGTACCTCACCCAACGCAACCATTTCCAAATATTCTAATGGTTTAACTGAGTATACATCTCTCCATGTGTCGGGATCGTTAATCCACTCATTAGCAATTTCAGGATCTGAGTGTAGTCCACTCTTGTCTTCCTGAATAATTGAATTAATGGTGGTGTACTCTCTACCGTTAGGTGCTTTGTTAAGAGTTAACGAAAGAATCAAATCTCTACCCTCTAACATATCCGTGATATCACCTTTACTTCTGATGATAGGGATAATTTTGTCAAAAGGTCCGTCACCTTTGTAGTTGTGTTTAAATCTCCAAAACTTAGGTCCATCTTGTTCGTTGTCTCTGTCAATGACTTTAACAATGTAGAACTTTCTAGATCTGTAAGATCTTGCGAGTACTTTATCACTCTCAACACCTGTTGATTCCAAACTTTTTCTAACCTCGTTCAGGGGTGATCTATCACCGTCTTGAGCGGGATCATAAAGTTTCAACCACTTACCATTTACTTGGATTTCGTGAAACTCGACTTCTTTAAATGGACTTGATCCATCTGTTGTAGGTAGAATTCTTATTCTCTTCTGTGAAGAGTTAGAACCTTTAGGTAAAATAGTTGTGAAGTACTTTTTTAGTCGATCTTCACTCGACATTTTGTTGCCGCTTGCGGCAGGTTGCGTATTCTTCTGATATTGAGAAAGAATCGCGTCAATCGAATTGTTCATACTATATTATTTTAAATTGTTATGTATATAAATGGTACACAAAAAAAGTCTAAAGGTCAAGGCCCCCAGACTAATTTTATACCAAATATTTTGTTTTTGATTACTTAAGTGTCAGTAAATAAGAGAGTTTGTTGATTTGTGCCAACATTTCATCTCTGATATTTAACAAATCACTATCAGTAGGACTGATCTCCATTTCTTGGAGTGTTTTTCTAACCGTCTTTATCATTCCTAATAAATCCACGTCAGAAAGATTGTTGATTGTTAGAGTCTTGTGTTCATCGTCTAAGATAAATCTCCCATGAAGACCCATACAGGTCTCTACATAAGAGTCTATAAGACCGTCTAACACTTCATACGCACCACCAATGGCGATATGCTTAGCATGACTCTTTGTTTGCCAATGAAGGATTCTTAATTGGGCTTGGAGTTCTAAGAAAAATTTAACATTACCATTCAACTTCATTTTCAGCGTTGGGGTCTATGTTGAAGGAATCTCTTACCTCTTTATCGTTATAATCGTCAATGTCTTGTTTGGTGATGATGTATTCGTTCTTACCGCTTGCCTTCATGTCAAGTTGTTTTTGAGAGAAGAATTCGGATGGTTTTTGGTTAAATGGATAGGAATCCAATGATCTCATCTCCAATTTTTCTTGTGGGGTTGGTGCCTTCATGGTCTCAACCTTTGATTCTAAATTGTCAATCTTGGCAATGACATTATCCATTTGGGATAACTTAGATTCTAAATCATCCAACTTAGAGAATAGGTCACCCATTTTACCCATTACGGCATCACTTTCACTTTGCTTGTCGTCTAACTGATTTTTAATATTTTGGGTCATGTTAACGAGATCCGTTATATCAATTTCCTCCGTGTCTCCTCCCGACTCAGGAGCATCACCAACAGGTGCATCCCCAACAGGTGCATCCCCAACAGGTGCGTCTCCAACAGGTGCGTCTCCCGCGGGGATATCATCAACAGGAGCATCTCCCGCAGGGATATCATCAACAGGTTCTTCGGCACCTCCAGGTAATGAAGTAGGATCAACAGGTTCTTCCTGTTCCATGATCATTTTCTTACCGTAGTTATTGATACTACGATAACGCATTAACTCTTCGTGTAATTTATCCTCTAATTTCATCTCTTAATCACTTAATAGTTGTCTACCGTCTTCGGTAATGTATTTTTTATTAATTCTTTCCACTAGTCCGTCTTTACTACGAATCACGTAGCACTCACCAGTGTTCATATCACAAACCTCTTGTTCAGTACCCTCTTCGTTCAAATTGCGTACTGACTTATTACCTAAGAAGTTTTCTAATGCGGAATCTACTTTTAAATTTGCCATAATATTATTCCATTTTATAATAAATATCCCGTTTTACGTAATTATTCAATTTTAAAATAGACAACATCGCCATCATTTAATCCTAAGTCTTTCATTAGGTTTTTTGAAAGTGTTAATCCAACCAAAAGTGTTTTACCGTCTTTGGTTATTACCCTATGCCCCACATCTATGGGACCATTAACATATCTACTAACACCTGGACCCGCCGGAAGATTATTAATGTCTAATTTGGAATCAGCAATAATCGTTTTAGATTTACTATTTAACGGATTAAAGAAATGTGTTTTTGAGTTATACATTAAATAGTCTGCAGTAGGTATCTCAGCGAGAGTGCTGGGTGTTTCTTTAAATTCGGACACAACAAATGGAGCCGAATAAAAATATTTATTACTGTTTTTTATTTCAGACCACATTAACTTAGATGGGTTGACCGTATTTCTTTTAATTTTTGTGGGGAGAAACATTACAGTACTGTCGTTTAATCCCGAGTCCATAGTGATAACTAATGATCTATACCACGTATTAGATTTATATTTTACCTTTTGGATTGTCTTATCGCCACCATATCCATTAAATGGTATACACAGGTTTGTGATTCCAGATTCTTTTAATAATTCCTCACCAGGAATAATGGTTCCACTTCTATCGGTGGTGAAAGTACCATTACTCGTTGTAATTGTTTCTTCTGTTGTGACACCCGTAGTTGTAGAATTTTTAGCCGTTGCTGCGTTGAGTATTTTGTCAAACAACACTCTGTACGATGCTGTAAACGACTCTTTAGGATCGGGTAATGAATCTTTAGGTATTCTTACTCCTTTAAAAGTGGTTTTAATTGTGTTACCCTCTATCCTATGACTTACTTCAACAATCCAATATGCCCCTTCAAAAAGAGGAACGTTTTTCAACTGAAAGTACATGGTAGGTTGTATCATAACATTACCCATTGCCTCTACTTGACATGAATACGATCTAGATTCATAAATGTCATATAACCCAATGTCGATTTGTCCAGTACCTGAACCCGATTCGGATCTTCCTAAACGTTCAATAGCCAAATTACTTTCGTAAGTATTTCTGAATTGTGATTGATCCAAACTTACTCCTTTGAATATTCCTTGGTTTTGATCTCCGAAACTAACCTCAAAAGCAACAACCTTATTTGATTTGGATAAACTATTTGATTCAAAAAATTTGGGGTTAGTTATAAGTAATGGGTTGTTTTGTGAATCGGCTATATTAAATCCATCATTCAAATAAAGATATTCTTTACTTATGGTCGATAGATCTAAGTGTTTAGAGGTTCTACCAACATATTGTAATATTATCTTGGGTGTCGCATACTCTAAATCAACCTCTAAGTATTTACCAAACATTATATTCGCAATATCTCTCGATGGTTTTATTTTAGTTTTATTAGAACTATTACCGTAAAAGTTAACATATGCGGGTAGTGCCCTTAAATCAACATTTGATCTACTTAGTATCATTGATATAACACCATATAGTTCCAAACCTTGATTCCTATAATCATCTAAGGCAATTAATTTTTTAATGTCTATGAAGAAGTCGTCTCCGATATCCTTATTGGCTTTATCTAAAAATAGAAACTCTTCCATTAATAGTTTTTGTCCGATTGAGTTACCCGCAATCCATGAATCGTTAAATAATTTAAACGTATTGTATGTTTGTAGTTTTAGTGGGGTGTCTCCATAGTTACCAACGATAGATTGGTTATTATTTTCATCCTTATCTCTCTTTAATGACGAAAAATTAGGTATTAGTTTTTGTAGGAAATACCCGTGTCTTTTTTGGTGAGGTACTATAATTTCGTTTAATAGATAGTTTTGGAAACTATCCCTGTTTGCAGAACCTCCCGATTTCCTATAACCACCATAGATTTTTACTATTGACCTAAAATTGAAGATATTATCATCACTTAACTCAATATTACTTACTGAGAAAAATTCCGAGTAGTATCCATCTATATCCTCACCTATATATAATTCAATGTATTTCGTACCTGTAGTCAGTTGGGTGGCGTCAAAGGAACCAAAGTTTACCTGTCTTTCTATCTCACCCGCATACGCACTTAAAAAGAAGGTATCCAATTCTTTTGGATTACTAATAGTTAACTTAAGTAAGTTATTTTGTGATAATAACTCAGCAGTAATGTCCTTTAATTTTTGTGTTTGTCTTTCCTTAATTTTAGATATTACCGTGGGTAGGTTATTTAAGTTGTCTGAGGATTCTTTCTTAACTGAACATATTTCTTTTAACAGTGATTGAAAATTATCATGTGTAGTGTTTTCATATTGTTTGTACGATTCATAAGAGTCAATCTTTTCTGACGCAAAGTTTAAAAATGCCTTCTCAAAAGAATCTAATATTGGTGGGCTAAACACACCTATAAGGTCAATCACTTTTTTATTATTCGAGGACATCTCCACAAAGTGTTCCTTATATGATGGTAAAGTTTGTCCCGTTAAAGTAAACTCTTCGTACTCATCCTGTGTCCAATTAGATCTGAAATTAAAATGACAGGAATCGATTTGATCTTCTAAGTAATTGAATCTACCAACCGTACTACCAAAAGATGGTAAGATTGTGTACCTTAAGTCAGAAGAAACAAAACGACTATTATCTACAAATGAGTTGTGGTAATAAAGACCATCAATCCCATCAGAAAAAACCCTAAAAGAATCTATCAGCATACTTTTATCCGTAACTACACTTTCAAAGGATACACCTGTCTGATCATTTGGATCGAAAAAGGTATAGTCATGAAGTACCTGGTGATATATTGAATAGTAATATGGGTATAAACCAACACTATCTGTTAACGAATATGTTGACCCCGTATACCCGTATGAGTTGTCAAAATAGGTTTGAATGTTTATATTGTCTTCTGCATTATCAATGATGTCCACCCCATCAACTATAAATGTTTTATATCTATGGTAAATGGAACCCCATTTTAAAATTAAATGGTAGGGTATATAATGAGTTGATCCCACTTCAGTAAACAATGATGACATTAGTATTTCTTTGTCACCAAACTTTATCTTATCAGTAAGATCTTTAAAATCTAAAGAATTTAATAAAAGATATGCGGACCCTTTATACTTCGCTTGAGCGTTGGTATTATGGAACTCTTCAAAAAGAGTTTTATGGAAATATGGACTGTTTAATACATTAACACTATTTGATTCGATACCAATTTTTTTGTTAAAAATATTTGTTTCATTTTTAACCCAAGACTTCGCGTTAATTGGTGATGATATAAACCCTTGATTTGTATCAATAATAAAAAGGTTACTAACGTCTATTTCTGATTTTGTGAATGACGGTTTTCCTATGTAACCTAAGTAAGTATCCGAATTAAACGGATATATTTTTGTTCTATATTCCTCAGAAGTGTAGTTGTCTAACTCACCACTAAGGGTTGGATACTCACTACTCCTTTCGAGTTTTATTGTTTCCTTATTATATGATTCTAACTTAAAGGAGACAGTCCTTAAGTCGTTTATATAATCAACTGTTGGTATTCTATCTAAGTAGTATGGGTATCTATCGAATGGTGAAAACGATTTCATTAAGTCTAATAGAAGTGATTCATTTTTTACACTATCCCTTAGTATATCAACAATGAAGAAATCTTCTTTTATGATTTCTTGTATCGTATCGAATTCCATTCTAACCAACTCATTTAAAGAACTATTAGAAAATGTATCATACAGTGTAAAAAGTTGGGACCTCTCGTAGATCTCATAAAGGACGGACGCTAAATTCTTTTCTGTATATGGGATATACGTGTAAAGTGAATTTGTGGTCGAAATGGGTTTTATCGACTTTACGTCCGCATCATTACTATCGAAGGTGAAAACCGTCGTATTAAAGGTTTTTTCTTTATTAACTAAGGGATCTTCTTTTAGAGTACTAACCGATAGATAATTCTCAACAAAGTTCACTTCAGGCCATAGCACCTTATCATCGGAACCCAACTTAGATATTAGGTCCGGATCTCCTGGATACGCCAATACCTTAGAATTACCTTCACTAACTTTTTTTACTTCTGGCCATGGATAAATGGAACCATTTTTTACCGTATCACCTTCAAAACCAACCAACCGTTTCGCTCTTTCGGCACCAACGTTGAAAGCCTGTTGGTGTGTGCTTTTGAATAATCTAATGAAGGTATCCGCATTAGCCAGAATTACCCCAAAGACATTTCTTATCGTAGGTTCAAATCCAATACCCTTACTTTTATCGACATAGAACTCGTTCATTTTCTTTTCTACCGCGTTCTGTAGTTTTAACTTCTGTTCTAAAAACGACTTATTAATGTCAAGAATATCTTCCAATAGTTCATTAATGGCCACAACATTTTTTGCCTCAAACATCGTGTGATATGAATCGACATCTTTAATGTTATTAATTAGATTAATTCTCATTTCACTCTTAGTTTTCCTATCGTGAGATGAATTATCTATCTTTTCCTGTGAAGTCTCTTGAGCCTTTTTTAATTTTTTACTATAAGTTTCAATAATCGATTTTAAAGAGGAACCTGTAGACCCCTTGATGTTTTTATCGCTGCCATTTTCTGTCTTAACTAAATAGAAAAATTTCTTACCATCGGGTTCTGGTATCGTCACAAAATCCGCGGTTAGAAATCTTGTTTTCCACGATTTAACCGCACCTCTGTATTCTGTTAAAACATCCTCAATGGCTTTGACTTGAGCAAACACAGACATATCCGCAACCTCATCAAAAATCATTTTTTCTAACTCAACATCTAAAGACTTTGCTTTTATGATAAGTTCTCTGAGTGTTGGGTTTATATCTTCGGGAATCGTTATTAATCCCTTTCGTCTATATTCTTGATATATTGATTTTAAGGTTTGATATCCTTTAGAGGATTTGGATAGTGTGACCTTTACTTCACCAGTCGATTCATTGACCTCCCTTTTATCGGGTTTCTCAATCGCAAACATGTAGGGTGCGTTTAGAATACCTGTTAGGGGTATTTGATTTAAGTGTGCGTATGTTGACCCTACGAATTTTGTATTGATCACAAAATTTCCATTGGTGTCGTCGTAACTTGAGTTGAAACTTACAAGATGTAATCTATATTTTATTGCCTTACCGTAAAAACCTTTTACTGTTAAGTAAAAAATCGGCCATGGTTGATGGAAGAACGCCTTATAGGGTGAATTTTCAGGGGATTCAAACAATGTTTTACCTCTGACATCCACAAATTGTATACTTACTGAAGGAATGAAGTTAGTTCCTTTTACGTCTATAGCAACACTAGTCATACCAAACCCCTGTCCACTTGCGTCGGATATTGGGGACGTATTGGTCTTATCTATTTCTTTACCGGCTTCAATAGTTTCATAATTATAGGTGTTGGTCCACGATGTGTCTAAATAATCACTATCTTTATTCTGTAGTAGATTAAGTGTTCCATTTGCTATGGAAGTTAGGGTAGACCCCTCTACGGAGTTAGCCGTATTCAGTATGGTTCTAGGTATTAAGTCGGCCTCTAAATTTATATAGTAAACAAAATTTTCCGCGTTAGTACCTCTAGGTTCAACAAAACCATCAGTAACAACACTGTTAGGATCGATATAAATTAAATTATTTTGATCGACCTTAACAAGAATATTCTCACTACCATTTAGTTCATTCTTCGCCATAATACAAGTTGTACAGATCTACACCTCTTTTATATTCTTGGAGGGTACTTATTAACGGAAAAGGAATTCTTAAAATACTATTATTAGGTATTTCGAACTCTATACTACCAACCAATGGGTTTGCCTGTAGTATTAACCAACCAAAAACAGGTGTGTTATAGTATTCTTGTGAAATTTTATCCAACCTATCTTTTCCCTTTTTGTACTGTACATACTTGTCTGTAGACCTAATGGGGATTTCAATGCCAGGGACTATTTTAAAATCACCATCTTCTTCGAACATGTCATATCTATTGAAATACTCTCGACTCATGGTTTATAGAAATTTAATGTAGAACCTAACCCACCCTTGGTTGATTGTACTTTCGTCAATTCATCCAATTGTTGTGAATCTGTTATATCCGCAGTGGATAGAATGTTGAATGTTAAAGACTCACTTCCTTTACTTACTACACTCTTCTTAGATAATCTAACTTCTTTTCCTTTCGTTTCCTTAAAGAATTTATCAATCTTATTATCGATCTTAGTCTTAATGTTCGTTGGATAAAGAACCGTATCTGTAGTATAAATCTTTTTCAATTCAGTTTTAGTATTAATCTCTCCTTCACCATTTTTGGTGTTAGTATATAATAATACAGATAAAATTTGACTAAGTGTATCCACGTCAACAGTTAAATTGTTGAAGTCTATACTGTCATCTAATTTATTAACAAACTTATCAGAGTTTTTATCAAAATATTTTACACATTCGTCGTACTCACCATATAGAGTTTCTGACGTGAATCCCTCAAGTGTTGCCTCAGTACCTTGCCCATCTTTAACTTTACCATCGGTGAAGTACTTTGTCAAATAGTTTAACTTATCCATGGTCTGAATTAATGGATTTCTAACTTCCATTACCTCTTTTATACCCGAGTAACTTATTAATGAATCTAATTTATTTTCAACGAGTTCGGTTAATTTTTCACTTAATATTTTATTTGATCTTTGTATAACATCGGTTGACATAAATTTATCAAATCCCATCATTGTTGAAACATCTAATGTTTGGATAGCGGAAACTAATTTTGTCTTTAAATCAATTACGTATTTATCTAGATTCTTAACCTTATCATATTCTCCAAACATTTTAATGGTTGTTGGTCCGCTTGGTGATTCGATCGTAAACTCGTTTATTTTTCTGTAATCGGGTGAGAATATTAAGGAATGAACCTCGGGTCCAAATTCACTCATTGTTGAAGTATACAGGGTACCTAACTTTGAGAAATAGTTGTTCGTACTATCGAAGACGCTGTCCACGATGGTTTTATATGTAATTGTACCGCCAGTTGTATTTCCTGAGATTTCTCCAAACTCACCAATATATTGATCACTCACTACGTTTTGTCCCTCATCAACCCCTTCTTCAACTGTTGGGGTGGGGTTCGACTTTTGTAATTTTTCTAAAAACTCTTTTGTAAATTCTTCCGTTGTTTTACCATCGATGGTTGATGTTGATACAGACCTAGGATCGTACATCTCCGTATTGGCGAAGAAGTTCGACGATAAGGCGTTCTGTAATCTCTCAACAGGTTTTGAGAGACCTTGACCACCAATAAAGTTTACTTGTAGGGTAACATTAGCGATCATTGGTTGGACACCTATACCTTCAGGGTTTAAATCCCATACACCTTCATCATATGTTATATTAACGTCCCTAATAACAATTTTAGAGTGGTAGAAATCACCAATCCTTACAACACAAATGGGTGGTGGACCAAAACTAGTATTTCTCGCCCTAAGGTCTAACTCACTATTTAATCCCTTAATAGGTATTGTGTCACCAGGTCTTACACACTGTAATAAAAACGTCAAACGTGCATTAAGTCCCTCAGGTGTCATAGAGTGGAATGCAGGGTGAAAATATCTTAATTTTTCCCTTAAACTATTAAACTGAACGGGAGAATCTTCCTCTAATACTTTAAAGTAATAACACTCAGACAACGTCTTCATAATGATACGTTTCATTTCATTAATCTGAGGTTTTTTGACAGTTGGTGGTTTGTATTCTCCGTCAGGTGTTAGTTTATAAAGTTTTTCAGGATCTATAGGTTTAGGTGGTGGTTGATCGATCGGGGTTTTAGTAAATGATATTGTACTTTGTCTACAATAAAACGTTGCAGGTGCGGTTCTCTTAAGTGACGAACTTGACTTCAATTCACCACCATGACAGTCCACATTAACTTCACCCCCACCTAATGTGTTGCCATCAATTTTAAGGTTTTCACCGACATTGTCTACGTTTAAAATTAATTTACCCTCGAGACCTTCATATCCGAGTTCCGCAAATGTGTATTCACCAACGGACACTGTTCTATCCACTCCTGCGGCAGGAATGGTTGAAGTCCATTTTGGTTCCGTGTTGTTTTTTGATAAGAGGGACAATAAGTCCTTAAGAATACTGTGAGTTCTCCTCATTGATAATTTTACGTTATAATCATCATCAGCAACGGAAGAGGTACTCGATAAAACACTAATTTTTAATTCTTTAACCTTACCTTCTGTAATTTCAGTTTTTAGTGTTTCTATGTGGGATATGTACCCATCATAATTTTGTTTTAATTTTTCAAAACCTTTACCCGCCCTTTCCAAAACAGAACTTATGTCTTCTGGTGTTCCTGTTAAATCATTTCTACCATAAATGACAGTCATGTCATTCTTTTTTGCGTTTGTTAGAGGTGACGTGAACAAATTATTTAGACCATTTTCTAAGTCTTTCATGTATGTTTGGTCCTGAGGAGATGTTGTACTACCCGAATATCCGATGTATTGATCGTACAATGTGGTATATGTGTGTTCAGCACTTACACCACTTCCTTTAGGGTAGTCATTCCTAAAATATAAAGTAACTGTTTCTGTCACCGGAGATTGAGTCACGGGTTCTGAAGTTTGATTAGGGTCTACGGGTACCTCAACTTCTTCAACATCTACCTTATATTTTTTAATTGTTTCGGGGTCAGATCCGCCCTCCAAATATTTTTTAATCTTATCTAAATCCTCACTAGTGAGAGTTGTATATGTTCTAATTAAACTATAAAAATCTATCTCCTCACACCCCGCAAAAAACGCGTTTATATAATTGTCCGCCTCTTCGTCAGACATATCCTTAAACACCTTACTAACCATCAAATTCAGGATACTAGGGTGGTCTACCACCACTTTAAAAGAAATTTGACCCGAACGAGAGGTATTTTGATACGTATAAATTGGTTCGGGACGACCTAAGAAATTATTCTCATCCCATCTTGCGTTATTTTGTTCTGAAACTTTTAAATCATATGGTGGAAACCACATAACTCTACCCCCATTATTACCTCTTTCACAATAAGGTAAATCACTATAGGTAAATCCTGGTGTGTTTGATGTTTTCCACGCTAAGTTTTCGATTGAGAACATGTATTTTTTCGCATAATACCCGTCACCACCCTTAACAATGTTAGTGGAACCTTCAAACGACCCGTTACCGTTAGACATTGGGGCAATATTTAAATTCCATGGTGTGGACATAACACTATCATCAAACTTTCTTATGTTGCCTGTTCTCTTCATAGTGTCAGACATATTCATGTATCCCCTATCCTTAGTCCATACTCTACAGTATTCTACACCTGTTTCACCACCGTATTGATCAACATACTTAATCGCAGAACCACGAGACAACATAACATCACCTTCTTTAAAGATTCTACTAGTTTGGTCAATTGCATTTGCCACATGAGATCTAGATGCTCCTCCGTCAGATGGCATTGTTTCTAATAACTCTTGGGTCTTACCCATTATAGAATCACTCCTAAAACTATACTTGTTTGAAAGACTTTGTTCTAGTTTAGACCTTTCACCACCATATTCGGCGTTGTTAGCTCCAAGTTTGTTCTTTGATTTACTACTATACCATGTAAGTCTACCACCTATTTCACCACCCTCACTTACGTTTCGTTCTTTTTGGAATAATTCCGCCTGTGCGGGGTCAAACATTAATGATAAGTAATATCCACTTCTTACAGGATTATCATTAAAATCTCCCATTGCATATTTAACATCCTCACCCCTATCATCACCGATATAGGCAACACCTGGAGGTGCTCCCGCACCTAACACTTCATTTATTGCGTCACCGATTTGATTAACAAAATTGAAAAGTTTAGATGATTGTTGTGATCGAGCGGATTTGGTATAATTGGGTGCGTATGTTGAAAATCTTAGATTATCAAATAAAATATCTTTTTGTCCTGAACCCATGTAATCAATCATCAGATCGGAGGGTTTGGAACTTAACTTAGGTCTTCTTTGTATACCAATTAATGACCCAAGTACACCAGTAACGTCTTGTATAATTTGACCCGCGGTTGTTTGTGCTTCAGGTCTATAGTTAATTGGATTTGCGGGATTGCTTAAGTAATCACCGGGTATCTCACTCCACGGGAATTCAACACCCGCGACAGTTTGTAAGAAGTCTATTGCCTTACCTGGTAAAGTCTTGGCGACAGTGATCTTATAATTCTTTTCTATTAAGGGTTCCCTACCTGTCAATAGATTTATTGCCGTTGTGGTGTTCCCTTGTAACGCGTCAATTAATCTTACCCTACCATATGTTGCCGCAACTAAATTCTGTGTGATTCTCGCCAATACGGGACCATTTGGGTTTTCTCTAATAGTCTCCGCAGCAAACTTCATAAGAGAAGATTCGGAATCATAATTATCAGTTGTCATAATACTTATTAAACTATTATATGACCCCTGAGTAAAATATGGATATAACCCCAAATCATTTAAACGAGTTAAATTTCTTAGAGTTTCCACCGTTTCAAATGTGTCTGCGGTGAATGTATTTAGGTTATCCGGTATCGCTAAATATGTATTTAAATTAGTGTCTACACTACCCGGATCTAAATTTGATGAATCCGTTAAATTGTTTACAGAATATGACGAGGCGGTGAACGTTTGAGGTCCATTCGGTTGTTGTAGAGTTCTATTGATCATAGAGTCTCTAAACGCTTTAGTACTATTAAAATCTAAGTAACTCGGCATATATTGTTTTATAAATAAATAGATCTAAACTTATTTCTTATTGCATTTCAAAGGACGTTTGGAGTAAATCTCTTTTTCCTAATGAAAGTCCATTAGACCATACTTGTGGGTCTTGGAACATTGCCCTTTGAACCGCCCCCATCGCAGATCCAACGTTGTGGTTTACCGTAACTGTACCACTAACATTGGAAGAGTTTGTTGTTTGTTGTGTATTGTTTTCACCCTTAATGTTTCTAACAATATTAACAGACGCTCCTTCCACCCAATCACTACCCTGTTTAATAAATGCTGCCACTTCATCCGCCCCTTTTGAAACGAACTCACTAACATTTTGACCCATGGATTTGAAATCTTCTTGGAAAATTTCTGTAAATAGTGTGTCCCCTACCTTACCCGCCTCTATTCTTGCTAGTTGAGATAGATAATTTAAGTTCCTGTCGATGTTTTTAACCATCCCCACTTGATCTCTTATCAAGTCTTTCTCATCTTTTGGTTTTAAATCGTCTTGGTACTTTAATAGAATATCTGCAGTTGCCGAATCTAAACTTTCCAACGCCACTGAAGTTGCCCCATTAAATTGTTTTTGTAGTTCAGGAGTTAAAAGTTCGATTTGCATCTTACCATCCTTCATTCTCGCAATATTCGTCAAATACTCAACCTGTTTTTCATCTATATCTAACCCCGCAAGTGAGGTTGCCGCTGCCATCCTTTCTTGAGTTGCTATTGCGATATTATTAATTTCACTTACCTCAACACCAAATTGTTTTGCGATATCTCTCGCCATTCTAAGGTTTGCCCCCGTAACTTCAAAACCACCCGTTTCAACATTGTATGTGGCGAGGTTTTGTGCCACCCCCTCAATAGCACCTTGTAACCCTTCGACTTCGTTGGTTGCCATGTACATTAATCTAAGTGGATCATTGAATTCTCCAAATGCCCCACCTAAAACCTGTAGATTGGCAGCCAAATCTAACGCACCTTCAGGATCGAATACTTTGTCGGCAACATTAAATACCGTCTGTAAACTCATTCTAACCTCTGTGGCTCTACGGACCATCTTTTCTAATCCCTCGACACCATTTTCAAATCCGTATTGATTTAATTTTGATAAGTTCTCTTCAATACCCTTAATTGTATTCTTTGATTGTATACCGACTTCTAATGATCTTTTACCTGCACCCGCTATCGCTTCGTTCGCCTGTGCCGCACCTATACCAACCTTTTCAAAACTTGCATATGACTCAATAACGTCTGACATGTCCATTCCGTAGGCTTGGGCTACCTCACCCGCTCTAACTAACATATCTGTACCAACTAACGCAAAACGTCCTGTTGATTCAACTAACTTTTCCGAACCTTTTACTAACTCATCGAACTCAATTCCTAATCTTGCTAATTCAGGAATTGAATTTGTAATAGCGTCTCTGAAATCTTCCGATAACTCACCTGAAAGTCCTAATTCACCGTTAACTCTATTTAAAAGATACTCTTGTTCCTTGATATAATCAGTGACACTATTCTCGACCATAGATCCTATGGCTGTTGCCATATTCTTTAATACGGACGCTTCCTTGTCACCATCTTTGTTTTTTGCCTTAGCTTCCTTGTATGCTTTCTGCATATCGGCCAACCCGTAGGATTGTGTGGAAGGTGCATACGTAGATTCGGCAGTTGATGCCTGTAATAATTGAGTAAACCAACTATCCCCACTTTGATCTGAATTTTTCTTACCACTATTATTTTGATCTGCCCTCAAGGCAGCCTCAATCTGTCTCTTTTCAGCATCAGATACATTTGGGTCTTTGAGTCTCTCTTGTGCGGCTTTTTTAATTGCATCATCCATACTATATAAATATTATTTAGATGGGTTTTCCAACTCCATAATTTTCTCTATATAGTATCTTCTTAAATAAGTGGGCATTTCAAGGATATCCCTATTAGAGAACCCCTTTTTTACCAAAAAAATTGTTTCGATTATAAGCGCGCCTTTATACTCCGTAGAAAGGCCGAAAAAAGTCCACCCCAAAGTCAATATTAAACGTGACTTTTTCTCCTGATGGGGCGATTACAGTTTGTGTCAGATCGACACCGGGTTTCATTTTATTTACGTATTTCCTGAAATTTTGAGAATCGAGTATTGGTAGTTTTTCAACAAAATTTCTAATATTCATTGGATCGGGGTTCCCCTCAACAGTCTTAATTAGTTTTTCCAGTCGTTTGGTAATGATTGGTGCAGTCCCCAACCCATTCCAATTTTTAGCGATAAGGTCTAATTCCTCCTCATCTTTTTGTTTCAAGAAGTTGAAAGTAATGTTTGTTTTGGATTTTTCCATATAATATGGGTAATTCCCATTCTCATCCTCTTGTATATCGAAGTCTTTATATGTAAGTACTGATAAATCAACAACGTGTTCAAACAATTCATCGGTCTTTGGGTCCCTGACGTTCATTTTTAATTCTGATCCGAACGCGGTATTCCTTAAAAAGATTAATATCGCTTGCCTATCCTCACTTGTTAGTTCATTGATAGGTAGTTCTTTAGTCAATATTTTTCTTTTTAGAAGTTCATCTATTACGTTCCCTGACGCCACTAAATTCGGTGATGTTAAGACATTCTCATCGGAGGCAGTAAGATAAGCGACTTTTACTGCCTTTATTTTTGAGGGATACAGAATACCCCTACTTGGCAGTTCAACCACATCGTATTGGATGGTTGGGTCAATAACATTTTGATGCGTATTTTCCATATAGGTAAAAATTAAATAAATTTTCTATCAAAGTAAAGTCTACTTTAAAATAAAAAAGGGATCCCCTAAAGGATCCCCTATAAATATTAGACAGATTTTTTTCTTAGTAAACTTGGATACATCTATCCATTCTCAATGAACAGTCAATAGTCGCTAACGCATCGTTGTTATAGTCCAATTCGTTGAAATTCAAATCGGTGATAAATGTTCCTTGGAGAATCCATTTTTCAACAACAACACCTGTAGGATCTAACATCTCTAATTCGATGTCTTTTTTATACCCCGCAGCGTAACCCATTCTACCTGTTACAGACTCTGCGTGTAATCTGAACCACTCCATCAACGCTTGAGATGCTGAAGGTCCGATTGGGTCTTTAAATTTAACTCTTAACTCGTTCCAAGTAAATCTACCTGCAACATAAGTTGAAGTATTCAAGAAGGGAATCTCAACTGAGTTGATTTTCGCACTTGGTCTAGCTGCCGAAGTAACATACCACTCGTTGATACCCAATGAAGAAGGGAATCTAACGATAAATCGGTTAACTCTTTTCGGTTCGTAAGGAACCGGCATTTTCATTAATAAATCTGCCATGTCTATATTTTTGTTATCTTGTTATTCTTTATTATAAATATCCCTTTCGGGGAAATATTTTATTTTCTTTTGGAAACTTACTTGACTATGTCGTTTTTTTTCCGTAAATTTTATTTACCCAGTAAATACTAGAATAAAAAATATTAGTAATTAATAATCTAGTATTATAAAACCAGTATCATACTGGGTGTCATCTCAATTTTTACTTTTGGATAGGGGGGTTCGTGAGAACCCCCTTTTCCTTTTTATTCTTATTAGATATTCTCAAATGATGCTCCTGTTGGAGTTATTAAGAACTCTACGTCAATGAATTCCAATGCTCTTGTTGGTTTGATATAAATCTTACCTCTTAAAGTATTTGCGTCGATATCTTCTGGATCGTTAGATACCGTTACACGGAACTCATATAAACCTCTTTCTTTCTTGATTGATTCCAAAATTGGATTAACCAATCTTAAGAATTCATTTCTAACTTGTTCGTCATTTTGTTCGAACAATAATCTTACTGCCACTGCGGAAATAAGTTTTCTTGCTCTAAGTAACAATCTTCTTACGTTAATTCTATCCAATGCGGATTCTCTAACCTGTAAGGTTTTGTTACCCCAAATGATTGTACCTGTATCGGAGAAAGTTGCGATTGGGTTGATTCTCGCCTTATACAACTCATCTCTGTTGTCCAAAGTAAGTTTTTTCTTCGCCTTAATAGCGTTTACTAAACCTCTTTGGTAACCCGCTACTGCGAACCATGGGTAAGATACATTATCAGTTAACGCAATGTTCTTAACGACTTCACCTGTAGGTGGAAGGAACAACTGAGTTGCGTTATCTCCGTCTCTTACTTGGATCCAAGGCCAATATGTTGCGGTATAGTTAGTGTCTAAATCTACCGTATCCAATTGATCGATGATTTCATCAACGGTATCTGTATTAGGTGCGTTTACAATATAAAGTGAATCCGCTCTATCACCTTCAACCATATCAATAGTTTGATTAACTAATGAACTGTGGTTATAGAAATCAATACCGGGTGTTGCGAAAATATTAATATCAACTGATTCAGGGTTAGAGAATGTCTCAATTCCTTGAAGGTACGCGTAGTAATCAGAGTTTCCAACAGAAGTACTGAATACACCACCGTTTGTTGTGTTACCACTTACGTATGTATTTTTTCCATAGATATAACCGTCACTATTTGTTCTTGTTCCTCTATAGATATCCCATCCATCGAAACCACCACATACTGCAAATACGAATTTTCTGTAAGTTTTAGTTGCTAAAAGACCTTTATTATCACCCTCCAAATCGTAAGGTGTTGTCTTAAATCCTGTGATTGAAGACGCGTTTACTGATAAATGGAATGAGTGAGTTGTTATATTTGCTGTGTTACCCTTAAATTCAAATAAATCTGAGTCAAATCCTGTTTGTGAGGAAAGACCTAAAGCAACCTTTCTAATTTTATCACCATTAGTTAATTCGGGATTACCTAATGAATCGTATGAAATGATGTCTCCGGCGTTGTGATATTTTGTTTTGAACAAAACATTACCAAGTTTAGACCCACCAATCGAATCTGATACGAAACCTTTAAAACCTGCAGGGAATGCATCGATAGGATGTTCCTCTGACATGTTTAACATTACGTACTTTGATCTTAATTCGTATTCTCCATCTGAAGTTCCAATTTTTCTTGCCACATAACCTGGAAGATCAGGATTCATAGAACATCTACTGAATTTTTCTAACACAACAACATTATCGTCGTTATCATTAAAGTCTCTTACTACGAGATCAAACTCACCCGTTTCAATGTCAATATTTTGAATTTGAATCTTAATTTGTGAGTTGGCCGCGTTACCATCAGAAATACTGATTAAACTGAACAAATCAGAAACTGATCCACCTCTTACTTCAGAAACTACTGTTGGTGAAGCGGGTGTCTCCCACTGATTAACGAAGTCATTAGATGCGTCGTGGTAAATAACGGAGGTACTTAAACCTCTAACTAAACCTAACGAGTACAATGATTTTAATAGTTTTGGATATTCCTCAAATACGTAGACAGGGAAATCACCTTTTTTCTTATCAAAAACTTCATTACCCAATACTTTACTTATGTATTTTGTGGAGGTAGTATCCATAGTACATGTGAATGTTTTTGGTCCACTCGTACTTCCATTAACGTTAATGGTGAACTCACCCAAAGGATTAGAACCAATTTGTGAAGAACTTACTGTGAAATTACCGTTTGCGGTTACCTCTAATTCTAAAGTTTCCCCATTATATGATCCTCTAGATCTGAAAGCGGCAACTACAACGTCCTTGTAATCACTATTTTCAACCGCAGAATACTCATATTGGTTTATTGTCCAACCCGTTGATGACGCATCATAAACGAAGAGATAAGAATACACCCCATCAATAACACCTAAACCATCTTCTTTAAAGTATGTGTTGTACCAATTGTTGTTATTGTTCGATCCAATAGGTCCTGTAACCTGTAATGAATCTGTTAATGGTGCCGTATAATCAGGGTTAACATAACCTATGGTAAACCAAGTACCATCAGTTACTGCAATGTCGTCGATAAAATTAGGTACTGTACTACCATCCACAGCGACTTTATCTACTAAGTCGTTATAGAATGAACTGTTTACAATTGATGTAGTGTCTCCTGATAAAGTCTCAGTAAAACCCGTTACTAATGTGTTTGTATCCACAGTAACACCACCTAAAGTTTTGATTGCGAAAGTTTTTACTGGTTTATATCCTGTTAGACCTAAAACCCTTGTTACGAAAAGTTGATTTGATTCTTGTAAATATGATTTAGCCACATAACCTAACTCATATTTAGGATTACCGTCCGAAAATTTTACGGGAGATGTGGGACCAAAATACGTTTTGAATTCATCAAAATTTCTTATTAGTATTGGTTCGAATGCGGGACCTTGAATTGTCTCACCCGCTAAACCCAATGTGGTTACACCCACACTCTGTGCTACGAACGTTAAATCCTTCTCTGATGTGTATACACCTGGAGAAACGAATACTCTGTTTGAATTTGCCATCGATTACTCTAGTTATTATTTTTTTATTGTTTTACTATAAATATCTTTGTTTTTAGTAAAGATTTCTCTACTTTTTTATTTTGGGATATTTAAAGATCCTTTTTTATCCATATTTATCTTTATGGATAAACGAACAACTAAAAACGTAAAAATCAGTGATAAACACCATGATAAGTTAAAATCTTATTGTGATGTAAATGGTTTTAAGTTATATAAGGTAATTGAAAAGTGGATTGATCAGAACTGTACTGATAGAAAAAAGAACCTTTATGACGAATAATTAGAATAAATAGGTGACACCTATTCTTGCCCCAACACGAGGTGTTCCATTTAATTTTATCTCAGTCCCACCGGCGATATCAAAGTCGATCCCTTCTTGTTGTATAAGACCGTTTACGTCTAAACTTATTACACTATCAATATTGTTTAACGTTATAAATGAAAGAGATAACCCATCATAAGTAAAGTACTCTGTTCCAACCTGTCTTACGTTACCTTCGGAATCAACGTAAACACTTGATCTTCCTTTGTAATATGTGATTGTAACCACCGACCCTTCTCTCGGAGGTTCAACAAAAGAAATTTTAGATGTTAGGGAAACGTGAAAGAAATCAACATCTCTCTCCTGTACAAGACCATTAATAGAAACATTAAATAATATACCTATTGTTTCACCCACACTGAACACTGTTTGTAATCCATCGGCAGTAAACGTGGCAACAGAAATCTCTAAATTTTTAGTAAAGAATTTTTTCTCATAGTTATTACCCTTAATAAATTCATTCATCAAGAATAATCTACTCACTGCGGGTTTTACCTCAAACTCCTCATCATCAATAATAAAACCTAATAAGGTAAACTTATAGTTTTGGATATAAAATCTACGACTATCTAAATCAACAGGGGTGTTATCTTCAATAGTGTCTAAAACAATCGGTATATAGTGTCCTTTAACCGTAGTGTATGCCTGTCTCGATGAAAATTTTTGTAGTACTACTTGGTTAAATTTGTTTAAATCTCTGAATTTTGTACAAACAATACTAATTTCATAGGTAATATCGATGGCAACAGGTTGTGGCATCTTATATATGTCAGCACCCATTTGGGTACCATTCCATGTAGGTACTGATGCATAATAGAATTGTTGTCTATCGGGGATCGTCCTCTGTAAACTTGGGTTAGTTCCCGGTTGGACATCAGGTCTCCTAATTACCGCAATAAAGGGAAGTTTAGCATTACCGTCTAAATCAGAGAAATTCCAAGTATTTGTAAATTCCCCCCATCTTTGTATCGTTAAAATTTTCGGTATGACGGGAACCTGATCACCATCAGAAACAATATTAAAATTGTTTTTTACGAAGTCTAACATACCCAAATCTAAATCATCGTGAAGAATAGAATCAGGAAGATAGGAATCGGACTTAGTGATTCTATCTAAAATTTCCTGTCTCCTATCCACCAATTCTTTACCTTGGTAAACACTGATGTTGTTTTTTTTCTTTGGGTATCCCATTATACTCCTCTAAATTCTATTTCTTGTGCCGGAACACAAATTATTGACCTATAATATGGTTTAAAACCAAACATATTATGTGTGTTATCTGAAGTTACCTTACCGTCATTTGATACTGTATAATATCTTACTCTTTCTTCTGTTTCAGGATAACCGATAAAATCCCCATATTGTATATCTATATTTAAATCTTTTAGGTGTTTTATATAGACTGATAAGGTTAAATTACCTGGCTCCAAATATCTAACCATTCCATTTTTATATGAACTGTTTTTGGGTTGTTCTATTTTAACTAATGCATTGAACTCTATTGGTGGGAAAAATTTAATTTGGTCCTTACCAACCTCAGCATAAACCGCATCGGTATCAGTAGATTCCCTATCCACTCGATAAAGAACCAACTTCATATTCAAATCACCGTGAAGATACTCCTCCCCTAATTGAACATTAAAATCAAAGTCTTCGTTTGAGAAGAACTTATTCAGTCTCGTAATAGGTACTTTATTATTCATATACAATAAATAGTTTAAATATTGATTTGAATTCTTTATATTTAACTTAATATATGGGGAACAACATACCGGAAATAGAGGCAAGAGAAATTGTAACGGGTTATACTGGTTCTAATAACCAAATCCTTGAATGGAAGAGGAGATTCGAAAACGATAAATATTTTGGATTGACTCGTCCCCAATCAGATTATGTATTGAAATTTTGGGAAACCCAACCTAAAGTGGCCAAGAAATATGTGACTATCGCAAAACATTTCGGCACTAAACTCCAAGAGGAAAGGTTACTAATGAAACCCGTAGACCAACTTTGGGTTGAGAAACTTTTATGTGAGAGTGATAAGGCATATCACGTGTGGGGAAATATAACAAAAGAGATGAAACCCATCGCGATGTGGATACCCAAAGCGTCTATAGTACAAGAAGAAAAGACCTTAGACAGGGAGATCGATTATTCGAAATATTCGAAACGACCCCCGATGGAACACCAAAAGATAGCAATTGAAAAATTACTAGCGAACGATCGTTTTATTTTGGCCGATGACATGGGGTTGGGTAAAACGACCTCGACCGTCATTGCCGCAATGGAGAGTGGTGCGAAAAAAGTTTTAATCGTCTGTCCCGCATCTCTAAAAATTAATTGGAAACGTGAGATTGAGAACTATACAGATGATTATGTCTTAATTGTTGAGGGTAAAAAATGGGGTTCCACATTTAAATATTATATTATCAACTATGACATTCTTAAGAATTTCCACACAACTGAGAACAGTGAAGACAGCGAAGCATATCAAATTATAGTAAACGAAGGTTTTGATTTGGCCATCGTGGATGAGGCCCATTATATATCTAATAGTCAGGCACAAAGAACTAAACTTCTTAATGACATATTAGCTAAAATACCTAAAGTATGGTTATTGACTGGAACACCCATGACCTCACGACCAATTAACTACTACAATCTTCTAAAGATAATGAACTCACCACTTACGTTAAATTGGAAGAGTTATGTTATGAGGTATTGTAAAGGATACCAATTTAGGGTTGGAGGTAGAAAAGTTTGGAATACGAGTGGGGCTAGTAACTTGGACGAATTACGGGAACAAACTAAGGCAATAGTTTTACGTAGATTAAAAACGGATGTTTTGGACCTACCTGAAAAAATCGTGTCCCCCATATGGTTGGAATTAAAGAATTCTTTTTATGATGATGAATTAACCGAATTCTTAAGAATTACCGAAGAAAATAAAGAGAAAGAGTCTATCACAGTTACTTTAAATCGATTAATGAAATTAAGACAGTTGATAGCAATAGAAAAAGTAGAACATACTTGTGAGTTAATTGATAAAGTTTTAGAACAAGACAGGAAAGTAATTGTATTTACAAATTTTACCATGTCATTAGATATGTTACATGAAAAATATAAAAAGAAATCTGTTGTTCTAGATGGTCGTCTTTCTAAAGATAGAAGACAAGACGCTGTCGATAGATTCCAAAACGACGATAAGATAAAAATATTCATTGGTAACATTAAAGCCGCAGGTGTAGGAATTACTTTGACCGCCGCAGATGTCGTTATAATGAATGATTTGTCGTTTGTCCCCGCAGACCACTCACAGGCGGAAGATAGGGCGTATAGGTATGGACAAAAAAATAGTGTCCTCGTTTACTACCCAGTATTTGAGAACACTATTGAGATGACAGTGTATAATATCCTACAAAAAAAGAAAAATATTATCGATCAGGTTATGGGTGACGGAGAATATTCAGAAAGTTTCGCATCTGAATTAGTTAAGAACATTAAATGATCTAAACACTTCGTCAATTCTGTTGATATTGGGTCTAAATCAGCCCCATTGAAACCTATGATGACAGATCTATCCTTTTCATCTAAATCAATGTAGGGTTCCTCAGAATCAAACATCTCAAAGGTAAACCCATTATTTATACAGAATTTGAATATTTTCCTACAAATAGAAACCAAATGATCTGCGGTCACGTCAAATACTCCCAATAATCTATCATTTGGGATGACCATCCTATCACTATACTCTACAATACTTGGGTCATATATATTTGTAGTGTCGAAAAGATAAATGGATTCGCCAAACTCATAGACAAACCTATTGACTTTTTCATGTTTCGACTTATGTAGATTTGAGGAATATAAGATACACGAATCCTCAACAAATTCTACCTTGTCTTTTTTATGTTGGAAAGTGATATCCCCTATTAAAAAATCAATCCCGTTCATATAGTCATCCCCATTACCCCTATTCTTTGGTACGAATACCTTTTCATTTGTGGTATTGAATTCCCTAATAAACGCTATTTCGGAGAATTTACTTTTATACCAAGTATTGGCGGTAATTATCTGTAAAGTTACGGAGATATCCGTGGGACCCCCAAACCCAAAAACTTCAGAAGTGTTGTTATATATATAAAGTAATAACCTATTACATTCTTTAATAAAATTATTCTCTAAATTATAATAGGTTAAGGGTTGAGATAAACCAAATTCAGTTTTGTTAAAATGTTCTATTAGGCTGTGAATGGCTGAGTAGTTGGTCTCAAACGTATTTATCCATGACCACCTCCACTCATTACGTAAAAAAACCCACACACCGTACTTACACTCATTGCTATGTCGATTTCTTTTCATCCCCAAATTCACATCCCACTTATATTCGGGATACGAAGTGAAATCGTGTTTTTTGAATATGGAATTTATTTTACCTATAAAATAGTTCGAATTCGATTTATTGATAACAAAAATAGACTTTACAGCACTCTCATTTAAGGTTCCTGTTTTTCGAATGTTCTCTAATATTTTGTTTGAAAGTGACAATATATTCTAACTGTTTTTACAAATATAAACTATTTATAATAATAAATCAAGTATGGCAAGTACAATTATAACACCCACCAACAAAGAGAAGCTGTATTCCCAAGTTTTACATCTTTTAGGGATGCCGATTAGGTCAGTCGAACTGACCGAAGAACAGATGGACACATTCCTCGAGTTAGCCCTCGACGAATATGAACAATACGTTAGTGATTGGTTGATAGAATCACAATGGTCGTCTTTAGCTGGGTTAGACGTTGACACTCAATCATTAACAAGAGCATTCACAACAAGATCTTTGGATTATGAGACACAATATTCTCATGCATATTCTAAAATTGTTGGTCTACAAACCGGTGGTGATTCTGTACTGAAAAAAGATAAAATTGAACTTGTCCCTAATCAACAAACATATGAGATCCCTGCGGGTCGTGAAATCAATGAGTTACTGTGGTTTACGAGAGCCGAACTTACTGATTCTATTGTCGATCCATTCTTAGGTGGTTTTGGAGGTCTTGGTGGTGTTGGATTCGGTGGTGTGGGTGGTTTTGCTCAGATGGGAACATCGGGTTCTTATTTTATGTTACCCGCCTATGATTTATTGGCGAGAATGCAGGATAGGAATATTAAAAACCGTTTGATCGGTGGAGAATTGACTTATCGTATTACCGCATTACCTGAAGGTAAAAAATTAGTTCACCTAGCAAACGTTCCTGGGGGTCGTTTTGATTTCGGTTCTATCCAACAACATAATTACTATGTTTGGTATTGGTATTACGATACGAATGATAGGGATGATTGTTTAGCAAAAAATAAAGACATCGTCAAACTACCTTCAGATATCGCAACAGAAGAACTTACATGGGAAACACTTAACAAACCCGCACAGAATTGGGTTAGAAAATATCTTATTGCATATTCTAAAGAAGGTTTAGGTAGAATATATTCAAAATTTTCAGGAGATCTACAAGTTCCTGATAGTCAGATTAAGTTAGATTACTCATCATTACTTACAGAAGGTAAAGATGAAAAACTTAAACTCATTGAGGAATTAATGAACCGATTAGAAAGATTACGTCCTGACAAAATGTTAGAAAGAAAAGGAGCGGAGGCCGAAAACCTTAATAAGGCAATGAAGTTCAGACCAATGCAATCACCGTTTACTATGATCTAATCACCATAATCAGTGTGTTCCGCATAATCGTGTCTGTTCTTTTCAATAATCTCATCCGAATTTGACACAGTACTTGGTCTTTTAAAACTAACCACATCCCTGTTTACTTCAACCCAATAAGGGTCGACATGTTTTATACTGTCTTCTAAGTACATAAAGTATGGGTCTCGTTTAACCTTATTCCAAAATAAAACTTCACTATCCGATAGTGTCATTACTTCATCAAATTTGTCCTGACCATCCTCCTTCATGGGATAACCACTAACTAATTCACATTGGGTTTTAGTAAAGAATGGTCTATTTGATGGGTCTTCGATTAAAATATCCTCCCTAATGTCGGGATGAAAAACCACCAATAAAGGTTCGATACGTTTGTTAAAGGTACTTATATACCTGGCAACGTTATAATCACCTTTAAGGTTTGGGTTTTCCTCCAATTCCTTTTCTGTGATCATAAAACAATTAACCTTTACATAGTCCTTGGGAACTTCAGTACCGAACTCCTCAAAATACTCTTGTTGGAACTTTTTAGTTGGTTTAGTTATTTTTTGTACGTCACCATCCCCCTTTTTCGTACCATTATTTACGTAATAGATTGTCTCCCCGAGACCCGCGGGATAATTGTTTTCTAAAATTAATTCCATATGTGCCTGTCGAGACATTAAAGAACCACTTTTAGTTCTTTTTTTCATATGTTTTTTATAATCATCGATCGACTGCTTAACCCTTGATTTATTAGCAATTTTGGCCAAAGGAATATCCTTATTAAAAATCCTATCAATATACTTGTAGTAAATCTCTAAGAACTCGTAACCATCACCGTCTAATAGTATTTTTAAACTTTCATCTAAAAAGTCAACAATATAACCATGAAGATTCTTAGACTTAATGGTGTTACCTGTTAATTTCAAACCTCCTGTTGGTTTTTTAAGTACATAGTTTTTACGGGCAACATTTACAGTGGATGGGGCAACATAATCAATATCCAACCCCATTTCATTTCTCATGAATATATCATTGAATTCCGCGGTGTCTGCTTCTGCCCCTGTATATACCTTACCTTTTTCAACCAACTCATTTAAACCCTTACCAATATATTGTCTTTCATCTACATTGGGTGGACATGAGAAGTTTACACCATCAGTATCCATAACCAATGCCTTATAACCACGTTCTTTAAAGAACATAATCATCATACGTAAACATTGTCTACCGACACATGTAATTGTTTCACCCATGTCCATATCACCCCAATGAAAAACGTGAGGTGCTGAAAGAGACCCAAAGTAGGCGTTAATAAAGATTTTAATAGGTAATTGTTTTCGATCATACTTCTCCGCCAATTCGGGATCTGTCTTTTTATACTGACCCGCTAATTTTTTATACTTTATACGTACATCACGGAAATATTTTAACATCGATTTCTGTACCCCCATAACATCACATTCGGGGAATACATCATAAACCAACTGAATAGATGGATATAGAGAAGAGTAGTCAAACTTAACAACATTAGTGGAGTAACCAACAGTTAATAGTCGGGACAATCCTCCCGTGATTGCTCTTCTGTCTTGTTTTTCTGGAATTGACAAACCATGTTTATATGACCACGCTAACATGATCAATTTCCACAAGGTTGCGGTACCCATGGTCGAGATTCTCTCATACGTTGTGGGAACTAACTTTGAGAGAAGGAACGTTGATTGACTGAATGACTCATCAACAACCATAGTTTCATATAAGTCATCGTCCAAGTATTGTTCCACAATTTTACGTCCCGTCCAAACCTCAAACTTACCCGGATATTTCTCTAAGAGACCTTCAGTTCCCTTTTCACCTATTTTTTTATATCCGCCTGTTTTTGGGTTCAGGTAGTAACTTTCATTTTCTAAATAAATTTTAGAGATCCAAGCCCCATCCACATAAACTCGATTATCCTTTTCGGCACCAAGATATTTGGTGATATATTTCAACCCCCAAGACTTAATTTCTGAGTTAATTGCTTGTGCTCTACGAACCGAGTGGGCGATATCAAGAATATTCATACCCCAAATCATGTGTTGGGTATATGTCTCAACCTCATTGGCAAGTTTTAACATACCCTCCCTTTCTTTCATCCCTTGATCAACAAAGACCTTAGTATGGTCTTCAACATTTACCCCTAATATCTGTGCCCTTTTTAAGATGAAGGGGAAATCGAAGAATGCTGAGTTATATCCCGCAAATATTGTGGGTTTCAGTTCCCTAAGATGTTCAAAAAACTCAATTATACAGTTTTTTTCACCATCGTCACCGAACGCATTTATAATTTTTAAAAAACCACGATTATCCTTCATTCCAATAAGAATAATCTTATCGACTTCAGGATCTAAACCCGTGGTCTCAATATCGAAGACTAAACGATGAACGTCCTCATACTCCTCAATACCCTTGAAGAGTCTTTTTTCTTTTTGAATAAGATATTGTTCTTTCGGGTTTAAGAGAATAAAATGGTCTTTTACTTTCTCATCCCATGGGTTAATTCCACCTTGACGGAAAAAACCTAAAAGTTCTTTATAACCCTTACTACTCTTTACTAAAAAGTTGTATCCGTTTTCTAATCGTTCATTACCCGCAGTATCTAACTTGTCTATGGTAATCCCGAACTCCATCATTTTTTTACGTTGCATGGATTTACTCCCACCATAAAAATTTAATGAGCTTATATCGCTAACCCATAAAAATGGAGTGAGTTTATCAGATCTTATGATCTTACCCTTTTCAGGGTGTTGTATAATTTTGTAAATTGTATTAGTACTATATTCGTACTCTAACCCTATAATAAATTCTTCGGGGTCACCACCATTAAGGAACTCCTCAATTACTTCTTGAGAGATTATTTCTTTCATATAAATTATTATTCAAGTGACACATTAGCTTACCCTTAGTTGGGTAGTTAGTCTTGTTACAATAACAAATATACGAAAAAAATAATAAAATATCAAACTCCCATCATTTATGTATGGCGGGTTTGATTAGATAATATTGATAAATAATTTCTCTTTGATCGGTACGATAAGTTTGGTAGTTGGTTGTAGGTTGGTGTCTCTGAACTGTACATTAATAATTCCCTCGAACTTTCCTGATTCCCTTGTTTGTGGTTCGGTGAATCTGTACGTAATATAGTATTCGTCCGTCGTTTGATCGTATTTCTTGGTTCTTGTGGTTAAATAACACTGACCACCTAAAATGTGAGGAATCTCCGATTCTACTTCGATCATATCAAATGTGATGTCTGCATTTTCCAATAAGTCGTTTAGTGATGACTTGTCATTTCTACCGTCATCTACTAATCTCATTTTTAATATTGGGTCAGTTGCCCCCTTTCGTATAAAAAATTCCATATTGATAAATATCTACACCATTCTTTTATACCCCACCGGTCGCAATGAATTGTCCTGTTACCGTATGATTACCGTCAGGTATTAAATAACCTTGATTATTAGTTCCCGTAAGAGACTCAGAAGTTGTTCTAATTACCCCATCAACCATTGATCTTACTCGAGTATCTTCATTAACACATCCAGCACCTCCACCACCTTGGGAGAATGATTTAACATATACTGAGTCGGACGATGTGAATGTCACGCTCGACGTGTTCCACGATGCGGTAGTTTGTGTTTGTGATTTAGTTATTCTCGCCACTTCAGTTCCATTTTTCTCTATGTAGATATACCCTTTAGCACAATATTCCGCATCTGTTGCGGAGGTTATGTTTTGAAGTGTGAGTGTATATGTTGGTAAGGGTGTTGCGGTTGGTACAGGAACACTATTCATTTTAACCAATAATGTTGGATTAACACCTGATTGAACAGTGTAATTGTAGGTATTATAGGTATTGTCGTTTGAATTACTTCCCACTGAAGATCCATTTAAAAAGACCTCTACACTCGGATTTTGATATGATAATGTACATGGGTAAATCAAATTAAATGGTTTATACTGTAGTGATACTTGATCGCCAGGATAAACAGTAATTGGTCCTCTTACGGTTCCTGAACCTGAAGTCCCTTGACTTAAGTTTATGTTCGCACCCTGTTGAACCCCATTAACTAATAAGATTAGATTAGAAGTACTACATGAATTTAAATGTTCATAATTTAAATAAAGCGTTTGTGGAGATAGAGTTGCCGTCGGGTTAGGTGTTGGGTTAGGGGTTGCATTAGGTGTCGGTGACGGAGTTGAGGTTGGTGAAGCAATTGTCACATCGACATCAAACCCACAATTTGGTGTAGCCTGTGGTGTGGGGTTCGGAGTTGCTGTTGGGTTAGGTGTGGCAGTTGGAATCGGATCCGCAGGGAATTCACTATCATTAACGAATCCCATTTGCCAATAAGTTAAACCATTCACTGATATCGTTTTAGAAGCCGATTTCCCACTTACAACAAAAGTCGCTGGGTTTGATATATCAGAAACAGATAATCCCGATAAGGTACCATCCCACGCCCTGATATTCAATGCGGCGGCTACGTGATCTATTCTACAACATAGTGTTTGTACAGGAGAAACACCATTACCAAGAATGTCATCAGGATTATTAACATACCTACCACCGTAAAGTAAACCAATAATTACCCAATCTAAACGCTCACCCACTTGGACTTGTGTTAGAATGGCAGAACCCGAATCTCCTGCATACGATGGATAATAAACATAATTACCCGGGGTTGTGGTTGAACCACTAGCCGACAACTCAAAAGTATCATTCATATATACCGCGGTGTCAACACCCTGCATATTATATTCAATAAAGATAGAACTACTCGATGCGTAGTTTAATAATTTAATTGTCCCCTCACCTTTTGCTCCCGTAGATCTACCTGAAGAGTAATAAAGTTGAGATGGGTTATCTAAAGCGTCGTCTATCTCAGATGTTGTGGCAAATCTGGGTGGGGATGTCATACCACTAATACCGTACTGTTGCCATGAAACCTCAATATTTATGTTTTCCAAATTATCTATGGCACATAGGGCGGCATCCACTAAATTAGTTGATCGTAGTGGTTGGTACTTTTTAAGTTTACCAATACCATATGCCAAACCCGATTTACCGGGTTCGTTTGGTTGTGTAATATCATGTCCAAAAGGGGTGAACGCGTTCGTCCTTACACTATTCTCGTCTCTTTCACTAGTGAATGTTGCATCATCCACATAAACGTGATTATTAGAAACCGCCACTAAAGAATTCGTTTCGTTATCTACCGCAATAAATCCCAAAGTACCAACATAATTTCCTAATGAAGTAAAATTTGTAGTTGATATACCACCTAAAATTGGTCTGTGGGTTGACCTATTATCGGGAGGAGTACTTTGCCACGAATAGAAATTGGGATCCGTACCTAATTCGTAGGCGTGTCTTTTTATAACTCCCTGAACAACATCGGTTTTGACTATAGAATCTCCAACACTTAATTCTGAGGGTATTCTATCGGTCTCAGGAATTTCAGATAAGGGTTTTTTATTTTTAACGGTATAAATGATTGACTTTTCATTTGTGACAAGACCATTTACGGTTTTAAAACCATAACTAACACCAACAATTTCATTTGATGTTGTTTTGTTTATTTCCTCCGTTAACTGTTTTAAATTTTCCTTATTCATGATATATTAATTTGGATAATGTACAAATAATGTGTTCGCTCCACTCACAGGAGTTGAACTTGGTGTTGGATTAGGTGTCGCGGTTGGATTCGGACTCGCAGTTGGGTTAGGGGTTGGATCCGGTGTCGCAGTCGGATTAGGAGTTGCCGTTGGGTTCTCTGTAGCCGTTGGATTTGGTGTGGGATTAGGGGTTGCAGTTGGATTAGGTGTTGCCGTTGGGTTCTCCGTTGCGGTCGGGTTAGGGGTAGGATTAGGAGTTGCCGTTGGATTAGGTGTCGCGGTAGGTAATTCTGTCGCAGTAGGTACTGGTGTTGGTTGTTCGGTTGCCGTTGGGTTAGGGGTTGCTGTTGGGTTCTCTGTAGCAGTAGGTACTGGTGTAGGTTGCTCCGTTGCTGTTGGATTAGGGGTTGCAGTAGGTAACTCTGTAGCCGTTGGTGCCGGTGTTGGTGCTGGTGTAGATGTTGGATCCGGTGTAGCAGTCGGATTTTCCGTAGCAGTAGGTACTGGTGTAGGTTGCTCCGTTGCGGTCGGGTTAGGGGTAGAATTTGGTGTTGGTCCTGGTGTTGAAGTTGGGTCAGGTGTGGATCCTGGTGTTGTAGTTGGATTAGGCGTTGAAGTCGGATTAAAGGTTGCCGTAGGTACTGGTGTTGGTTGCTCCGTTGCTGTTGGGTTAGGAGTTGCTGTTGGTAAATCTGTTGCGGTTGGGTTTGGTGTGGGGTTAGGAGTTGCCGATGGGTTAGGGGTTGCCGTTGGTACCTCAGTCGATGTGGGTACTGGTGTAGGTTGATCCGTTGCTGTTGGATTAGGTGTGGCCGTCGGATTTTCCGTAGCAGTGGGTACTGGTGTGGGTTGCTCCGTTGCCGATGGGTTAGGAGTTGCTGTTGGTGCCTCAGTCGACGTTGGGAATGGTGTTGAATGTTCTGTCGCTGTTGGATTTGGTGTTGCCGTTGGTACCTCAGTCGATGTAGGTACTGGTGTGGGTTGCTCCGTAGATGTTGGATCCGGTGTAGCAGTCGGATTTTCCGTAGCAGTAGGTACTGGTGTGGGTTGCTCCGTTGCCGATGGGTTAGGAGTTGCCGTTGGATTTTCCGTAGCGGTAGGTAATGGAGTCGCGGTTGGTATCATTTCACATGTATCAGTCCAAGACTCAGCCACAATTGTTCCTACAGAATCTCTAACTGAAACCCATAAAGTCTTACCATGATCTTGAGGTAAAAGGTAAAGTAACATTTCATCAGGAATGGAGACACTATTAAATGAAGTCTCATTTAGTGCGTCTTGTTGTGTTAAATGGTAATTGTTAGAATATTCATAACTATTTCCGTTAATTTTAACACCTCCCGTTGCGATAAATTTAACACCATGATCTTGAGGTTCATAATCACAGAAAGGGTTCACTGAGAGTAATAAGGGTTCTACCGTTGCCGTTGGTACTGGTGTGTCCGTAGGAGTTGCCGTTGGGGGTATCTCTGTTGCTGTTGGTTGTGGCGTTGCTGTTGGGTCGGGTGATGGTTGTGGCGTTGCTGTTGGTAACTCCGTTGCCGTTGGATTCGGGCTCGCAGTTGGGTCAGGAGTTGGATTAGGTGTTGCCGTTGGATCTGGTGTCGAAGTTGGATTAGGGGTTGCCGTTGGTGGGTAACAACACGCCATTAATGAAGAATAAATACTATCTATTCTTTCATTAAATGATGATGAAATTGATAGAAACGATGAAGTAAAATTATTAAAGTCGTTTCTTAAAGAACCACTCTCTATTTCTAAGGAGTTTAATCTACCCTCAATAACCGATAAATCAATAGGTAATTGGGTTGGTATTGGTGTTGCTGTCGGTAGGAATGTTGGTGACGGAGTTGATGTCGGTAGGGGTGTGGGTAAATCATTTAAAGTTATCCATGAACCACTCTTACCCTCAATACTGCCAATTCTTTCATCCGTAGATGATGTATATGAATTAAGAGTACCTCTTATAGAACCTGATTCCGTTTCTAAAGAATCTAATCTACCATTGGCTTCCAAAACATACGAACCAAAACTATTGTCATTTTCTGTGTCGATTGAGTTAATTAAATTAACAATTTCAGCAAATGAATCCTTGTCCGCATCAGAAGATAATAAAATAGCATCTACCCTTTCTCTTTCTGTTTGAAGTTGATCGTTTAGTGATCCTGTTTCTATTTCAATAGAGTTAATTCTATTTCTAATATCTCCCAAATCTGAAGTTTCAGATTCTAACGCATCTAATCTTTGGTTTTGTTGTGTATTAACATTGTTGTTTGAAGATGTGTAAGTATTAAAATAATCTCTGAATTCTGCCAACTCAAAATCTGTGGCAAACGTATCATCTAAAGAACCTGTATAAATTTCTAAGGAATCTAACCTTTGATCTGCGGACGAAGAAAAGACGTTTAAATCACTAACAGATGATGTTAATTGATTTACCGAAGATGTAAATGGATTAAAGGAAGATGACAATACAAACTCAGTAATAAGTTCTGTAGAAATTTGACCCTTAATTGTGTTTAAAGTAGTGCCATAGGTTTTCCCGTCCTGTGAAATAGGGATAATACCACTACCACTTGGGGTTAAACTTGAACTTAAATCCGATATTCTTCTGAATGCCATTCTAATAAATATTTTAATAAATTAATACGTCCCCCGAATCTGTGTAAATAATATCCTTTTCACCATCTAAATCAGAATCATCCTCAAAAGTGATTGTATTCTCATAAAATGGGACTATATTATTTTCTTCACATGGTTCAGTACATTCTGTTATGTTATAATATGGTTTTGTTGAAACCAAATAATGATGTCTAACCTCCAACGCATTTAATGGGTCTTCGATATATTTCACTCTTTTTAGGTTAAATTGTGTTGTACCAAGGTGAATCCCACCAGATCCACTTACACCCCCACCCCACGATTGTACAAATGGTTGGAATCCTCTCTTAGATGGGACTATCTCCTCCCAATTATCCTTTTTATAGATTGGCCACCCATTCAGGTAAATTTTTAATATACCTAAACGAGCGTATCTCTCATCATTCCAATCCTTATTTAATTCTTCGATATATTGGTAACTTTCTGTAGCCCCCGATAGGACAACGTCAAGAGGGTTTGTTATAGTTTCTCCCGTAATTAGGTCATTCCACCCACCGGCATTCTCAATCTCACATTCTGTGTGTCTTAAATGCCTATCAAAAACAATGGTAATATTAAAGTCTTTAAGAGTCCCACTTGTACATAATACCGGAGTTACTCCCGAGTCAATGTAGAATGTTTCTTGGTAAACCTCATTTATACATGCACCCGAATAACGGTAAGCTTCCCATTTTATCCTACCATCTGAGGTAAACGAAAAAGATAAATTATTGTCAGCATATAATCTCTGATTATATTCATCTCTAACACCAAAAAAATAAAAAGTATTCCCTAATGACCATGGTAAATTTTGTCTATTAAAAACAAAATCTAATGACCAACCCTTCTCAGGTCTCCTCTCAATAATAAAATCACAATTATTAGATCCACCATGAGTGTTAAACTGATATTGCCATGGTCTAAGGTCTAATGTTGGGTCAATAGGACAACAGTCACCACCTAATGATGACTCACAACTAATTAAATTCGTGGTGAATCCTGAGATCTCTAATGACATTTTTACTTTTATCTATAAATAGTAAAAACATCAGTTATTTCATCCACTAACTTAAAAATTATGTCTTTGGTTGAATGTTTAGAATTATAAGTTGAATTTACTAATCAACGAGTTCTCGACTGCCGTTATTTCAGAATTAGTTAAAACGGTATTATACATTTTAAATGCGGGTATTTGACCATAAAGACCCGTCGTTTCCCCCGCATTTGTACCTAACTCAATACCTGTTAGTGTTGCGTTTAGATTACTTGGTAATGGAATTGTCCCACTATTCTTAAACACCCCATTCTCCCTTATAACCATCATATCCGCACCCGTTTGTGTCCCATCGTAAATCACGGTGTATAATGTTGGGGTATTTGTTGTATACGGTATAATTCTGTTATAGTTTGTTGTGGTGGTCACTTGGAAATTACCACTAGTAAATAAAATGGTTAAACTATCATCTGATGAATTAGTGGATTTAAGTCCTTGTAAAATCCATTGTGGTGATGTTGATGTTGTGGTGACTACAATAAACATGGTGTACGCGTTTGTTCCTGCCAATCCTGTAATTCCTTGGGCAATTAAACTTTTGTTTGGTCCAAAATTAATCGCACCGAGATTATTAAAGTCTGCCGACGACGAATCCCATGTTGGGGGATTATTAACGGTCCCTGAACCACCAAAATTAGGTTGCCCACTTACAGTATTACCCCAATCAACAATAGTGTCACCATCAGAAATTGTTGGGGACTGTATAAATGAGTTGGCTGTCGATGCATCAAAATCCATTACTAAACCTGCGGTAGGTAATGGTGTATCCGTAGGTGTGGGTGTCGGAGGTGGTACCGAATATAGATTAACTTGGTAAACTTCACTTTCATTAAATCCACTACCTGAGGAAGAGACAATCGTAAAATTCTCGACAACCATCACTCCCGAAGCAACATCGTATGATGGTGAGGTTGTTAATTCAATAACTATAGATTTACCCGTAGCATCTAAAATTCCTCCTGATGGTCCTGATGGGGCATAATTTAATCCTGTTAAATAGATCCTACTACCCGCACCCATACCTGTGAATACGAACCAATTATCGGTCGTTCCCGCATTATACGGAGTCCTTGAGTAAGTTCCCTCAGGACCGGGACCTAAAACACTATACCTATTAAATTTCCATCTTACAATGTTCCCCCAACTTAAACTTGAATGAGACCAACTAGCAGCGTTACTTTGAACGGCAACATCACCGTCGTTAGCCGCTGTTGATGTGTTAGTAAATTGATAGAATGGTATGGTTGGTACCGAAGTTGGAGTAGGTGTTGGAGTGTTTGTACCTGTTGGTAATGGTGTAGATGTCGCACAATTATTAAACCATTTATCATTTAATTGGTTTTCAACACTCAACCTTTCACTCGAACTCAATTCTTTGTCAAATACCAACATTTCAAACACATAACCATTCATACCCGTGTTTTCTAATGGATGGGTACCAATATAAAGTTTACTTAAGTTGGATGCGGTCGTTGACCCGAGTGTTGTATTTGCCAATATTGGAACACTAACACCGTCAATCCACAATTTTTCTCTTAAATTATGGTAAGTCGTATTACCATTAAATGTTAATGTAATAATGTGGGCGTTATTATCTGTAAACACGGGTCCCTGACTTTGTCTAAGAATTCCTCCAGGTGTGAAACTAAAATTCAGGTGACCATATGCGGTCTTATACAAATAAATGCTGTTGTAACTACCTGTCGAAGTTTCACTGGTATATAATGTTTGTCCAGTTTGTTGGGAAACATCCATTCTATAAACCATTATGATAGTCATACCCGTTAATGACTGTAGTTCGGTGATTGGGTTAATACTCAAACCGTCAGTACCATCAAAGAAAACACCCGACTTACCACATAATTCATTTGTTTCGTAGGAAGGTCTAACACTTGTAGAACCACCTATTGGGTTGGCATTATGGGCAATTGCCGATTTATCATTCCACTGAGTAATTGTGGATCCATCAGATGGGTTTGTTGGTTGGAATTGTCCAATATCGGCACCATCATACCAAATCTGTAAGTTTATGTTACTTGGATCGATTGGTACCGCGGTTGGTGTGGGTGTAGGTGTTTCTGTATTGGTTGGAATTGGAGTCTCCGTAGGTGTAGGAGTAACACATGTAACAACCTCATCAACAATACTATTGGTCATATGTACAACTTGACCGTTTTGTTTATCCTCAACACCACCAATTATTGGGTAGATTATTGCGTAACCTGTATAGGGTTGTAACCCCGTATACCAATTATATGAATAACCTAATGTGGTGAGTTCACTACCCACAACTTGAACAGTTCCTGTCGATGAATAGACCGGTCCTATACTTCCACAATAACCATTGGTTATTCCTTGGGAATAACTTGTGTGAACTATACAGGCATTTGTACCATCTACATCATCTTTAAAATTAAATTGAGTTCCACCGTTTACGTCATAACCACAGAACACAACATTTAATTGTAAGTTAGAATCTAAGGTTGGTGTGGGGGTTGGTGTTTCCGTTGGAATTGGAGTACTACTCTCTGTTGGTGTCGGTGTTGGTAACTGAGAATTGGTCAAAACGATCCTCAACACATCCGTTGTAAGTAATCCGCCAGTGGTAAATTGGTATACCGCGGTATATGGGGAGGTCTTATGTACTACTTTTAATAATGTTTGGTTTTTATATACCTCGACAGAATATGGTCCAACACCACTTACTCCAACTTGTATAAAATCCCCATAAGCAATACCCAAATGTGTACCATATTCAATTTGACCACTTGATAGAGGGAAACTAAAATTCCATGTAGATGAAAAATTAGCACCAAACGAATTGAATAAGATCGATTGAGTGTTTTGATTCTCAAATATTAAATTAGGTGGTGATGTCGGTGTTGGTGTTTCCGTACTAGTTGGTGCAGGAGTACTACTCTCTGTTGGTGTAGGTGTTGGAATTTCAGTACTAGTTGGTTCCGGCGTGGATGTCGGTGTAGGTGTTGGAATTTCAGTACTAGTTGGTTCCGGCGTGGATGTTGGTATTGGGGTTTCTGTGGGTGTCGTCTCGGGAGTACTAGTTGGTAATGGAGGACCTATGTAACAAATTTTAAAATAATGTACTTCGTTTGTTATACCTGTATACGTGTAAACATCGTTATTTAAAATAAAATTTTTGTACTCATGGTCAGGAATATTAAAATGGTTAACAAAATCTAAATAAGTAAACGTTTCTGTTAAACCACTGTATACATAGTTAGGGTTGTTAATAGTATTATCGACTTCACACACCGTTATAACCGATCTATCTAACTGGTCCCCATCCAAATTTTTTAGAATACTAACATCAAGAGACAGGGGGGTATTGAAATTTATGACGTTTTTGTCATAATCACTATCAAAACCAGATAATTCGTAGTCATATGTTTCCGAATTATCCAACACTAAATCAAAACTGATCCCCAAATTTCTTAAAATATCCTGTGTATTCATATTCTAATAAATATCTTTCTTACTATTTGATATTTATAATAAAACAAGTTTCTATGAATAATTTCGTAAAACAGGTAATCGAAGAGAAATTCGCGTCAAAAGCACAACAAAGATTCTTCTATGCTAAGGCCAACGAAAAAGGGGTGAGCAAGAAAGAGAAGAAGAAGTGGGAAAAATACGCTAAAGAGTTTTCAAACGATACTGACTTTGATAAAATACCCGAGAAGGTGACCGAGAAAGAAAAAGAGGTTGATGAAATTGTCGACTCAAAGGGCAATATAAAAAGAGGTTCTAAACCCACTAACCTAGCAACAAAAACTGTTGGATCTAAATCAACGACAGACAAGGTCGCGAAAACCTCAGGCGGATCTATGGGTACACACGGTGTCCATGGTACCCACACATCTTTAAGATATTGGGCGGAGTCGGATATGAGTAAGTCGTTAGGTTATGATGATACGTTAGGTGAAGATGATACATTCGAACAAGCGTACAATCATTTTACAAAAGAATTAGGGTTGACCCACGACGATGCAATGGAGAGACTTGAATCGATGGGGTATGATGAAAAACTACCCGAGGATAAGGTAAGATTAGTGGAGAACCCTAAAAAATTTATGAAAGACTATATGGAAACAGTCTTAAGTAAAAAAGATTTTAACCACGACATTTTGGATAAAGAAGAGAGTAAAGAAATTCCACAAATAATTAAAAGACAAGTCTCCTCTTTAAAAAATAGTTTAGAAAATAACGGATTATCAATTAATGATATAAAAGACTTATTTTAATGAATAGTAGGCTCAAGAATAGAAATTTTCAGATTCCTGACAATGTGTTTAATTATATACATAAGGTATTCACGTCGTTAGAGGATAAATCTGTTGATGGCACTCAAAGAGCTAAGAACTTACTTAGAACAAAGAACGTATCATACGCCCAACTAAAAAGAATTATACATGATTTAGAAAGCGGATCACTACCACTTATACAATATAATTTAGCCGGTGGTGATGAGATGTTAAATTGGGGTAGGACATTTTTAGACGGGGAAAGAGACCTGATTGAGAAAAACAAAAAATCACAACAAAGATCAAATAACATTGGTCAGATTGATAGAAAAAACGCGTTCCTAAAAACACATAAAAAGAAATCAAATTACAGTGTCCCTACAAATATGTTAAAATCGAATTCAGATAAAACATCAGTCACTCCAATATCATCCTTAGGTGTTTTTGAGGAAATAAAAAGAATCAAAGAATTATTATAATGGCAAGTCAAATAGATTTAATATCGGATAAGTTTAGACAAGAGGCGATAGTTAAAAACATTTATAAGTCAGACAGCGGTTATGACTCCAACCACAATAATGCAATTTCAAGTGGAGATGAAAGAGGTAAAGGAGAGAATAATGGTAATGTTGGGTCTTCTGTCGACATAAATAACAGGTTAGATTCTATTGGAAGAAATCGTTATTCCTCCGAATTTGGTTATGGTTTACAAAACCCCAACGCCATATCCGATGGTGATGAATATGGTAGGGGTGAAAATAACGGTCAGATAGGTACGTTTACGGATATCAATCAAAGACAGGAACATTTAGGTAGAAACACTTACAATCAAAATAATGGTTATGGTGTCAACCACCCCAACGCTATTTCAGACGGTGATGAATTGGGAAAAGGTGAAAATAACGGTAAAATCGGAGGTTCTACTGACATCAACACCAGAATTGATAATATTGGGAGAAACACATATAACCAAAATAATGGTTATGGGGTAACACATCAAAACGCCCTATCTGATGGGGATGATAAAGGTAAAGGTGAAAATAATGAGATGATTGGGTCCTTAACCGATATTAATACACGTAACGACGTTGTCTCTAGAAACATCTACGGACCTAATAATGGATATGGTATTAATCACCCAAATGCGTTGTCAAGTGGAGATGAGCCAGGAAAGGGTTTAAATAGTAATAATGTCGGTGGATTGACCGACATTAACACACGAACAGACAATGTTGCTAGAAATATTTATAACGAAAATAACGGTTATGGATTAGTCCACCCTAACGCAATTTCAGACGGAGACGAAAAGGGTAGAGCAGAGAATAACAACAGTGTAGGAACTCGAACAGACATTAACGAAAGAGTTCAACACATCGCAAGAAATAATTTTAGTGAGTCTAACGGCTACCCCGATTTCTAATGAAGTTAATTAAAGACATATATAACTTTTTATTGGGGGAGCAGAAAGTACCTGCAACCCTTAATAGGAAAACCGGAAGACCCGGGTCTTTAGCCAACGCAATTAAAAAAAGACATCCCGTGACATTCTTTTATAATGGACCACGAGGTGAGGTACAACCAGGTAAAAGGATCAAAGCCGAAATGGTTGCCATGGGATCTTCCAAAACAGGCAAAATGATTGTTAGGGCTTGGGTGGCACCACCTTCAAGATCTAAGACAGGATTTGAAAAGGGTAATTGGAGAACTTTCATTGTTTCTAGAATGAATCAAATAGAGATCTTTGAGGATGAGACGTTTGACGTTAAGAGACCTGGTTATAAAGAAGGGAATGATAACTCAATGTTAGTTACTTATGTCACGTCTGATTGGTCCTCAACACCTGAACCTCAAAAACCTGAAGAACCGAAATCAGAACCCACACAACAATCAGAACCACAAGAACCAAGAGTTCAAGATACGGATCCCCAAAGAGTCGACACCACAGAACCCGAACAATCCGTTGAACCACAATCAAATGAACTACCTCAACCCGAACCCGAAAATACCCCAAGTATGGAACCACCTAAAGGTGACGACCAAGATAACGACCAAGACGGGGAGGACAACAACTACGATGGTTTGAACGAGAATATAAAGAGAATCAAAGAATTACTTTATAATTAAAAATAAAATTGTTATATTATATAAAGTTTTAAAATATGTCACAACAAGGAACAGGAGTTATAAACGAGAATGATCTTATGAGGAAACTCGTTAATGCCAAAAAAGTTATGAATGTAGTGGACGGAGGAACGTTCACTAAGGGTAATATAGACCCATCAGCATTATTGGAATCTCCAGAAGTCTTAATGTCAAATCAGAACCCATCAAAACCTAAATCGGTCTCATCACCAATTGTTAATGAAGACAAAATTAGGAATTCAAAATTGCCCGAATCTATAAAGGAGGCGATGATAAAGAACCCAATACCAACAATGGATAACATTTCATTATCGGATGGGTTAGATTTAAAATTTGTTGAGGGTGCCAAAAAATTAATGGAGAGAGAAGGTTTATCAACTAAAAAAACCCCACTATCAAATCAACAACCAGTCGGTACAATCACCCAACCCAACACCTCACTTAACGAGGAGATCAAATCCCTTATAAAGGAAACGATTAAAGATACATTAGAGGAAATCGTCGATCGTAAATTAACTCTTCTACTCACAGCACAACAGACCGCATCTATCAATGAAAACTTGGTCTTAAAAGTAGGAGATTCCATCTTTAAAGGTAAAATCACAGGAGTAAATAAAAGTAAGTAAGGATTGATTTCTTACTTTTTTTTTCTTATATTTTGATATATAACGAAATTATATGTCAAAAGTTAGAGTATTAGCCATACCCTCGGATTCACATGGGGTTGGGAAATTTAGAATCATAGATCCTTTTACCTTTATCGGAGATAATCACTCAAGTGAGGTACATGTGGATATTGTATTCGATGTGCCTAACGATGACGACTATTTTAAAAATTATGATATTGTTGTTTTTCATAGTTTCATCCATAAGTCAAGTCATGAAGAAAACATGAAAAGAATTTCATGGTTGAAGAGTAAAGGGATTAAAGTTGTTATGGATACCGATGATTTTTGGAGAATCGATCAAAGACACCCAAACTATGAATCTTTCAGAAAGGCAGAACTACCAAAAAAACGTGGTGAATTTATCAGATCCGCGGATTATGTGACTACAACAACTCCCGTTTATGCGAACACAATAAAAAAACTGTTAGGACAAAAAAATGTGTTTGTTTTCCCTAACGCGGTTGATGAAACTGACCCACAATTCAAACCCAACCCAATTAAATCGGATAAAGTCAGGTTTGGTTGGTTAGGTGGGTCCTCACATCTCCATGATTTAGAGTTATTACGAGGAGGAATAAGTCAAATTCAAAACCAATATAAGGGTACTACCCAATTCGTTCTTTGTGGATTCGATCTGAGAGGTAACATGAGGGAGATTAATAAATTAACAGGTGAAGTAAGAGAAAGACCAATTAAACCGGAAGAAACTGTATGGTTTAAATATGAAAAAATCTTCACAAACGATTATAAATCTTTAGATTCCGACTATTCGAATTATCTGAATAGTTGGTCCCAAACCCCTTACCCCAATGATTTAGATCAGCCGTATGTTCGTAGATGGACTATGGACATAAACAAGTACGCCACCAATTACAATTATTTTGATGTTTCTTTGGCTCCGTTGGTTAAAACCGAATTCAACGAACAGAAGTCACAACTAAAAGTAATTGAGGCGGGATTTCATAAGAAAGCAATAATTGCGACCGCCGAGAATCCTTATCTACTTGATGTTGTAAACGCGTGGGAAGACGGTAAATTTACCGATAAGGGTAATGGTTTATTAGTACAATCATCCAAAAATCACAAACAGTGGTTCCAACATATGAAAAAATTAGTTGACAATCCGAATATGATTGAGGATCTTGGTAATAGATTATACGAAACAGTGAAAGACAAATATTCCCTCTCCACTGTTTCTAAAAACAGAGTGGAATTCTTAAAATCAATAATTAAATAAATTAAAATTATGTATTATTTAGCAACAGTAGGTTATGAATTAGAACAATTGGACAGATCAGGTAACCCAAGAGTCCAAAAAGTTAAGTACGTCGTTGAAGCGGAGTCCGTTGAAGAGGCGACATTAGTATTATCAAAGTATCGGTCAGAAGATATGAGATCAAGTGAAAGTATTTCAATTGCCAAGATGCAAATTGAATGTGTCATTGACTCTAAAATAACTCCCGAGTATTACAAAGGTTAATTATTATGTTGAATAAAGAACAAATAGAAAAAAATAAATCTAAATTATTAGAGACATCCGAGAAGTATGGTGTTCTAACGGAATCTTTGTTAGAATTCTTGGGTGACGACCTTTATGTCGCACCCGCTTCTACTTCCCTTGATATGTACGGTGCATACCCTGGTGGGTTATTAGAACATATCTTCATCGCATCAAAATATGCGGTTAAGGTGAACGGTCTCTTACCCGAGAAACTACAACAAGATGTGTCATCTATTTTAAAATGTACCATCCTTTCTCAGATAGGAAAAGTATTCTTATTTAAACCAAATGAGAGTGAGTGGCACAGAAAGAACTTAGGTAAAATGTATGAATTTAATGATCAATTAGTTTCCATGAGAGTGGGTGAAAGATCGGCATACTATTGTTCTAAGTACGGGGTTAGTTTAACTGAAGAAGAATATCAAACAATAGTGAATTCTGATAAAGGTGACGATGATCTACAAGCAAAGTATCACTCAACACCATTGGCCCAAGTTGTAAAACAAGGGTTTGAGTTAGCAATATTTGAACAAAAACATGGATGAAAAACTAATAAGACAATACTTAGAAAAATTAGAGGATTTCGAGAGAACACTATCCACTAGTGATGATGTTGATGACGAGTATATCAAAGAAATTGAAAACGTCTTAGGTTCATTGTCTAATGACGCTACTGAGTTTGTAAATGGTGAAAGACTGTTAGATTCAGTCAAATTATCATGTAAAATAAAGAAGTTACACCCCAACGCCGTTATCCCTTCATATTCTAAAGAGGGAGATGCCGGTATGGATATCACCGCAACAGAAATCATCGGTAATACTACATCTCAAGTTACGTATGGGACGGGTATTGCGGTTGAAATACCAAAAGGTTACGTTGGGTTGGTGTTCCCAAGATCATCAATAAGAAAAATGGAATTAGAGTTAAGTAATTCCGTTGGTGTAATAGATAGTGGATATCGAGGTGAGATCCAAGCGACATTTAATAAAACAAACGGTTTAGACTCTATCAAATACGATGTGGGTGATCGAATTGTACAAATAATGGTAATACCGTATCCTAATGTAGTTTTCACAGAAGTGGAAGAACTAAGTGATAGTGAAAGAGGTAATGGTGGGTTTGGTTCCACTGGAAAATAAATTAAATAATACGAAATAATATTAATGGCTCAAAGAAGACCTATTGAAAGACGGTTAACACATAAAGAGAAAATCAGAGAAATCTTTAAGAAACCAAGAGAAAAATTCCTAACAGATTCTCAAAGAGAATATTGGGACATTTTACATAATAACGAAATTACTTTGTGTTTCGGTCCTGCGGGTGTGGGTAAATCATATATCGCCATGAAAAAGGCGGTAGATCTATTACATGACGATGACAACAAATACGAAAAAATAATTATTGTTAGACCGGCCGTCGAAGCAGAAGAAAAATTAGGGTCATTACCTGGTGGATTAGAGGAAAAATTAGATCCCTACATCTTCCCATCATATTATCTATTAAATAAAATAATCGGTAAGGAGTGTAGAGAAAAACTCAAAGATGAGGGATATATAGAGGTTGCTGCATTGGCATATATGAGAGGATGGAACGTAGATAATACAATTCTGATTTTTGAAGAGGCACAAAACGCAACACCCGCACAAATGAAATTGTTATTAACCCGTATTGGATTTAATACTAAGTTCTTTATTTCGGGTGACTTAGAACAATCAGATAAGTTTAAAGACAAAACTAAGAGTGGTCTTTATGACGCTAAAGTTAGATTGGCAGGAGTTAAGAATATTGGCGTCTTTGAATTCGGGGATAACGACATTGTTAGAAACCCCATAATTAGTCAAATCCTAAAAAGATATGACTAACCTTTACTTATAATAAAAAATTTATTATATTAAGTTTATGGAAATTTTTATCAGTATAGATGGTGTATTAAGGAACACAATTGCTAAGTTTGATTATCACTACAAAGATTATTACTTAGATTCGGAGCCCGAGGAAAAAACGGACGAGGAGAATCAATTTGACTACGCAGTAACCGAACCTGTTAGAAATAACCATCTATTAGAAAGTTATCGATTCCAATCAAAAGACGAATTTGATAATTTCACTTTCATAGACTATTCGGTAGAAATCTTTGGACACGCAAATGGGAGTTATCCTAACGTTTTTTTGGATTTAAATAATTTAATTTATCAAAATAAGGAACACAGATTTACTTTGATTGGATTGGATGAATTAGGGAAAGCAAAACCATCAACATTATTCTTTTTATCCAGAAATGGTTTTATGGGTAACAATGTGAGGTTCTCAATAAGTTCTGAAATACCAAATCTATGGAAACAATGTGATTTGTGGGTTACAGATTCTGAGCCTATTATTAGTCAGAAACCAAAAAACAAAAAGGTTATCAAATTTAATACAGATTATAACCAACACTTTACAAATCCCTTAGAAATACATAAATTAACAGAAATAGATGAGACATGGTTGAAATCTTCGGAGAATATTATTATATCGACATTGACAAGATTACTGAAAGTTGTGAAATGACTGTCGAACCGATAGCAAATGATGATGAAAAACCACAACAAGTGGAACAATCAATAAATGTGTTTAAATATGACACCATTAAACAATGTTTAGACACATTATTAACTGAAGGTGCTCAAGATGATAATGGATTGGGGTTGTTAACGAACGAGTTATCAATCCCGTTTAAGTTTTCATTTAACACGCTAATAAAATACGGAATTTTAAGAAAATACGATGAGTGATAAAACACAAGAAAACATTACAAAATTAGAGAATGCCCTCTCTAGATTAAACAGTAATGAATACAAAATTTATTTCCTAACATATGATACGAAAGGAAATGCCAGGGCCGCAATCAAATACATATATGACTCTGTGAAAACCCTAAGAGAGTATGGTATAGATGCGAAAATCCTTGTTGAGGATAAGAACTATTCAGGTGTAAGAGCTTGGATGGGTGATACATATAATGATATTCCTGTTGTTACTATAAAAGAGGATAAACTTGAGATGGGTATTGACGATGTTATTGTTGTACCTGAGTATTATTCTAATGTTTTAGAACAACTATCTAATATAAAATGTACTAAGATCATGTTAGTACAACAAACAGAGTATATTTTTGAAACGTTACCTGTTGGTAGTAGATGGAGTGATTATGGTTTTGATAAGGTTATCACGACTACAGAGAGATCCAAAGAATATATTAAATCAGTATTCCCCGAATCTTTCATCTTTGTCAATCCACCCAAAATAGGGGATATCTTTAAGCCGTCAGAAACACCAACAAAACCATTTATAGCCATTAGTGCTAGAGATAGGGGACAACACAGAAGAGTTATATCTGAATTTTATTTAAAGTACCCACAATTAAGGTGGATTACTTTTAAAGATATGGTACAGATGCCTTACACGGAATTTGCCGACCAACTAAAAGAATGTATTTGTTCTGTTTGGTTGGATGAGGAGTCTACGTTTGGTACGTTTCCTTTAGAATCGATGAAATGTGAAGTACCTGTCATTGGTAAGGTCCCTAATACGGAACCAGACTGGGTTAATGAAAATGGTTTATGGTCCTATGATTTAAGTAAAATTGTCGAATTCATGGGAACATATGTTTTAGCTTGGTTAGAAGGAATCACCATTAACGACGAGGTTAAGGAAAAAATGAAAGAAACTCTTATTCCTTATGCCGAAGATGTAATAGATCAAAATATAATCTCAATTTTCAACTCTTTTAGAAATAGTAGAGTAACATCAATTGAGAATGTTTTGAATAAATTAAAAGAGGAAGTAAACGTATGAAAAATATAACAATAATATTACCAATACATACTCTTGAAGGAGAATATCAGGAGATGTTAAATAGAGCAATTTCTTCTGTGGAACAGTTCCACGATGACGTGATACTCCAAATAGTTGGTCCATCAAACGCAATCGGGGATCTCACCAGAGGAGGTCTTACAGATAAGTTAGACATTGAATTCACAATTAACACCGGTCCTACCGATTTTTGTTCTCAAGTAAATCTTGGAATCAATAGTTGTAAAACCGAATGGTTTTCAATTTTAGAAGTAGATGATGAGTATACATCAAATTGGTTAAAATCATTTACAAACTATAGAGAAATGTTTGAGGACGCAGACGTATTCTTACCAATTGTTAAGGATGTTAACGTTGAGGGTAAAATGACTAGTTTCACTAACGAGTCTGTGTGGGCTTACGGGTTTAGTGAAAAACAAGGTATTATAGATAATGAGGTTTTATTAGATTACCAAAACTACCAAACTAGTGGAGGTCTCTATAAAACAGATGTGATCAAAGAGAATGGGTCTTTTAAAGAAAACATTAAACTGACATTTAGTTATGAGTTTTTATTAAGGTTAACTCACAATGGTGTCAAGGTTGCCGTTATCCCACAAGTTGGGTACAGACACGTCAACTTTAGAGAAGGTTCGTTGTTTTGGTCATATAAAAACGATGAAAATTTAAAACTATCTTCTGAAGAACCTAAATTTTGGTTAGAAACAGCCAAAAAAGAATTCTTCTTTAAGACTAAACGAGATATTGAATACGCTGAAAGTTAATGCCGAGAAAACGCACCCAAAAAATGTATTTTGGGGAGGAGCAAGAACAAGCGGTAGTACGATACTTAGAATCCGAAAACGAAGACGAAAAGAATAAGATATTCAGAGAATATTTAGAAGAACCTCTCACAATAATGGTGGAAAGTATAATCCGCCGTTATAAACTTTATAGGAAAGATTACGAGTTTGAAGAAATTCACACTGATACTATGTCATTCTTGATGACTAAGATCAGTAAGTTTGATACTACGAAAAACTATAAAGCATACTCCTATTTTGGTACAATCTGTAAGAACTATCTTATGGGTACCATACAAAAAGATGTAAAAGAAACAAATAGATCCGTTTCATATGAAGACATCTCAACACGATTGGAGGATCGTGCCGACCTCTCATATGTTATAGATGAAGAGGAGTTAGACTATAAAAACATTGTTATTAAACTCACCACAGAGTTAGAAAATTTTGTGGAAAATGAAGATCTTAATGATAATGAAAAAAAATTGGGATACGCCCTTATCGAGGTCTTTTCAAACTTCGATAAGATTTTCCAACAAGGTGACGGTAATAAATTCAATAAGAATTTAATACTATTATCTCTTAGAGAGATGACTTCTTTAAGTACTAAAGAGATCCGTGTAGCGATGAAAAAGTATAAAAAACTTTATGAGTTGTTAAAGTTGGATTTCATAAATAATTAGAAACAATCTATTTATAGGTATGAGAAGAAAGACAAATTTATTATCATTAGATACTGATTCTGCACTCTCTTTAATGCAGGAAATCTACAATGATATTGTGGAGCAGAAGCAAACCGCCAATTTAATAACCAAGAAGATGTTGAGTTTTATGAAGGAGGCCGAAGACATGAGTGTTATTGGTCCCGTGATTAAAGAACAACAAAAAATTCTTAATGATTGTACCGAAAAGAAAATCTCCTTAGTAAAACTACAAAGTGTATTATTAAAACAAAGTGGAGGTGGACAAATCCAAAACGGAGGAAAATTAGATCTAACTGAAGAAGACAGACAGTTATTGGAGAAACTTATGAAGGAAGATGATGAACCACAAGGAAGTGGATCCCAAAAATATCAAATGTAATGAGTAAGGTTAAAAAGTTAAGAGGTGAGATCAAGTCAAAACTTGAAATTGTTAAGAAGATTAATGACGATCCGTCAAAGGCTTCTGACAACCTCTATGACCTATACCTTAAAGACGCTGAGATAGATAAGAAAATATCAGATTCTATAGAGGGGTTAAAGAGTAAACTCAAAAGAAAAAAAGATAATAAGGAAGATATTTTTGGTTCCATAATTGATATCGCTAACGATTTTTTAACCACTAGATCAAATAAGATACAATTAAACGATAATGAAAAATTATTATCGGGTAGAAAATTAAAAAAATACGCTTTAGAGTCGGCATCGATAACTGTAAAAGATTCTAAAAACATTGTAAAAGAAAGTGTAAAAAAAGTCTTATTCGTTGATTCAGATTCAAGTATTTGTGGTGTAGATACTGAGATGCCACAAGATAGTATGACTATCTCTCCAAAAGAATTTGACTTCTTAAACGTTTTACAAAATGACCCTTCATCATCTATCGGTATGATAATGTATGAGGAGGAGAGTCCCTCATCTGGAGATATTAAAATGAATAGAGAACTCTATAATGCTTTCTCTAATAACTACACATTTAGTAGTAAATCAGGTAAAAACCTATTTTCACTATCGTGGGATAGTGGAAACCAAGAATACCAAGTGAGTGGATTAAAACAAGGTATTGCGGCAGTAAAGGTTGGTGAATTTATGGAGGACTACTACGATAGTATTGAGACTCCCAAAATAGAATATATTATTAAAACCGCCATGTTAATGACGTTACAAGGGGATGGTGAGAATCCTGAATCCTTTGATAAAGCAATGGCATACTTAAACAGACTATGTTCCAAACTTTTTAAACTTTGCGGATCCCCAATGGAAGATAGTGGTTTAATACAAACCACCAGTCAACAATTTTCCGAGAATGATTCCGACATTCAATCGTACTTTGATTTTGATGATGTGGAAGGGATCGACATAGATGATGAAGATGATAGATATAGAAAAGTTCTAAGATTCAAGGACTGTGGTAATTTTGAAATTCCCTCTCCCCAAACTTCATTTGAAGACTTTGTTTTTCTCTCAGATGGTAACTTATCAAATTTAGTTGATGATACTTTGGACTCGGTCGCATTAAATGCCGCAATACAAAGTGACAACCAAAACATGTTTGATAACATAAATTTAGAATTACTAAATATGTTTATTTTAAACGTTCCTAAAGCTTTGGTTTCGTCGGTTTTATCTCCTAAGGTTTTCTATCCTTTAGTGGTTGCATATAAACAACTAAAAGGTGTTATACTTGACATAAAGGAATTAATGAAGAAACTTTATAAACTGGTTCATACAATTATCAAAGAAGTTTTTTGGAAATTCTTGACTGAATTTTGGAAATTTATTAAGAAAGATCTTCTCGATTTTGTTGCCAACGTGGGAATGAAAATATTAAAAAATAAGTATAAACATTTTGTAAGAATTTTAACCGCAATAATTGACTTACTTAGAAAATTACTGACCGTTGGTTTTAAAAGTTGTTTAGAAATATTTTTAGCAATTATAGGAGCAATTAAAGGTGCTCTGAATTTACCGGGTGGTAAAATCAATGTACCTGGTTTTATATTAGGTTTTGCCGATATATTACCTGGTTATAGTGCGGATAGGGCATACATGAATTCAGCAGAAAGGGCATCCCAATTAGGACTTAATACGGGTACCATATACGGAGAACCTAACAAATATTTGTTGATGATGAAGTCAGTAATTGAGGGTATTTCCGAAGAGAGCGATACAAACTCATTTGTAAAAGTTAGTAATAAAAAAATAACCATTCCGACACCTGCGGGACCATTAACTATTCCTCCAGGAATTTTAAACAGTTCGGGTAAAGTATTCTAAGATGGAACCAAATAAAATTTTAGACATAGTAAACAATCCCGAAGTTAAAAATAACAAAGACTTGACTGAGTGTATGGAATTTCTAACTACCGAGTTTGAGAAAACTAAATCAAGTATTTTAGAATTGACTAAATATTTGGACGCGGTGGAGACATCATATAATAAAATTAACAAAGAGTTAGGTAATAGGTACGGTAAGAAATGAGTTATATTAAACTAGCCATAGTTGACGAAAATCAAGACCCGAAGGGTATTGGTAGAGTGAGGTTCAAAGTCATGGGCGAATCTAGTAGCACTAGGGAAAATGCTATTAAATATAATAAATGGGACAACAACGATCCTTTTGTGGCATTACCATTCCTACCAACTAATATAAATTTTGTTCCCGAGGTTGGTCAGACAGTAAAGATCATATACTACGATCCCGATAATGATCTCCTTAATAGAGAGTACATTGCAGGACCATTCACAACTATTCATGACTTTAATTCCCAAACCAACTCACAACAAGTGGAGAATACTTCCTATGGGGTTCTGGTCAAATCTTCTCCCGATATTTTTAGTGATGGACAATACAAGAAAAAGGAGTCTGTGGGTTCTATCGCAGAATTTAAAGATTATGCAATCTACGGACCATATGGGTCCGACATCTTATTTACGGAAAATGGAATAAATTTAAGAGGAGGTAAGTTTTTAGTTAAAGACACATTAAAAAAAGACGATATACAGTCATTTCCAATAATGTCCGAAAAAAGGGCAATACTTTCCCTAAAAAAATTCAGCACCAAAAAAGAAAATGTGGAGTTTAAAACCCCAGTAACTACAATACCAAGTAAAAAATTAAATTATATCATAGAGTATGATGTCGATGACGTGACCGATCCTTCAATACTTTTTTGGTATGTATATGAGGTAAAAAATGTTTATGGGGATACGTTTAATACCAGAGTGTTTACCTCCACCACTGCCCAAGATTTACTATCATATTCAAATTCAATCAAATTAATAAATTTAGATGGCACTAATGTAACCCCAACACATACTGAATCTGTTAGAAATTTTAAGGACGCATATACTACAATTAGAACAACCATAGATAAAATAAATAGAAAAGGTTTAAAAGTTTTAAATAGAAGATTACCTCGTCCTCTCTTACACCCTTTTTATTTTAGACCCGTAAGTACACTAACTGATAAGTCGTTTTTAAAAGAAGTAAAACCCACAACAAATCCAGGGTCTAACAATGGTTCAGGACTTTATTACAGTCCTACGGAAAATTATCCCAAACCTGTGACTAAAGAAATAATAGAAAATCAATTGGTAACAGTTGCTTCGAATATGGAACAGACTTTTGGGTCCCTAACATCTGACAAGATTTACTTTTTATCTAGTGATACTAATCAAGTTGCCGGAAAATCGGTACCCTTTAATAAGTTAAACAAATACGAATATACTCAGGAAGAACTACTTACTTTAATAGAACCCAATACTTACTCAACTGTAAGGGGTGAAAATTTAGTTAAAGCATTAATACTTCTATATAGAGTTATAAGGTCACACGCACACAATCCAGGTGAACCAATGCCTGATGGGACACCAAACCTCTCCGAATTACAGGAAGTTTTTAAAACAATCGAGAACGATCTTCTAAATAAATCGATTAGAATAAACTAATCAGATATTTATTAAAGAAAGATAAGTTAAGATGTCATATTTTCGTTCATATTTCGAGAAAAACAACACGATAATCAAGGGGTTGAAGGTTAATACCGCAAAAAACCCCTCGACCGAGATCTTCTATGGTTCGGGTTTTTCCAAATTTCTTTGTAAGATAGATTTAACTGATTTAAAATCAAGTATTGAAAACGGTACTTATGTTTTAAATTCAGATACAAAACACGTCCTTCACATGACTAACACCATTTTTGGGGATGAAATATTCTTAGGAGCAAAAAGGGGTAGTGGTAGAGAAAGAACAACATCATTCAAATTAGTTGTTTTTAAAATTCCACAATATTGGGATGAAGGTGTTGGTTTCGATTACGAAGATTCGGGTTACGATTATACAACCGGAAATAACACATTTGATGTGAGACCTTCGAACTGGTTTATGAGAACCACATTAGATTCATGGACCGCAGAAGGGGTATATTCAAATAATCCAATTATAATTGGGACACAAAATTTCGATAATGGTAATGAGGATTTGGAAGTTGATATAACATCCTACATTAACAGTATCTTGAATGGAGAAACTGATTATGGTATTGGTGTTGCATTTGACCCACTTTATCAAGATCTAACTTCAGAAGTTGATCAGTCGGTTGCTTTCTTCAGTAAGTACACCCAAACTTTTTTCGAACCATTTTTAGAAACAATATTTAATGATAGGATAGTTGACGACAGGGAAAATTTTATCGAAAAAACCAATCAGAACTTATTCTTATATGTCAACAAGGACACCAACTTCTTTGATTTAGATGACTTACCAACAGTGGACATCTTAGATTCCACTCAAACTCCAATTAGTGGTTTAACTGACCTATCAGTGGAAAAGGTGAGAAAAGGGGTGTATAGAGTAACTTTTGGTATTAACGGTTTGGTGTGTGACGGAAAAAGATTTTTCTATGATGTGTGGAAAGGTATAAACGTGGAGGGTACGACATTCCCCGATATTACACAAAAATTTGTCCCTAAACCTTACTCTTCAAAATTTACAATAGGTGAGAATCAGAAGGAGACTAATAAATATGTGGTCCAATTCTCGGGTATAAAACAAAACGAAAAAATTAAATCAGGAGAGACAAGAAAGATAACCGCAATTTTTAGGACAATTTCTAAGTCAACAAATGAAATATTTGATGAGGTATTCTACAGGATTTATATTAAAGAAGGTCACACAAATGTAAACGTATTCGATTGGACATACTTAGATGTAACAAATGAAAATAGTTTCATGTTAGATACGTCTATCCTTATACCAAGAGAATATTTTATCGAAATAAAGGGTATCAAACACAACGAAGAGTTTGATTATCCAAACGTCATAAAATTTGAGATTGTCTCGGAAAAATAAAATACTTATAGATATGGACTTGAAGGAAATTATAAAAAAACATTTATCCTCTTTAAAGGAAGAAAGAACAGAAAATTACATGTTCTTTAGTAATTTACAACAAATAAAGAGGCAGTGTGAAATGTTATTAGAGTTAGACCCAATGATCATAGAAGAAATTTTACAAAATGGTCATGATTGGGCGGACGATCACGTAACGGTGGCGAAAGAAAACATTGATCAAGTATTAGATTTCTTCATGAATGAAACCAAAGAAGCAATCAACGAAGAAAAGAAAAATAAGAACAAATTATGTTCTCGTGGCATATCCGCAGCAAAATCTAAGTTTGACGTTTACCCATCCGCATATGCCAATGGGTATGCGGTCCAAGTTTGTAAAGGAACCATGCCTGGTTTAGATGGTAAGAAGAGATGTTCAGGTTCTTATTGTAAAAAGAAAAAGTAATGAAAATAATAATCAACGAAGAAGATAAGAAATACATTGAGGAGTGTCTTGCCAATGGTGAGGTTCTCCAAGAAGATCTTGGCCGTTGGTTCAAAGAGAAATGGGTTGATGTATCTAGAAAAATAGATGGCAAACACCCTCCATGTGGTAGAAAGGATGCAGACGGAGATGGATCAAGAAAAGGTTATCCAAAATGTAGACCATCCAAAAAAGTATCTAAGAAAACCCCTAAAGTTGCGTCTTCATATGATAAAAAAGAAAAAAAATCAATGACATCGCAGAAAAGACGAGCGGAGAAAAAAGATCCAAAAACGGGTAAAGGAAATACCCCAACATTTACAAGATTTGATGAAGGTAGAGTTATAAATTTAGTATTGAACAATTTAGACGTTCAATCCCTACCAAAAGGATATCCAACACTTAAAAATATTACTGAATCCTCAATCACTCTAAGTGAGGGTATACAATACCACCTAAATAAGAAACTTCCTATCGTTGAGAACGTCTATAGGATCTATTCTGAGGAGTTTTTTAACTTATATAATGAAGTACGTCGATTACATGAAGAAAACGTCTTAGAAGTCACCGGAGTGGACTTAGATCTAATCCAAACTGATTTAGGTGTTACAGGTATGTATGAAGGTGTCGAAGTTTATTTAGATATACCTTTTGTGGAGGGTGAAGAAGAATATTTAGTTGAAGCTAAACATAGAGGTAGAAATGTCAAATTAAATAAACCGTTTAGAACACCGGGTGGACCTAAGAAATTTGCGGTCTATGTAAAGTCCCCAAGTGGTAATATCAAGAAAGTGACTTTTGGTGATCCCAACCTAAGAGTAAGAAATAACAATAAAGCCGCGGCCAAATCGTTTAGGGCGAGACACAATTGTAAAGATAAAAAAGACCGTACCAAGGCAGGATATTGGAGTTGTAACATTTCAAGATACAGAAAGGCGTTGGGTATCAAATCTTCGAATCCTTGGTAATATGAAACTATTAGACCTTTTAGAGGGTTGGAACGACCCCCCTGAATACGATGAACCATCTAGAGGTGGTTTTAGAGATGATTCTTTAGATGGGGTAAAACCTACCATGAAATTTATTGCGTACGATAAGTACGATTACAAATCCAAGGAGGGGTCAGATTATATATTAGTTATGGACCCCAACACAAACAAGGGATATGTTTTCCATAAAGATATGGTGCCAGATGAATACTACCAATCAGATTATTATTCATATTCTGATGAGGATGAAGATGGTCACTATAGTTATGATGAATTTGATGAGGATAATGCAGAATTAACCTCAGACAGTTACGAAGTTTTTGCCACAATAATGTTTAAAGAGGGTAACATAACTGATAGTTTTGATGAATATGAAAATGGTGATAAAATCTTACTGTTAAATAGGAAATCGTTAAAAGAGTTATCGGAATACGATAAGGACGGTCACAGGGCAATAATGAATATGATTATGTCACCGAAAAAATGAAAGACGAATTACCCTTTAGAGAAATTTTGAACTCCACACACAGTGTTAGGGTATTTTCCTCAGATTTAAAAGAAAGTGAATTAAAGTGGCATTTCGATAATGAAGATAGGGAGATCACATTTCTTCATGACACCGATTGGAAATTTCAAATGGACAATTCCCTCCCTATTGATATACACGAGGGCCTAACCATCTTTATACCTGAAGGAGAATATCATAGAATCTTAAAAGGTACGGGAGAATTAAAAGTTAAAGTTAGAAAACTTAATAAAACTCGACTTCTACCCCACACTCAGAAAACAAAATAAGAGATCTCTCTTGTTGTTCTAACCATTTATCTTTATTCTTAGTGGTACAGTTTTGTTTACATACCACTTTTTTTATGCCCGCTTGTATCAATCCACGAGCACAATCCATACATGGTAAACCCGAAGTTAAATAAACTGTGGATTCTTTTAACGATACCCCAATACGTGCGGCATTGTAAATTGCATTTCTTTCCGCATGTTCAAACCAAAAGTATTTCTCGGGTCTTTCTTGTCTTTCAGGTAATTCGTCATTTAAACCTCTAGGAAATGAATTATATCCTGTGGTCAATATTTCTTTGTCTTTTCCAACGATCACCGCACCTATCTGTGTATTAATATCTTTCGATTTCTCTTTTACTTGTTCGGCTATTCTAATAAAATATTCTGTCCAATTCATATCTAAAATATACGTAAAAAATAGGAATAAAAAAAGGGGGACAATGTCCCCCTTTAGTTGTGTAAAATGAATCTTTTAAGATTATCTTAAAGTATCCAAGCTGAATGTTTGTAAACCACTTACGTTGATTACACCGAAGTATCTGTTGTTGACCATCTTCTTAGCGTATCTGGTCATGATACCTTTGATTGGTGTAAAGTTGAATGGGTTATACATAGTAGGAGTCAACTGTAAAGGTACATATGGAGCGTAGATGTAACCAGCGTCCAATAAAGATTTACCTTTGTGACCTACTAAGATCTTACCTGCAGGGAAGTAAGGATCTCTATACACTTGATATCTACCAGCTAAAGTACCAACTTTCTCAATACCCATGTTGTATTGATCTTGCTCAGCACCTGCGTTAGATACGTGGAAGTACTCTAAGTCATCGAATACTGCAGAAACTTCTGAAGAAACAACGATCCAGTTAGCACCACCTCTAAGTGTAGTTTTATGGATTTGAGCCGATAATTGGTTAATCTTAGTGATCAACGTTTGGTTCCAATCCTTTTGAGTATAACCTTGTAAAGTAGCACCAGCGGTTCCACCGTACTTCCACTCATTGTAATCCCACTTCAAGTTCCAAGCGGCACCTTTTCTTAAGTCTCTTAAGATCTCTCTGTCAACCTCAGCAGCGATTTGCTCAGATAACAATGCAGTTAACTCAGCTTCAGCATCGATGTTGTGGAATGCAGATACGTCTTGAGCCAATTCAGGAGACCAGCTAGCTCTTAATTTTCTTTCAGTTACAGAAACAGTTACTGACTCTAACTCGAAAGAAACTTCACCGATAGCATCTTCAAACTCAAGTGAAGCGTACTGTCTGTAGGTTAAAGTAAGACCTGAAGGTGCTAAACCATTACCACCATCAGAGAAACCTGAAGATGCAGAATAGGTTTGTAAATCTACATTTAAATAGATAGAACCTTCTTCATCACAGATGTCTTGGAATTTACCAGTAAGACCTGTTGCTTTACTACCGTACTCAACGATACCTTTACCGTACTTCTGAGTTACGATGTTGAAAGGTAAAGATGTTGAACCTTGATTAACTTCTAAAGAAGCCAAGAACTCTTCTGAGTCCATTTCGTTACCATTAGGACCAACGATTTTACCTTGACCAAGTTTAGAGAAACCTGTGGCCTTTAAGATAACAGATGCAACGTCAGATGTTAAAGCTGCAGTTGAAGTTGTGATAGCTCCGTTATCGAAGGTTACAAACGAATCACCCACTAAGGATACTTCAGTAGAGTCTCCTTTAGAGTAATCGAATAAACCGTCAGATGCCGCATCACCCTCCTCATAGAATCTGTCATATAAGTTTCTACCAGAGTAACCTTTGTCAGCCAAGTCAGTGTTTGATGGCATTCCGTAAGGTGAGTTGTGTGTTCCGTTAGCGTTTCTGTCCTGAATTTTAGGTACAAAGTAGAACAATTTACCGATAGGTAAGTTCATTGCTTGTACAGATACGATGTCATTCGCTAACAATTTAGAGAATACTCTTCTGATGATTGGGAAAACAACTGTTTCGAAAGATCCTGATGAATCAGAAACTGCTGCCTCGTTGATCAAATAAGAAGCTTGGTTCTCATATAATTGTGCGATATTGTCTTTTTGATGACCTTCAAGTCCTTCTAAGAACCCGAGGTTATCCCACTTGTTGATGGTATCTTCTTTGATAACTCTAAGGTGCTTAAGACCGATGTTACCAACCATACCACTTTCTAATAATGCTCCCATTTTAATTAGGTATTAATTTTTTTTATTTTATTATTATTTTAATTTTGACATTAAATCTTTCATTCTCTTGAACTGAGGGCTTTCATACGCTTTTGTTTCAGAAAGTACCTCTTTAGATGAAGATGTAGTCGGGGTTGAAGAAATTCTATCAACTACAGACTCAGTAACAGTAGTCTTAGTGTTTAACTCACCACTAATGGTTTTGTATGTACTCTTAGATTCTGTTAATGACGTAACTGCGTCAAATCTCTTCAAAATGTTTAACTTCTCTTGACGAGTCGTAGTGTGTTCAGTGAACAATCTTGTAGCGTAAGCCAAGTTAGCGTTGAATACTGCTACTTCGTTAAGTTTGTCTTTAAATAATACTAACGCTTTCTTGTATTCTGCGTTTTGTTTCTTTAAAGTTTCAACTTCTTCGTTAATAGCACCAGCCGCGTATTTCTTCTTAGAATCAATACCCGCTCTGTCAGCACCACCTTTGTTTCCGTGTACGTTAGATTTTGTTCTTGCCGCTTCATCTACTTCCTCCTCATGAGAAGCATCCTCTTCAGAGACTTCTTCGGATTCCTCCTCTGATACCTCCTCAGAAACTTCTTCAGATTCGTCGTCATCACCTAAGTCGATTTCGTAGATAGTTTCATCACCTTCTGTAACTTCTTCTTCCATAGAGTCGCCACATTCTTGGCAGTCCTCTTCTTCGTTGTAGTCACCTTCGGCAATTTCACTTTCTTCGTCATCTAACTTGATAATGTATTCGTCGTCACCGTCTTCAAGCTCAACGTTATTTCCATCCTTCTTCACAACAATTCCGTCCTCAGGTTTCATAGATTTAAATACCTTAAGAACTTCTTCGTCAGAAGCGTCTGTCATATCTAGAACTTCGTCGTCATCTTCGTCAGAAGGTAGATCTGAATCTTCACCACCAAAGTCAAAATCCGCATCATCTGCAGATTCATCATCAGTAGCGTCTAATTCTTCGTCACCTCCTTCTAAATCAGGATCGACATCGTCCGCTGGCTCGTCGTTTATTGAAGCTTCATCGTCATTTCCTTCCTCCTCGTCGTCAAACTGTTCGGAGACTGGCATATCATGTTCGTCTTCTGTTGTAGGATTTACATCCTCTTCTTCCATCGATTCTTTTAGCACTTCGTTTAGTTCTTCCTTCATAGTTGAAGCAAGTATACCTTTTGCGTTTGCTTTTACTGCCTCTTCAAGATCTTGTACCTGAAGCAATGCTTGTTCTAAAATGGATTTTTTGCTCATTTTTTTATTTGGTTTTATTATAAATATCTATTATTTCAGAAAAATTAAGATTATGATATACTAATCACAGAAAAATTCTTTATCTATAAAGAAACTTATCTAAAGTTCCCATTAGTTTTTTCATCCTATTGTCAAGTATTGGTTCTTGTTCTTCTATTGACTCATCATATTTCTGTCTGTCTGATGGATCTGAGAATACATAAGCACCAGGTGTTGATGGTGAGGACACTAAGTCAAAACATACCAACTCAAAATCATCTTGTACAATATTCTGACCTTTTTCGGATTTAAGTGATCCCACACCTCTGGAAGATATTCCTAAAGTCACACCGTTCATTAATAACATTGCGGCTTGGTCTCCCTTTGTGGAAACAATCCCCATCTTTTTCCAACCTGGTGAAGTGAGTAGTTTAATTTTTCCCATTAACATCTTACCATCCCACCAAGTTTCAGTAATTGTGTGGGAAACTCTATCTAAATCGATAAGAGATGATGAGGGGTGGTTTAACTCATTTAGAGCAGAACCCTTATTGATAACGGTTTGGTATTTATCCATTTCTCTTTTAAGTATGGATTCGGGATAAATTCTACCGTTTTTATTTGGAGTATCGTATTTCTGTAAAACCGCATAAAGGATAATGTCTTCAGAGAAGTCAATACCTTTCATTTCTGAAATTACTTTTTTGTTTTCGTCAGGAGAGATAAAACCCGCATCGTACTCGATGAGAATTCCTTTACCCGTCTCTTTAGGACCTAATACCTTCATGTGTACCTATAGTTTTATTACTATAAATACATCGTAAACGAAGTTATTTTTTCTTTTTGTTAAAATTAAAGAGTCTTTCGTCATTTAGACAATCATCAACCACCATTTTCATCATGTTGTTAATGTCCATTTTAAGATTTTTGTCCTTTATATTGATTTGGTTATTCACATATAACGTTATCTCTAAATTCATAAAGGATCTTTTCTCTATCTTAATTCCGTTTGTCCTTACATCTAAATCGACGATAGATTCGGGTCTAAAAAGATCTGACCCTAAGTTGTAGATTAATTTTTTAATACAATTTCTTGATGATTTTATTATTGTATCAAAACTATCACAATCATTTTCTGGTTCTAACCATGAGTTAAAAGACAAATAAATTGTCTTTAAATTCTTATGATCTATTGTTCCGTATCCGATCTTTACGTTTTTGTAATCCTCTAATGGGATAAAACGACCTAATTTCATTTATTTTCATTCTTATTAACTTTTATGGTGTCTATAAAAGATAACTAAAAATATTTTCTAAATCAAATTTTTTTGATATATTTATGTATATAACACTAAAAACAAATATGCTAATAGTAAAAGTCTTCAACGGGAACATCGATCAAGCCCTTAAAAAATTAAAAACTAAAGTTAGGAATACGAAACAAGTCCAATTCCTTAGAGATCGTCAAGAATTCACTAAACCGTCAGTTTCCCGTAGACTTCAAAAAAAGAAGGCTCAGTACATTCAACAATTAAAAGACCAAGAACAGAAATAAAAAAAGGTGTCTAATGACACCTTTCGTTTTTTATGATAGACCTTCCAAAAGGTCCTGTAATCGGAACAAGTTATACTTGTTTACCTCCATCTTACTTATTTCTTTTTTCACACCATCGGCCTTATCCTTAAAAGATGAGTCCTCGGATATTAATTCTGTAAGTTTAGTTTCAATAGATTCGTGCAGAGTGGATGTCTCCTTTTCAATCTCATCATGACTTAAAGACAAAATGTGTTTAAGTTTAGATTTTTCTTCCTCACTTAATGTTTTGTCAAAACTAACGTTAAAGTTATTTACTAAAACCGAATTAAGTAAACTTTCATTAACTCCTTGATCAACTCTTAATTCATCCGTTGATTTAAAAGTTATTAGGTGTTCTACTAAGTTTTTCTTGGCGACGACCTTCGCAGAAATATTACCTAATCTGTCAGGACAAGAAAGAACGTCTAACCATTCGTATAGTTGGTTATCACTCTTTTGTACATCCTTTAGTGACTCGTTCAGCTCAAAAAGAGATGAACCCACTTCATTGTATCTATCCTTTAATACTTTAGACAATTCCTCCACATATAATTGTGCGGTTTCCTTATCATCAAAAGTCATTGTTTCTAAATCCTCATATAATGAATACATTTCCTTTAATGTACCATTTTTCATGATTGGTTTGAAATATTTGTTAAGTGAGTCTTTAAAATCTTTTTTACCATAAGACTCTGTCAACTTAACCAATATTTTATTTTTTACGTGTCCGAAAGTTGCCATAATTACTCTTGTATAATGTCTTTGAGTTTATTTTCTATTTCATAAATATTCTGTTGTGCCTTATGGACATCAAAAAGATCGTCAAAATCTTCAGAATCCTCACCCAACATACCTAATATTTTATTTTTCTTTGATTCACTTAGAGGTTCCTCACCACCCCCTCCTGAATCTCCAGGTATCGGTGGGGGTGCTCCTCCTCCACCTATGTCCATACCACCGGCACCACCGTCAGGTGATCCACCAGCATCGACCGCACGTCTCTCCTCTTCGGGGATACCGTACTTCTTATCAACCTCATCAAATACACCAGTCCTCTTAATAATGTTCTGTGTGATACCTAATTCAGCACCAAGAGCCCTCTCAAGTCTTTGTTGTTGTAGGTCAAGGATTACATCGTTATCACTCATACCAAGAATATTCTTTTTAGCCCATGTATGTGAAACGGGTTGAATACCGATTTGTGATTGATCTGATGTTGCGTCTTTGTATAAAGTAATCTTTTCTTTCCACTGTTCAATTCTAAGTAGGTCAGATTGTGCCGATGGATTAGTAAGAGATAATGTGAAGTTATTTAGTTCATCTTCTAAACCTAAAAGATATAAGTGAACTAATGCTATTTTATTTAATTCTTGGATAAGGGATTTTTGGATTCTATTAATAGTTCTCGCAAAACGAATATCCATTAATGCCAAACTCTTACCTTCACCCACAATTTCTTCAAAACCTAAGAACGCCTTAGGAATTCTAAGTGCTGCCAATAATTTCTTTTGAATGTACTCAATATCTGCAATTTCACCTAAGTTCTGTGCTCCTGGTAATGTTTCGATCGGACTAGTTTGAGATGGGTCCCTTACAGGAATAAAGTAATCTTGATCTACCGCCATTTGGTTGTATCTCATATCTACTTGTCCATTCCTTTGATCTACGATCTGATCTCTCTTAAACTTGTTTGCCACACGTTGTACGTACGCTTCGATGTCCTTGTCATCCATGTTACCCACGAATACTTTAAACACCCTTCTTTCAGGTGCTCTCGAAGTTCTGTAGATTAACATCGCATCTTCCGCAAGAAGTAATTGTTTCCAAATACGTCTTACTTTATCTAACATAGACGTACCATAAGGAAGTTTTCTATCATCACCCAATAATCTAAAGTGGGCGACCTCCCATGCTTGGAATTCCATGTCTTTATTCTTCCACGTAAATCTTAACTCCCTACTTGGCATTTTCACACCTGCTGCGGGTTCCGATTTATGTACCTGAGATGCGGCACCTTCATGTCTTTCGATCTCTATGTTAGGTAATTGTTGACACCCAATAACACCCTTACTAGGGTCTATTTTTAAATAGACAAAGTCATCACCATACTTAGCCAAACCTCTACACCACATCTGAAGATTGGTGTTAATATCCAATACATTATAGAATAGATCTTCTAATATGTTTTTCACTCTTTTTGATTCGGAGTATATTGTCAAAATCTGACCTTTTTCTGAGAGTGTTGTTGACTCTTCTGAATAGATATCTAAAGACGCTGATATTTCGGGAGTAAACTCCATAGATTCATAATCATAGTATGCGGCCAACCTATTTGGTTCATAATAAACAGATTGGTTATAAAGTGATTGATCTAATTTTGTCCACTTATCGGCAATGTATTGTGATTGTTGTCTTTGTAGTAATTCTTTCTCGTAATCTTCCTTACTATCTGTCTTTAACAGTTTATCTCTATCAAATTTATACTGCGGAGGTGTAGATGGTTGATCAGTTTGATAACCGAACACCTTCGTTAATCTTTGATATACTGTTAGATTTTGTTTTGCCATACTAATAAATATTAAACTTTATAATATACGAATTTTTTTTGACATTTAAAACTGTTTAGTCCTTTTACCAAATAACCACGAATGTTCTTGGTACGCCTCTTTTGGTATTGCATTACCCATTTGGGGTGGGTAATGACGATTATCAGTTGCCATTGACCCAATTGCATCGAAAGCGGTCCCGTGGGAATAAAATGATTTACTAGTCTCATAAGTCCTTTCGGACAATAACCATGAATCTAACATCGCCTTATTGGTACTGTCACTTCTTTGTAATTGTGTGAAGGAAATATCTGCAACATACATAGCAATAGCCATGGCCATAATGGCGTCATCGTGAGCCCCCTTCATATGATCGGGTCTACCATTTACATAAACAAACGTATTTAATTCGTTCAATAAACGAGAAGACCTAACACCAAAACCATGTCTCAAACGTTCCTCAAATGCTGCAACAATTTGGGCTCTCTTATTATTAAAATTAATACCTGGTATTTTATCTTGTCCTTTCTTGTTATAGTCCCATATATTCATAGAATTAACCCCATCAATATAAAGGTCTTTATATCCCATTTCTTGTAGTTTCCTCGATGTGGCAATACCCATACCACCAGTTATATCAATTACTACGAACGCTTTATAAAGTGTCGCCCACTTGTATACAACACCCGCCAAGTCGTCTGGGGGTATCTTACCAATGTATTCAGCGACCTGTTCGTTTTCATCAAAATCAATAACACATATTGATGAGGCATCGGCACTATCGCCTCTGGAAACATCAACACCCATAATATATCTATGACCCTCAACAGGTTCTTTCCATAACCAGAAAGTACCTTGCATGTATTTTTCAATCGGTTCTTTAATCTCATTCTTACTTATTCTCTCTTGTATTGAATTGGGAATCACCCCATCTCCTGATCCAAGGAAATCACATTCTAATTCTTGTGCGATTTTCCTCTTATCATATTTAAATTTCTTAGCCATATTCTCAAACCAATGAGAGTATGGTTTATATCCCTGTTCGAGTAACTCTGTGTAACGTTCCCAACCTTCGTTTAATGTGATCTCATCGTCATTATACATCTCTCTATTCAACATATAATGAATGATATCTTCAACCTTTAACCATTTTAAATCAGATGCGTAACGAGGGTCTTTAAACCATCTTAAATCAGTTACTTTAAAATCATTCATCCCTCTTAAAGCCTGATCATAAACACCATAATAAATTGGGTCATAACCGTTCGGGGTAGAGATCAAAATAACCTTACCACCCGTAGATAAGGATGCCATACACGCAGCCCAAAAATCTTCTCCCGCTTCAATGTATGCGGCTTCGTCAAATACGAGTACTGTTGGCGTAAAACCACGAAGTGCGTCTGCCGATGTTGCCACCGCCTTTACTTCGGACCCATTATTCATTCTAAACCTACTCTCCGAGTTCTTATCGGGGGAAAAACCAACATTCATCCATTCGGGCCATTGGTCCAAAAAATGACGAATCTTATTTGCCATTTCAATAGCGGTATCTCTTTTGTTCGCAATGATTAGAATCCTTTCAGGTTCTGTTGGACTTGCGGTTTGTATTTTCTTGGATAACCAAGCCGCAGTTACTGTTGACACACCCGCCTGTCTGTACTTACGGGTAATGTTTTCATTATAGTTATCATAATCAAGAATTAGTTGTTCTTGGTCAGGGAATAACTCTAACGGTACATACTTCTTTTGGGTGTTATCGTATGTTTGAAGATATGTCTTTAAGGCGTATGGAGTATCCTTCATGATCTTCGCATATTCCTTAAGTTGTATTAATTTGTTCTTATCCATATCCTATAAATACAAAAAAAGTGGTCGATTATGACCACTTTAGATTTTATACGGTTGGTCCGTCATCGTCATCATCAGGTGAGAGTCCGATTCCCAATGAACCAAGGAACCCACTCAAACCATCGTCCTCATCCCCAAACTCCCGATTGTATTGATCTTCTTCATAGTCTTCGGTTTTAAGGTCTTCGATAATTTGATTAACCATTCTGTTTATGATATTCTTTCCTAATTCAGATCCTTTTAATATTTCTTTTGAAACTTTAAAAAACTCTTCAGTGTCTAACGCCGAAAAACGTGAGAATAAGTAATTCTGTATGTGTTTTAGATCGTCATCCTCTAATTTGTCAGGATATGATGATCTGAACTTCTCCCAAATAACAGGACCTAATCTTAAATCCCATATCTCAGCAGGAAGTGTATCGGCTTTACCCATAACCATCTCAGCTGATTTAGGGTCGTCAGGTAACCCTTGAGTTCCCATAACTTCCATTACACCTTTAATAATCTCATGTATTAACGCAGGAAAGAAAATTGCCCTTGCTCTAATCGTTGGTGGGTCTGTTTCAGTATCCACCTCCTCTTTACCGGCAAAACTTCCACCTTCCATTCCTTGTTGAATTGTACCCTCAGGTAAAACCCAATACATTAAATCATTAACAGACATTAAAATACCATATTGAGTTACGATATTTGGATTTCTCTCATTCAACTCGTTAGCAACCAATTCAAACATGTAATGTCCTTTCTTAGATGCTCCTTGTATTAATGCGTTTATAAATCTTCTTTTCGCAGTTTCTTGATCGAACTTTTCAAAGGCGTCGATAAAATCTTCCAAGTCCTCCTGAGCCTCTTCAGAATTAACCCCAAATTGTTGTTCAATTTCTTCTTCACTAGGGTCTTGGGACTGTTGTTGGAAACCCTCAGGATCAATTCCACCCATACCCACTAATTTTGCATCAAATTGTAGCGCCCCTTCGGGTAATGCCATCTCTTTTTTGACCAATTCAACGGCAAGGTTCTCCAAATATTCTTTGTTCTGTGATTCAAATTGAAACACATTTGATAACATTCTTTGCATTGTCCCAATTAATTGCATGAATGTGTTTTGGTTAGTTACGTTACCTTCTTGTCCTGTGTACCTTTTTACTTTGGCAATAACATCCTGAAATCTTTTAGATGCCAATAGTTCTTCCCAATTAGAGGGTAGTCCGTCAGGTTCCTCCTCAGGAAATGCGGGGTTATCTTTAAAAGGGGTTTCTTTGTTTGCCAATTTATCCTCAATATCAGGACTAATTCTTTCAGGGTTATCCCCATAATCCATCGGCATTTCTTTTAAACCCTTAATAGTTTCTAAAAGTTCTTTCTTACTGATCATTCTGCCACCTGTTTTAAGTCAAGTCCTAAAGCACTAAACGTAAGTTCTTTTGGAAGTTCAGCTTTAGGTTTAGGTGTGTGTTTTGGTTGAAAAGGGTTTTCTCTTGAGGGTTTACCAGGTCTTGTTGTTGGTTTTTCTCTCACAGGGGCATCAGTATCGGGTTTAGATGGTGATGGTTGTTGTTCATCAACGGCAAACATATTTTTTGCCGCTGAAAGATTATCAACACTGTCTGATAATGACCCTATCATTTCATAGATATCTTTTTTAGTGGTGATTTCGGGGTGATAGTTAGAAGTAACCAAATTATCCACCCATTCATTAATCTCCTTGTTTTCTTTCTTTTTCTTTTTAGAGATAGCAATTGCCGCCTGTTGTTGGGGAGAAGATGCCTCGTTAGTCTCTTCTTCCTCTGAAACCTTAACTATATCGTCAGGACCAACCTTATCTTTTATTGTATCTACTTTTTCTGCAGAAACCTCAAAGGTGGCTTCAGACAATAATCTATGAGACAAATCGATAATTTGTTTATCAGTTAATTTTGATAAAAATTTTTCACTTAAACCTTCCTTTAAAAGATTTTGTATAATTTGTTTTCTTCTCATAACCCCGTATTAAAATTTAATTCCTCTTTTATTAGATGGAATCCTCTAGATTCTATTTTTTTCTTCACACTTTCAATCTTATCCCCAAAAGAAAAAGTAAGTCTTTCGAACTCACTTTCTATATCGTATTTCTCCCACCCTAATGAGATGACACCATCGACAGCATCAATAATTCCAAAATAGTCAGACTTTTGAACCAAGTCTAAATCTATATCGGAATTTTTTAATACCCCCACATATGAAATGTACTCTAAATCGGGAGAAAGTGACTCGGGATATGTCGATGCGGGTATGTGATACCATTCCTCTATATCAAATTCTGTTTGATCACTGAAAATGAACTCATATTGTTTCTGACCCTTATAATCAGACCCAATCTCATTGATATAGATAAGTCTCATATTACTTAAAGTATTTACTCAAAGTTGACTCAACATGTTTGTTGATTTCACTTTTGAGATCCTCTAAGTCTATTTCAACCTCCTCGTCATCAGATTCCTCAGAAATATCTTCTTCAATACCTAAGTCGTTAAATTGGTCTAAATCGATTTTTTCTTCGACCTGACCCTCCTCTTCAACAGGTGTGTCAACAAAACTTTCTAGTTTAGCCATTATTTCATCGATTTCCTCACTTGATTCTGGTTCTTCTGCGGGTACATCATCATATGATGGTTCTACAAAATCGTCCTCCTCAGGTTCAAATCTTTCTGCTATCTCTTCTTTATCCTCATCGTCTAAAGCATCTAAGTCAACTGCGGAAAGAACCATGTTAATAACATATTTTATGTCATCACTCATCATTTTTTCCTTAACATCTCTAAGTGCTTGTCCTAATTTACCCGAGAATTTTTGTACCTCATCCATGTAATCAGATCTCTTCCCATTTTCCTCACCACCATTTTCTTCTCCACCCATATCTTCTACGTCCGAAGGAATGTCTGAAATACCACCATCAGCAGGGGGTAAATCACCTACAGGAGCCTCAGGTGCAGGTGCCGGTGCGGGTTCCGCCGCAACTGGTGCTGCGGGAACATTCTCAACAGGCTCCGTAGAAGCTGAAGATTTTTTTAAAATATATTTTTTGGCCTCATTTAAAGAGTTCTCCTCTCCACTAATAAGTTCCAATCTTTTTAATGCTTCAGCATAAGATGAAAACTTATTTTTATTTTTCATGAAGATTCCACCAATATAATCTAATGAACTTTCATTAAGTCCCTTTTTTACATAGTATCCGTCTTTTTCTCTAACAATACCATATGTACCGTTAGTAGACTCTTTAATGAATTCAACGTTGGCAGTTGATACAGTTTCAGTGATGACTTTTTTAGGTGATCTACCATAGTTGGCAATCTCCATTATTCTTTTTAGTTTATCATCACCTTGTAGTTTCTCACTACCTAATGGTTTAAGATCTGACATATTACAATTATTTGTTAATAACTTATTCTTACTCTATAAATACAACAATATCAAGAAAAATATTTCGTTTACTGTTGTGCTATGGATAATTTCTTATCCTTATTTTTACTTTGGATATCCATTAAGGTGGCAATGTAACCGTTACGTCTAAGAAGTTTAAACGCCAAATTCTCATAGGAATACTCCCCACCGGTGTCTAAACCACACTGTCTAAATTTCTTTAAGGACTGTTTTATATTTAAAATATCTTTCTCAACGTCATCCCCGCTCTTAAATTTATCCTGAACGTCGTCTATCAATTGTTCAAATTTATCTGCTTTTTTAATTATAAGTTCTTTATCAATTGATGGGTTAGTTTTTTCAGGGGTTATTATCCACTTATCGTTTAATATAGAATATATGCCTGATGCGAGGTGCTTTTCATCTACGTCTTGAACGTAAATCTCACAATCAAAACCCTTTATTTTTATCTCATGTTGTTTATTCCACAAACTTCTCTTTGAATCGAAGAAGTTTTTTATGATAGTTTCTAAACCAACCGATGTTTTATTACCTATTTCATCAAAGTCAACCATAATATGTAAATCAACATCTGAATAATTTGACCAATTATAATTGGCTAAAGATCCTGTTAATATGATATCATGAATAAAGAAGTCAACGTCGACGAAATCCATAAATTCCTCAGTTATTTCTAAAAGTCTATCTCTGATCTCTTTATGCATAGAAAATTCACCACCCTCCTCAACAAATATGTCGGAGCATAGTGAATCTTTAGTTTCAAAAGATTTAACAATCTCTTGGTTATTACCTATTTCCTCGATTAGTTCATCAACAATCTGACTATTTCTCATTTCAGTTTTTTGTACTCGTGGGTTTTCGCAATTTGTAAATTGAAAAACCTTCCTTGGGATTCCGCCATCCTAAGTTTTGTGAACTTTTCCCACGGAACCTTATAATACTCATAAACACCCCCACTATTAAAAGTGACCTGTAATGTTTCGTCTTCAGTATTATAAGACGCAGACTTCAAATTCGATGATTGAATCTCGACAAGTATCTCCTTACCGTTGATTTTTTCTGATGTAACTGCCATATTTTTTAATTTTAATTAAAATATAATAAATTTCATCGACAAAATCAAGTCAGTCTGATGTAACTAATAAATATCCCGTAAAAAACAATTCCCCCGATTGGGGGAATTGGATTAGTTGATTGAAATACTTCTTTGAGTATTTTTCTTTTTTAGTTTTGGAATATTAATTGTCAGTATCCCATTCTCAAGTTTGGCTTCGACCTTTTTATTATCTAAATCGTCACCCATAGTGTATGATCTTCGGAACGACCCCACAAATTTATTCTTCTTCCCTTCATCGGGCGAATACTCAATCCTCAACACTCTGTCCTCAGCAAGAATTGAAACATCCTCCTTTGTTAAACCTGGAACAATAAACTCTAAGGTAATACCCTCATCATTAACAGACTTATGTACGTGTACATGACCTTTCCATAAATTTTCATCTTCAGCATCGAAAACCAAATCTAATAAGTTAGTAAAAAACGGATCGTTTTTAAGTAAAGTAATCATATTATTTTTTTTTAAGATTTATTATTATAAACCACCTATTTCAAATCAGGTGCCAATGAAAAAAAATTAGAATATTATGACATTTTTTCATATATTAGTTAAAATAAAAAATAATATTATGACATTTTGACATCTATTGACTCTTAGTTCAATTTTTGTTATCTTTATAAAAGTTAAAACAAGATACATATGTCCGTGGATTTTTTTGAAGGTGGGTCACCATCACAACAGAGAAAAAGTAAGAGAGGGTCTAATACACCAGTACTCGATAACTTCTCAAGGGATCTCACTCGATTGGCGAGTGAGGGGTTGATAGATCCTATCATAGGTAGGGGTAAGGAGGTTATGAGAATAGCCCAAATACTATCAAGGAAAAAGAAAAATAACGTTGTCATCGTTGGTGACGCGGGTGTGGGTAAATCTGCGTTAGTAGAAAAGTTAGCCCTACTAATTACAAACGGTAACTGTCCCACCAATCTACTGGATAAACGAATAATGTCCTTAGACCTCACATCTTTAGTTGCAGGTACAAAGTATAGGGGACAGTTTGAAGAGAGAATTAAAGCTATCTTAAATGAACTACAGGAAGCCCCAAACGTAATTGTCTTTATAGACGAAATTCACACTATGGTTGGTGCGGGTAATGCGTCGGGGTCTATGGATGCTGCGAATATTTTAAAACCCGCATTGGCTCGAGGAGAAATTCAATGTATTGGTGCCACAACATTTGATGAATTCAAAAAGAACATTGAAAAAGATGGTGCGTTGGTAAGGAGATTTCAAAAAATTATACTTAACGAACCCACTGTGGATGAAACAATTGATATTCTTTACAACTTAAAACCTTCATATGAGGAGTTTCACAGGGTTTCTTATAATTCTAATGTTATCGAAACTATCGTATCCCTTAGTAAAAGATATATTACTGATAAACAGTTTCCCGATAAGGCGATTGACGTTTTGGATGAATTAGGTTCTGAGAAAAAAATAAATGTGAAGATTCCCGACTCTATTGAGAAGTTAAAAAAGGAATCGGAGAAAATCAAAACAAGAAAATTAGAGGTCGTAAAAAGTCAAGACTATGAACAGGCGGCACAACTCAGAGATGAAGAAAAGAAGGTCCTCAAAAAGTTGGAGTCAGAAAAGAAAAAATGGAACGACGAACAACAAGTAAACAGAAAAGAGATTAGTGTTGAGGATGTTTATAATCTCATTACCTCCATGACGGGAGTACCAATCTCAAAATTGGACACCAAAGAAAGTAAATCTTTATTATCGTTAGAAAAAACCATCTCTAAAAATGTTATTGGTCAAGACGATGCGGTTTCTAAAATCTCAAAATCAATAAGAAGAAACAGAGTCGGTGTTAAAAACGCAAATAAACCCATTGGGTCATTCATGTTTTTAGGATCTACCGGTGTTGGTAAAACACACTTAGCCAAAACATTAGCTAAAACACTTTTTGGGGATCCTGAAAAAATTATTAGGGTCGATATGAGTGAGTTTATGGAAAAACATAATGTTTCTCGTTTGATTGGGTCTCCTCCCGGGTACGTTGGATACGACGAAGGTGGTCAATTGACGGAGAAGATAAAAAACAATCCATTCTCCGTTGTTTTATTTGATGAAATTGAAAAGGCACATAAGGATGTCTTTAACATTCTACTACAGATTTTGGATGAAGGTCACTTAACCGATTCTTTTGGTAGGAAAGTTAATTTCACAAACACTCTGATTATTATGACATCAAATATTGGTGCTAAGAAAGTATCTGATTTTGGTGGTGGTGTCGGGTTCACAAACGATAATAACCAAGAAAAAGTAAGAGATTCAATTATAAAGAAGTCTTTGAAGCAACAATTCTCACCAGAATTCTTAAATAGGGTAGATGATATAATCGTCTTCAACAAGTTAGATGATAAATCTCTAAGAAAAATCGTACAGATTGAACTACAGTCTTTAATTAATAGGTTAAACGAGAATTCTTATAAAATAACTTTTGACAAAACCGTTTATGACGAAATTTTGAAACTTAATTCTGAGGAAGAGTATGGTGCCCGACCAATCAAAAGAATTATTCAAAATCTATGTGAAGATTTTATAAGTGATGAAATTTTGATGGGTAATATTGTAGAAAATGTGGAGATCTTGTTAAAAATAAAAGAGGGGAATTTGGAAATTTCCAAAAATCTTCCCCTCATTTAACTAAAATCTGAACTTTTTTAAAAAAAATATATATTTATACATCGAAGGTTCTCTTTGCCGATTACCTTTTCGTTTTTTCTCGTTAAAGCATTGGGGTTGAACCCAATGTAGACCTAAAACCCCAGCATCCTTGTTGGGGTTTATTTTTTATAGACTCACTAACATATCCATCAACTCTTGTTGAGGGAACATGTCAACCTTATCTTTTCTTGTATTAGTATGGGTCCAAAGACCTTTAACTTTACCATAATAAGCGTCGTCATTAAACTCGAAAGCGTCCGCCCCGTTTTTCTTAACTAATGCGGGTAACCCAGCTCTTACATCGATACCGTCTCTTTCCGCAATCCAAAGAATCCACTTATGTAAAACCTCAATCTGTTTATCAGAATATCTGTGCCAATCAGTATGACCTCTAAATGGTTTTGACAATTTAACAATTTGGGATTCATCTACGGTTGATCCCGCGTAGGTCTTTCCGTTAACAACGTATCCAAAATTACAAACTTCGATACCTACAGAGTTTTTATGCATCGTCTGTGATCCGTTCTTACCTAAATGCCACGCATAGTTTCCTTTAGGAAATGCTTGTACTAATATACCATCATACTGATCATCGTTACCCTTTACAGATTGTCCACCTAAAACAAATTCTGTGGCAATTTGACCACTTTTATCCGCATCCCACGATTTAATTGTGTTATACGGGTTATGCCAACCCGCGGTGTGATGTAAGAATAACCATTCGGGTTTAATTGGACCCTTCAAATACTCGTCTTTTGGCATGAAATACTCAATCACTTCAATACCATTAGGGGATGTGTATGTTTTTTTAGTGTACAAACCTGAAGAAGCTTCAGGAATAGATTCACTAATAGATCTATCCGTGTCTAACAATCCCATCTTCCCTAATGTTGCATTACCAACAATTCCATCGGCAGTTAATCCGTTTGCTGATTGCCATTTTTTTACTGCCGCTTCTGTACCAGGTCCAAAGACACCATCTGCGGTAACCCCAACAACTTCCTGAACATCTTTTACGAGTTCTCCTTTTGATCCTACTTTTAATAACATGATTTTTTTCTTTATTCTTCTGTTGAATCCTTCTTACCGAAAACTTTACCTACTTCAGCAATACCAAAAGATCCAAGTGTTATTACCACAAATGAATTGTAAATAAACTCGTTAATAACGAGGTCTTTACCAAAATAACCTGTGGTCAAATCCGCAACTGCGAATAATACCATTACTGCGAATGATGCAAAACCCACAATAGATTTTTCATTGTAATCATTCTTGTCTTTAAAAATGTCTTTAAATGCCATGTCTCTCTTTTTTACTTTTTATTAGACTTTTTAAGGTCTTAACTATAAATAGTTCTTAAAATCAAGATAAACTCTGTTGATTAATCTAAATTTTTTTTGTATTATTTATATAGTATGGTGAAAAGAATTAAGTGGTTCTTAATAATTAAAACTATACCGATATGGTTTCGAATTAAAAAACCGAGACTATGGAACATATTGTAAGCCTCAGTAACTCAGTTGGCCAGAGTAGCTGATTTGTAATCAGCCTGTCGGGGGTTCGAATCCCTCCTGAGGCTCAAACACAGTTTGTAGTGTGATGAAACGGCAGACATACCCTCCTGTCTCGGGGGTGAGGAACATCTGACAAACGTAGGATAATGGGTTGACCACAATATGTACAATGTCCTATGGCTAAAGACCTCGTGAGTGGTTCGAATCCCTCCACTACAGCGTGAAAGATATTACTATCGTTCTTTGACATAATTAAAACTAAAAATTAAAAACATGGAAAATTTAGAATTTATTTTAGGTGCGCTCAGTATGATCGGTTTACTCGGATTGGGGTATGCTGTTATGGGTGTGTTTAAGGTTAAGCAACGTTCCGATGGTTTCGAGGAAGCTATCAATGGAATATTCAGAAATTTGGATGAAAACCAAAGAGAACTTCACCTACGTATAGATGGTGAAATAAGTAGAACAGATGGCCTACATAATGAAACTATGAGATATACGGATCAAATGTATAAGAATCATGAAGACAACATGAACGACATATACCGTTATATTGACAGTAGGTTTGATAAATTTGAGAATCGATTGGTGAAAATCGATAAAGATGGGTGTGAACCCGTAAAAAAATCTAAACAATTATTAACTGATTAATAAGTAGTTACAGAACGATAGTATAATCCCCCTCAGAAATGTGGGGGATTTTTTTTATCCCTATTGATTTTAAAGAATATTGCCTGTATATTTGAAGTGTTCTTTGACATATGGGAAAAGTATTGCCACCTTGGTGAAATAGGTAGACACGAGGGACTTAAAATCCCTTGGGCAGTGATGTCCGTGCCGGTTCGATTCCGGCAGGTGGTACTGAGAGACCTTCAAAAGGGCCCTTCCGTCTAATTTCGTTTCACAACGGGCGGCTTGTTGGGCCCGGGTCTCTTTTTTATGGCCCTGTAGCTCAGTGGATAGAGCAACTGCCTTCTAAGCAGTCGGTCGAACGTTCGAGTCGTTCCAGGGTCACTTAGCATGCCATGTAAGTCGTTTGGAGAGTTGGCAGAGTGGTCGATTGCGGTAGTCTTGAAAACTATTGAACTGAAAGGTTCCGGGAGTTCGAATCTCTCACTCTCCGCAAAAGTTTCTTTGTTCTTTGGGAAAAACAAAGTGGAGCTAATGTGGCAAACAATCAGGTCGCACATTGGTATGTGTAGGTATCGGTACTCCACAGGACAACACGGTGTACAACGTGGGAAGTCAAAATGACAAGCCAGTCCGACCGAAAGTGGATGTGGGTTCGAATCCCACCCTGATTGCTGATTCGGTGTGGTAGTTCAGCTGGTTAGAATACTTGACTGTCACTCAAGTGGTCGCGGGTTCGAGTCCCGTCCATACCGCAAATGGATAATGGTCACCATCAAAAGAATCCATGATAAATTGATTAAACAAAATAGTGAAATGAAAAAATTATTTTTTCTGTTATTCGCTACCGCTACTTTAATCGCTTGTAACAACAGTAACAATCAAGATCAAACTTCTGAAGAAGTGGTTGTTGATTCCGTATCTGTTGAAGAAGTGGTTGTTGATTCGGTATCGACGGATTCCGTGGCGGAATAATCAAACGGGTTGAGTAGCTCAGTGGTAGAGCAATCCCGCAAACACGGGACGTGACGTGATAGGTTCGATTCCTACCTCAACCTAATAGGGAAGTAGCGCAGGTGGTAGCGCACTTGGTTTGGGACCAAGGGGTCGCAGGTTCGAATCCTGTCTTCCCTACAGATTGGGATGTATCTCCTCAAGCTTATACCTTGTAGAAAGAGTAAGTGGTTACATATGGGTTCAAGTCCCGTCATCCCAACATATCAATTCTCCATTAGCTCAGTCGGTTAGAGCGGTTGACTGTTAATCAATAGGTCCGAGGTTCAAGTCCTCGATGGAGAGCGAAGACGGTAATTAGACGAAAATGAAATTCCTGCTGTGAGGTCGACTTAATCAGCATATTCAGAAGTAGAAATGGGGGTCGCAAACCCCCGCCGTTTTTTTATTGGACTTATAGCTCAGTCGGTTAGAGCAGTTGACTCATAATCAATTGGTCGGGGGTTCGAGTCCCTCTAGGTCCACAATAATTTAAAATAATAAAAATATGAATGGTCAAAGTCTTTCAAAAAATAGATGGAACTAAAGTAGAGATAGTAAAACACACTTTAGAGGTTTTAGAATTGTGTCCATACACTGTAATTCACGTTGGTTGTGACTCCCAAAACTCGGCTTTGATCACAAAATATTCTATTGTTATCGCATATAGGTATGGAAGTAGAGGCGTCCATTACATATATAAAAATTTTAGTGTAGATAGGATAAATGATAAATTTACACGACTATTAAAAGAATCTGAATATTCAATAGAAATTGCTCAATGGATATCAGAAAAAATAAAGGTGGAAATACAAATTGACTTAGATTATAATTCTAATGATAAGTATTATTCCAATAAACTTATCCCTATGGCGAAAGGTTGGGCTAATTCGTTAGGTTTTAAGGTTAATGTGAAACCTAACGAACAAATTGCTAGTAGGGCGGCGGACTACCAATGTCGATAATTATTTTTTAACATACTAAATTGTTACATATTTATTAATATGTCACTATTAGATAAAAAATTGATAATAGATAAAATTTTAAAACTTAAGTTTGAAAAACAAACTCAAGAAATAAAACGACAAATACAAAAATTACAACAAGAGTTAGACAATATTGGTGATGGGTTTAACAAGTAGTGACTTATTAGAGGAGTTGATGTATGAAGCACATTCTTTGGGTGTTGCTGACCAATTAAGGGATATGGTTTCCAAAAGTGAAATCAAACCTCGTCCCACCGCTTATGATATGTTACCTGTTTATGAGGAGGCATTTAAACATATTAAAAAAAGTCTTGACAAATCCACCCAATAGTTTTATCATTAAGGGTATATCCCTTAATTTATGAATACAATTACCGTTGTATGTTCTACTCGAAAAATTGACGACACATACGTTAATCATATTAAGAAATTTTTTTCTCATCCCAAGAATCAATACATTTTTATTGAGAATGATGGGACTAAGTCCCTCACTCAGGTTTATAATGAGGGATTAGATCAATCCGATAATGATATTGTTGTTTTTATCCACGACGACCTGGAATTAGAAACTAAAAACCTTACCCCTAAAATCATTAAATTATTTGATAAAAATCCCGAATATGGGATTATAGGTTTGGCCGGTACGGATAATTTAATTTCAGGACAATGGTGGCAAGATAGGGACTCTATGCAGGGGCAAGTTGGTCATATTCACGATGGTAAAAAATATATCTCTAAGTACTCTAATTCCTTCGAAGATAAAATTAAGGAGGTTGTAGTAATCGACGGTTTGTTTATGATGATCCATAAAAAGAGAATAAAGAAAAACTTTGATACCCAATTTGACGGATTTCACTTCTACGACTTACCCATATGTTTATTAAATCACTTAGAGGGAGTTAAAGTGGGTATCACAACTAAAATAAAACTTTACCATAAATCAATAGGTGAAGTGGATAAAAAATGGGCAAAGAGTAAATTATTCTTTGAGGCGTTGTACGAAAAACACCTACCCATAAAGGTTTGACAAAAACCATAATTTTTCGTATATTTATATATAAAACATTTTATTATGAACAAAATTATTTCATTTTTTAAAAGACTCTTTGGAGTAAAGGAAACCGTCGCTGTTAAACCGGCACCTGTTTCAAGACCTAAGCCCGCAAACAGAACCCCAAAACCATCAGGTACAGGGTTACCCAAAAGTGCGGAAATTAAATCTGATATTGAATTGTCAGAATCTCCAAAACCAAAGAAGAAGAGATACTACAATAACAAACCAAAACAAGGTGGTTCTTCAGGTAATGGAAGACAACCTTATAACACTAAGTAATTAGTACGGGGGTGACATGGCATTGATTGGCGTAGTCAGTCATACGGGGCACGTAGTGAGATGTTTCCTATCACTTTAATCTATGGTGACGTTTTTTTAGACGGCAACGTTTATTCACAAATGGAATTAATGGGTCTCGTATCTGTTGATTCTAAAGTAGCAGTAGCCTAAGGTTATTCCTACGACGGGTCGGTGGACATGTACCTTGGAACAGAAGTCTTATAGTGTGATACCACTTGGAGTGTCAAAGGTCTCGTTCAGAGTACTACCTTATTAAAAGTGAACTCGACACAGTTGTTGGTAACAATGTCAAAATAGGAACCAAATATTTTGGAAGGTATGAAAAACCTTAACCTAAACGTGTAGTCCTTTATGGTTGGGACGAACAAGACGCGGGTTCGAACCCCGCCACCTCCACCAAAAGGGATCTTCGGATCCCTTTTTTCTATTTATATGATATGAAACCACCTGTAGTTGTAGTTTATAAAACAATATATCGAAAGAAGGAAAAACTAAACCTGAAAGTTTTTCACGACATCTTAGTCGATGATGTCATTGATATGGGGAAGAGGAAACCTCTAATACCAAACGATGCGGAAATTTTAGAAATCGGAGTGGGATCCTCTTTTGAAGAACGATATAAGAAAAAATATAAAATAGAAGAGTCATTAGTGGAGGAAAGTTTGAAGGATAAGGCGATTAAAGAACTTCAAAAAGTCGTAAACGAACAAAGAGGTCAATGACCCCTTTGCCGAGATAAGTAACACCTCCTTTTCGTTATTTTCGTTTATCAACCGAGTACCGACCAAAGTACTGATCTCATACTAATAAATATCTCATAAACAAAAAATGACCCTCACTTGGAGGGTCATTTAACATATATTTTTAAAATTTTTAAATTGAATTTGTCAGTGCTCCCCTCACATTGAAACTACACACTTTACTAGCAATAATCTCACCGATTTGAGATGATTTTTCAAATTCAAATACCATATTTCTAAGTAAGTTTTGTGCCATACTGTTATTTTCGGCACCACCCATAACATAGGTACCAATACCTTCGAGGATCGCATCGGCAATTTGATCACCGTACTGTTGACAAGCATTACCACCTCTGAACAATGCGATTATTGCTCTTATATCTAAATCAGCAAACATCGCCGCCATAGCGTCGGCCAGGGCTCCCTCAAAACCTAAAAATCCTAAACCTTTTCTGATAAACCACTCTCTCATTTGTGAAAACACTCCAGATCCTGCTTTAGAACCCAAGTTACCCAAAGAAAGAGAGGTGTCACCTCCCCCATCCGAAGATTTGTCATTACCCAGTCCAAATGTTTTTGTTAACCAACCAGTAATGCTCTCGTCCAATGACCCTTCTATCTCCTCTTCAGATTTACCCTCATCTGATAATGCCATGAGTGCATCAAGTACACCATCTAATTTTTCATCATCAGAAGTTTCTTCATTTTCAATGATAAGACGTAGAGATCTGTTTATTTCATATCTCTCATTTAATGTCTTTTTAACTATACTTTCAATATTATTGACCATCATAAGTTTGTGCTTTTAAATTATCTAATCTGTCTTGAGCTCTATCGATTCTTCTACCCGCTCTTTCGTTAGAACGTGCGGTACGTCTAATCTCTCTTCTGGATTTATTATCTAATGTTCTATCAGCCACCCATACATATTTTGAGAATACTACTTCACCTTGGTCATTGGCCTTTTCCTTATCTTTTAAGAAAACATAACCTCTACCTGACATTACTCTATTAATTGCATATAACTGATTCTCGGTTAACTCAACTTCACCTTTAAGAACGTATTTACCACTTCTAAAGTCTAAATAGTCTTCCATTATATCGTTGATTACTTTACCGTCGACTGTCATCTTTTTGATGTTTTCCAATCTTTCAGCACCGAACTTATCAATCATTGCCCTTGTATCCAATACAGGTACCTCAACTGTTTGAGTGGTGTCATCAGTAGTTGACCCCGAAACGGTAGCTGTATCACCTGTGGTCGTTCCTGAAGTTGTGGTTGTATCTCCAGTTGTCACAATAGTATTATTATCATCACACCTCTTCATGAAGTTGTCAAACATTACTTTAGTGATGATAGTATCGTTAGAGTCCCCATCAGCGAACATTTCCATATCTAAAAGATCTTTGTGTGTCTTTTTACCGTAGTAACCATCTACTTTGAGGACTGATCCTGTTTTATTTAAACATGTCTGTAATTCTTTAATTTTGTCACTAATACAACCCAAATCAAATGGGAAATCTCCACATGGTTTGAATTTGATGTTTGAATTATCTATAATGGCTCCTCCTCCGCCTCCACCACCATTATCCGCGGAATCCCATGTGATGGTAAGATGTGAAAGTCCTGTGTTTGGATTTCCGTCTCCCTGTGAAGTATCTGCATTATCAGAATCGCCCGATTGTTGTTGACCCCCACCTGAGTTTGATGATCTCAAAATATTTAAGAAATCTTCTTTCGCCTCAATTGCCTCGAAGTCTAAATTGGTCAATTCATTAACATGTTGTTCTAAGGACATACCAACTACTTTGGGGTAGTTTATCTTAAGGATCTCGATAGCATCTCTTCCTTTATAGGTTTTACCAACAACCCCTCTTAACGCATTAAGAGCATCCATCATATCGGTACTGTCAGACTCAAAGAAATCACCACTAAGTTGATCGTCTAATTCGTCAATTACTGCACTCAACTGAGCTGCGGATAATTCTCCACCACCCTCTGACTGCTGTTCGCTTAGTAATCCATCTTGATTACATGACCACGTTCCTGTATTACCGTTAGCGGATTTAATAGTATGGTCTGAATAGAAAATAACGTGTCCACCAGTTTCCACACCACCTAATTCGGCGATACTGTATTTCAAACCTACTTCATCACCTGCCTCAACAATCTCAGCGCCATCATCATCCTGTAAAGGTTTTAAAATACAATTTACCCAATCGTCCATTTTTCTTAATTCGTCGTCGGTTGGAATTGTGTCAGACCCCCCAATTAATTTTTTCCATAAATCGTATAACATAATTCCGCCAATACCAAATACCGCCAACCAAGTCATTAATTTTATAAAACCATAACTTCTATAACCTTTTCTAGCAACATTAACCACCTTGGTCGCACCTTTAATTAAGGTCTTTCCTGGTGATTTTGCCGCGTTTTTAATTCTTTGCCATGTTGATATCGGAGGTACCGATCCTGCTCCTCCAGGTTTTGGTGTCCCACCTTTACCTGAAGATGCGCCTGTTTTACCTGTAGATGCACCTGTTTTACCCGTCGTACCTGTTACGTTTTTAATGCTGTTTTGGAATTTATTACTCTTTTTACATGCCGCAACAATCTCCTTCGCCGCGTCCTCAGTATAACCTTTACCCGATGCCATCAACTCCTTAACTGTTGGATTTTTTCCTCTAGAGGCCCATGCTTTTATGAATCCGGGTTGTTCTACCCACTGAGTGGCAACTTGTCTAATTTGTATGGAACTAACTCCTTTTGTTTTTAGTAAACCAACGGCTAAATCCCCAGCACCTTTCGCTGAAAGTGTTCCTTTAGACATCTGTACAACTAAATCATCAAGATTCTTCACTCCAGTTATGGTTCTTGATTTAAAAACGGCTTTAATGTCTTTCGCTAAAACAGAATCGACCGCCTTTAATCCGTCATGGGTTAAAACCGATAAATTCTTCGTAGAGTTTTTAAATAAGTTTTTTAGGAGACTGGCCTGTTCCATCTGATCTGATGGTACTTTATTCTCCAATATGATATCTAATAATTTCATTGTCTTTTTTTATATAAATATTTTATTCCTATTAAAATTCATTTTGATCGATTTCGGCGTTACTGAAATCAACACCGCTAACATCTAAGTTGTTAACATTAGCATCATCGGCCGAGGTTTCGCCCCCACCAAATAATTTTTCGGCACCGTAAGTTACGGTAGTGGCAAGTGCCGCCGCCTTTCCTCCTCTCTTAGCAAATTCACCAGCGGTTTTAACTGTTTGTACACCACCCTTAGCAACTTTCGCATTCTGTACTCCTTTTAGGTTGGATCTACCTAAAACTTTACCACACCACTCTTGTAGTTTTCCAATGAACTTTCCTAAACCACCCATAATATTACCTATGAATCTTCCACCGGCACCCCACTTAGAAGAAACAGTTTTTTGGATAGATTTCATTTTAGATGCACCACTTTTGGATGCTTCATATATCTTTTTTATAAAACTCTTCATTCGTGGACTTTTAGCCACTTTGGCTGCCATTTGAGTTGGTTTTAAAGCTTTAAACGGACTGAAGAATGCTCTTGCCCCCTTAGCAGCGACACCGGCACTCACCAAACCTAAAATATCAAAACCAAGTTCTAATATTTTATACCACATAGGATTATTCGCATCCTCGGCCGGATAGTCATTATTGATTAACTGATAAACATCCAATGCGGTGATTAACCCCCACACCACTATTTGAGCGGTTTTACCGATACCCGTAGCAACCAAGATTGCATCCACAATAATACCTAACGTACTATATGCTGCACTCTTAAGTTTTCTAAGTATCCAAAGTACACCCTTACCCAATAAACTAAGTATTTCAGACCAATCACCTTTAGATATTGCGATACCAATTTTTTTAACTCCTTCCCATGAATCTTTGGCGAATTGGGCAATTCCTTTACCTGCATCAACAACTTTATCCGCGACCCATCCCCCAACATCTTTAATTCCGTTCCACACACTACCGAAAAAATCCGCTTCAATCAGATAATCTCTAATTGCGTGTAAATTTCCAACACCCTCTAAAATAGGTAATGATTCCCAACCTTCTTGTATTTGTTTATAATCGGAATTATCAATATTGACGTTTTTAAAAATTGTTTTAAAATTATCAATCGAGTCCCAAATATTACCTAAGGTAGTTTGTTCTTTTATATCAAAGACTTCGTCATGTAAAACAAAATATCTCTCATCAACAGTTAAATGACACTCAAATACATAGTTTCTCTTTGGTTGATTAACGATTTTGGGTATCATACCCGTTGCATAACCATTGTAATTAACTAATTGATTATGTCTCTCTAGTATTAAACTTCTTTGTACTACCATTTTTACGATTTTTTCCATAAGGGATTAGCGGGACCCCTACTAACCTTAGATCCTACGATAGTTTCCCATTTAGTCAAACCTATTTGGTTTGCCGGTCCATCACGACCAACCCTATCAGACATTTTGGGGATTCCGGTGTCAGTTGGGGTATCCCCACCTGATTCTTGTTCCCTCATTTCCGATTGTCTTCTAAGTACGGATATTAACTGTTTTTCGGATACCATTATTTTCATAATATATAAATATCCAAAATAATTTTTGAATTTTGTATGGATATCAAAAAAATACCTATATTTGTATTATGAAAAGGAATATTAGTGGAATTTTAATCATTCTTGTTAGTTTCGTGTTTACCTCTTGTGCGTGTTATCACTGTCCCAGAGTATACAAGAACAGAGTTGGTATACCTAAGTCTGTCGCAGTACCTTACTATAAGAACACAAAACAAAACAAATACGGACCAAATAACCCATACTACGGGGAACCCAAGAAAAAAAAGAAACGTAAAAAGAATAAAAGATGAAATGCGTTATCTGTAGTAAACCAATAGAAGGTTACTCAAATAAAAAAACGTGTGGACCGAACTGTAGGAAAAAACTACACATTAGAAATCAAATGTTAAAAATGAATGATTTCATATGTGAGCAAACCTTTAAACTTTAGAATATGAAAAAGTCACTTTTTGTTTTACTTATACTTCTTCACTCTCTTTTTAGTTGTGAAGTATATGAACAACCCAGTAACCCCCAATTAAATCTTAATGGTAGGTGGGATGTCGTTGACATTAATGTGGTGATAGATAAGGTTAATTACGATAGTGATGTTGTGGTACTTGACCACGATAGAGCTGCGGTTAGTAATTTCATTGTTACAGGGGTTACCCCTAACAATGAACTCATTCTTTCCCAAGATTTTGAGAATACTGTGATTAATAGGAGATTCGATATCACCACAACTAAGTGGGAATTCGACTATAACATGTTACTAATTACCGATGATCTTTCTAATGAACAGATGTATGTTTGGTTTCCTTGTATATATTGTACAGAGTCGACTGTCATAGAAACCGATTACGAAGGTTCTAAGACAAGATACACGTTTAGTTTGGATACCTATGGGGCAATGCCTTCTAACGTTCTTACACTAACCTCCCAAGTGTTTTACACGAACATTATGGTGGGAGGTAACCAATACGATAAAGCCATAGAGTCCCATTTAGAGATTAAACTACATCGATTTTAACATGAAACTAAGTCCCTACATTTATCCCGGTATTGATCCGAACTTAAGAATACGCAGTAGAATGTCCAAAAAACTACCCATATCTCCATTAGATATTTTAAGGATTGTTTGTGAAGAATCTGACGTTACTATAAATGAGATTACCTCTAAACAACGATTTAGTCGAATTGTAGATTCGAGACAAATATTCTCTTATATAATGAGATACAAATTTGGGTATACATACTCCCAAACAGGAAGTATATTAGACAGAGACCACGCCACGATAATACATTCGTGTAAAGTTCATCAGGATAAGTTTAAATTTGATCGGGGGTACGAAGAACTAACTCTAAGGATTTACGATGAGATTAATAGAGTGATTAATAAAAATCACTCGTCATAAATTGTTGAATCCTCCTTGGAAAACAATTTAATGAACTGACCCGCTTTAGCATTCGCCTCGTCTTCTATTTCACCACCAATGTCCGGTGGCTTGGGTCCATCCAATTTTCCGTCTTCCCATTGTTTGTGGTGAACCATTTCATGGGCAATACTTCTCATCACATCAACTATGTGACGATTTTTTGCATTCACCTTGATGATTTTTTCAGGGTTTGAGTAGTTGTAATGTGCCGTTGTCTTAAGATCGCCCCTACCATTTAATAGTTTAATGGTGGGGGTTTTTTTAAGTCCCAATTCGTTCTTTACGAACTTAACGAACTCCACAATTTTACTCTGTTTATTCTTATCTAAAAAACTCATACACATAAATATCCCACAAAAGGATAATTGTTGCGACCCCATTTACTATATGACCCAATATTTATATATAAATTAATATGTTATGGAATATAAAGTATACGACACCCCCGAAGATATGTTTAACGACCCTAAGTTTAAAGAATTAAAATGGTATCGTAGGTTTTGGATAAGATTAGTCGTTGCCTTTTTTCAAACAATTTCAATGATCTAATAAAAAAAAACTATGAAAAAATGGACTTCAATACGAGCGGTATACCTCTTAATGTCATTGGTATTGCTCACAGGATTATTATTAAATGAATGGTGGATCGTAGTATTCGTTATTGTTATGTTGAATATCGGGGTGTGGACTAAGTTCTGCCCATCAAAATGGGTATTCGAAAAATTAGGTTTAGGTAAATCAGAACTGTAATGGTTAGGTCATTAAGCATATCAAAAGCCGCGGGAATGTGTTTAATAGTTGCTGCGACCATCATGATTACCTTTTTTGTATTTAAAACTTTAGTTGTTTTTAGATACATCCACCACTCAACATTTACTCACTACTTTGAATGGTTATCGGTAATTGCCTTTATGCCCCCATTTTTTTATGTTGTAAAAGACTTCTTAAAGATAACAAAACAAAAAGAAGAAAATATTAATATCCAATTAGATGCGATAGACACGGCAAACTTAGTGGTTAAACTAGATATGTCAGGTAAACTTATATCTGCGAATAAAAACTTTTGTAATTCTATTGGTTATCTTGAGTCCGAATTAATTGGGCAACACCATAGTAAATTAGTTAGTGAAAAATATAAAAATAGTATAGAGTATATTGAATTTTGGGATCAATTAAAAAGTGGTATTAACGTAAGTGGTGAATTTGAAAGAGTAGGTAAGGACGGAAAAAGTGTTTGGTTGTTTGGTAATTATACTCCTATAAAAAACAAAGAAGGAGTTTATGACGCAGTTTTAAAAATAGCCACAGATGTTACACAACAACACGAGGCTGAGATGAAAGTCCAACAAAAATCGGTTTATTTAGAACACGCGTCGAAGATCATTCGGCATGACATGCACTCAGGAATCAACACATACATACCTAGAGGTATAACTTCACTAAAAAGAAGATTAACCGAAGAACAGATTTTATCTTTAAAGATTGGGTCCCCATTAAAACTAATAGAAGATGGATTGTCACACGCAAGAAAGGTTTATGCGGGGGTGTACGAGTTTACAAATTTAGTAAAACAGAATGCCCAAATGTCAAAATCTAATTGTAATGTAAAGAACATACTTTCTGAATATTTGAAATTAACCGCATACTCTAATCAAGTACATTTAGATAATAATTTACCTGAATCTATAGAGGTGAACGAAGCCCTTTTTTGTACCGCCATTGATAATTTAATTAGAAATGGACTTAAGTATAACGATTCATCAACAAAGTGGGTAAAAATTTATTTAGTTGTTAGTGAAGAAGGGAATAAAGAGATAATTATAGAAGATAATGGTAGGGGACTCACCAATGAAGAGTTCATCTATCTATCCAAACCATATACTAGAAGACAAAACCAAAAAGAGGAGGGTACGGGATTAGGTTTAAATATCTGTATCGAAATCTTGAAGGAACATGGTTTTAGTGTTGAGGCGGAAAAAACTGAAAATGGAACTAAAATAAAAATAAAAATAAATTAAAAAAAACCATGATAGATACACTAATGTTAATTGATGATGAGAATCTATTTCATTTAGTATTTGAAGATGCATGTTCTTTATTGGACATGGCATTATCAATTGAGGCAATCGATTCCTCTGATGAGGCCGATAAATTATTTAAAAAGTGGTTTCCAGACGACCCGAACCACGAGCGTCCCGAATGTGTATTTGTTGACTTAAACATCATTGGCTCTACCTTCGACGGTATTGAGATGATACGAAAAATAAACACCGAGTATGGTAATGGTTGTGTTATTGGAATCATATCTTCTTCACAAGATGAATTAGAAATTGTTAAAGCTAAAGAGGTAGGTGCTCAATTTTGGATTATAAAATCAGACGATATCGAACCTCGTTTAGAAGAATTTAAAAAAGATTATGATGGGTACAAAAACAAAACCGCACCATTCAAGATCTACAAATAATTAACTAATGAAATTATCCAAATCAGATAGGGATTCACTTATTAAATTATCTAAAGAAAAGAAAGTATTTCTAGAAGGTAATATTATAAAATTAATTGTCCCCGATGATGACGATGCCGATTTTAAAGAATACATAGACCAATGTAAAAAACGTGATAACGAATCTCGCAGAAAGAGATTAGAAATCACTAAACAAGTACAAAGTCAAAATAACGAATTGGTTATCTTAAATAAAGAGAATAAGAGAATCAATGAAGAATTAAAAGAATCGTTACACACAACTGAATTAGCCAGAAAAAATGCGGAAATCTTAAGGGATGAGGCTGAAAAACTAAGAGACGGAGCGTTAGAAGATTTAGACAGCTTACAAAAACGAACCCAATTTGAATTAATGGGTAAAATAGTTAAAGTCGCCCTTTATGTTATTATAGGGGTTGGACTATTAACCACATGTTTATTTTGGTACACCCTGATTACTGGTAAGGAATCCGCAATTGTGGAATCAACGTGGTCCAACTTGTTTGGTATCTTATTAACCAACTCATTTAGTATTATCGGCACAATAATGGGTGTCAAGTACGCAACTAAGGGAGAGTAAGTTAGAATAGTTCCTCTTCGGGTAAATCGTTTTCCCTATAGTATTCTACCAACAATTCAATAATAAAATCTTCTTCTAAATCTAACAGATCTTCTTCATCTATTATTATTGGGGTATAGTAAAGTATATCTTCTAAGGTTAGAGAAACTGTTCTATAAAAATCACTTTCGGGATCGGTGGTGAAACGAACATCTAATTTTTGTTCGTCTTCGTCATAATAAAAATCAATTATTTCCATAATATTATAGTGTGAACAACTATAATTATAGGAATTTATACAAAAGTTTATGCCAATTCGTCGTGAACGTTTGCGGGGTTAATGTTTTTACCGTTTCGCAAAACTTCATAGTGTAAGTGAGCCCCCATAGAATTACCTTTAAATGGGTCATTTGATGCACCACCCGACCAACCAATAAGCTGACCTTTAACCACCGAATCCCCCTCTTTTACCGACCATTTTTTAAGGTGACAGTATTTTGTTTGGTATTCCCCGTGGTTTATTTTGACAAATCCCCCACACCCATTCGGTGTTGTATCTTTAGCGGCCTCCACAGTCCCATTAGCAACACTATAAACTTCAGTTCCTGATTTAGCACTTAAATCTACACCACCATGATTCTTACTAGCACCCCCACCGATACTCCTCGGACCATAAGGACTATTCACTTTAGTATCAACTAAAGGAAGCATGTCTATTTGTTTAAAACTCTCGGGAGATGCGGACTCAGGGTCGAAGTTTGGGTTTATCTGACCATTATCGAGAAGATCAAGAAATGTTTCTTTGTCTTCATCGGACATAGGGGCATCGGCGTCTGTAGATAAAAATGCGATCTTATCTAATAGTTTACCAAATGCGTCGACAGATGAAATATCCTCTTCCTTGATGATATTTATTAATTGAGACTCTGTCAGTTTAATTTTCATATTAATAAATATACAATCAAAACATAAATTTGTATATTATAGTATGATAAACTGGAAGAAAATAAAAATCGTTTACCCTCAAGCATACCAAAGGTTTGTTGAGGTAATGTTTCCATATGTGGGTGTGATTGGACTTTCCACACTATATCTGTTTGAGTCGAAGAAACTTTACTATTTCTTCGATAAAGAAAAGGTATATTTGACAGTAGAGAGGTTCGGACCTAATCAATGGCTTTACATTATCACATTAGGTGATGGGAGGGTTATATGTCCACAACAATCGTCAAGAAATAGTAGGGAGGAGATCGAATTAGACGGTTTTATGGAATGTTTTAGAGTCTTAAATAACCAAATGACTATAGAACTAAAAGACGGTGTTAAAAATTAATTTTCTTTTACAAACAACAAGAATATTAAATATAGGTAATTACGACGAAGATGAGTTAGAGATGATCTATAATTTCATAACAAGCGTTGACAATGTCATTTTAAATTATTATAATGAATCAAAGACAATTCTTACATATGGTTCTGATTTAGAGTTGTATGTTGAGATAGTTGATGAATTGATTAAGATATATGAAGAAAGAGAACAATATGAAAATTGTTCTTTACTTATAGATAAAAAACAACAATCAATAAAAATTTTAAATAGATAAATTATGTCAGTATTTGGAATGTCCGACGAAGAAAAGAAGAAAATTCTTGAGAAACATAAGGAAGCAACCAAAACCCATTATGTAAAAGTAGGGGAAACAAAAAAAGGTCTCCAATCCCCAAAAAAAGGAAAACCCTCCAAGTAAGAGGGTTTTTTTTATTTAACGAAGTAATAACCGTCTAAATACAATCTATCTAATTGGGTTTCATGAAAGACCTTTAATGCGTCTTTATATGATGATAAAATTGGTTTACGATCAACATTAAATGAGGTGTTAACCAATACACCAACTCCCGTCTTCTCTTTAAATTGAGTTAGTATTTCATATATAAGTGGATTCTGATCTTTAGTCACTGTTTGTACTCTTGCAGTTCCATCTACGTGAGTAATTGCGGGTAGACGATCCCTCCACTCACTCTTCACCATAGGACAGAAATTCATCCACCTACTCTCACCTTCCCACTCAAAATATTCTGACACATCCTCCACCCTAACAATCGGGGCAAAAGGTCTAAACCACTCCCTATGTTTTACTTTATGGTTTAAAGTATCTTTCATGTCTAAAGGTATCGGTGAACAAAGTATACTCCTATTACCTAAAGCCCTCGGACCATGCTCTGAATTACCCTGTATAAGTCCCAATATCCTTTGATTAATTAAGTCCTGTACAATCGCATCAACATTTACCTTTCTAGCATTGTAAGTGTTAACATACTCCATTAAGAGTGATCGATCTAAAACCCCCACACCTTTGTATGTAATATCAATGGTTTTCGTGGGTTTAACTAAATTACATAATGTACCAACGGTCAATCCACAGTCACTTGAATTAGGTGCCACGAAAACGTCTAAATGTGGGTATCTCTCCTTAACCCTCGTATTAAGTGTGATGTTTAATGCACACCCACCCGTCAAAACTATAGGTAGGTTATATTGTTTTACCCACGTATCCACAGAATCAAAAAATATTGTTTCAAATACGTGTTGTGCGGTTCTAGCTAAATCATATTGTATTTGTCCTGACAATTTATTCTCTTTTGAGAATGTCACACCCATTTGGTTAGACAATTTTAAGAGTCTTGATTCTAAGTCGTGCCAATAAGGAACATGTTTAAACAATTCAGTTATATAATCGACCCATTCATATCTAATATTACCATAAGATTGTAGACCTAATACTTTACCCGCGGCCGTTAGTTCATCATAATTCTTAATATCCTCACAAACGGACCCAATAACGTGGTAATGACTCCCTAAATCGATACCGAAACTCGTAACTGTTTTTAATTCTTCACCTTTTATACCATGGTAAAGATTAAACCACCCATCATTGGATCCCCCATCAAATGAAATAATTAGTGATTCGTGATGTGGTGATTGGTAGAAACTAGATGCCGCGTGTGCGGGGTGATGTCGGTCATCAACCAAATACTCATTGGCCGGTATTTGATCTCTCCACTCTTGCGGAACCTCCGCAAACCCCTGACTAATAATAAATTTATCATATTTGGTAAATCCATGTGTGAGTCTTAGGTACTCATAAACTTCACCTAAAATAACATCCTGAACGTGAATAGGTTTAAAAAAACAATGACTTGCGTTTTTTAAATTTATAAATCTCTCTAATTCTATTACTGTTACTATATCCCCATCTAACTCTACCGCTACCGATGCGTTATGATGACTATGTAATGCTATGTTTGGTAAACCCATTAATTTTTCTTTATAAAATGATAATCAGCATCTGCGTGACTCGACAATGAGAACTTAGGGGTGACTAATTCAAATCCCATGGATTCAATCAATGGGATTGACTCATGAGATAGGTTAGCCCCTATATTGTACTCAACGTGTTGTAGTTCTACGATTAGATGCTTCACATACTTAAGTATGTCAGTAGATCCTTTTAAGATGTCTATTTCACAACCCTGAACATCAATTTTTAATAGATCTGGGTAGGGAAAGTTCCTTCTCTTTAAAACACTATCCAACGTCTTTGTTTTTCTTTTGAATTGATTAGAAGGATTATTGAATAACACATTGGCCATACTGCTATGTTCAGGGTTTTCCATATAATAAGAATTACCACCGGGATATGTTACGTTTTTAAAAAATGTCACCTCTTTATCATCGACATCACTAAACACACCAATCTCATACTGATGAGTACCTTCCATAAAAATGTCTTCAGATTCTTCCATTGCCTCAAACAAGAAGTATTGGGCTTGTGGCCAAACCTCCTTTGCGATCGTGTTCCAATGATTCACACACGCACCCACATCATAAATTACAGATGGTTGGAATCCGTATTCGTCTCTTATACGTATAAGGTAATCTTGGTGTGTTTGGGCAATTGGTCTATCTTTTGAGATATCCTTAAGTCTTGGATAAGAATCGATGAAAAATCTCTTCAATTCAAAATGATTAAGGAATTTAGGACTACCGTGGTTCCAACCATTATCATGTACGAAAACAGGGGATGTTTGATTCTTCTTAGAGATTAATCTACCATTTTCTAAAACATATTCATCATGAGATCTAGAAAAGGTGTTAACAACAAAATTATTGGTATAATCTAATTTAATCTTTGGTTCTACCCCCATGTTATAATAATACGTGAAAACACCCTGATCATTATTAAAAGTTTTTATGTCTTTAGACATCACATTCTCAACCATACTATCCAACATCTCAACGTACTTTTCTTTTTTCGCGATAATCATTCCAGAATTTAGAAACTTCCTGTTTTCGGTATCGTAAATGTTGTAATCTTTATAATCGGGCCAAGTCTGCTTAGCTTCTAATGTTGGCCATTGGTTCTTCTCATGACCAACAATAATGTTTTTATCTAAATCGTATTGATTTACTAAGTCGTCAACATGAGTTAAACAAACAACATCATTCGCATCACAGAAAATGATATAATCGGCCTCTATGTCCCTGACAATGTCTCTCCACAAGAATATTTTATAGAGTAAGTATTCACTCTCCCTACCATACTTATTTGCGAAAAGTGATTCTTCCTGCCAATAGTGACCCCTATTAAAGTGATGATGGAATACCTCCTTAAATGGGTTAAATTTCTTAAACGATTTGTACAGGGTGGTCTTTTTTATATCATAAGTTTCTTGATGTGACCACGTAACTGTTACTATTTTTATATTCATTACTCTAAAATGTTAAAGTATTCTCTCCAAGTACATTTTATTAATTGGTACTTACTTTTATCCTTAACATATGTAAGGTCGAATATTTTTTCATCACTACCAATAAAACCATTTGAAATACATTCATCAACGGTTTTATGGAATTCTGTGTGAAGATTATCAATTGAATCTTTCGGGGCCCCGAATGCAGTGCCCTGTATGTATCTTATTTGGGACATCGCATGAAACTCCGCATTGTCGATAGAAAAATCCGCGGAATGACTAAAGAAGGTAACCTTAGATACGTCTAATCCGTTTAACTTATCGATATCGGGCCATTTTTTTCCTTGATAGTTCGAGATATCCTCTCTTAGTCCACCCGCATCGGCCCATATGACATAGTCACAGTCAAAAAACGAAAGGTCTTTCGTTTTTTTCATAAAGTCCATCTTATTAAACATTATTATATTATAAAGTGGTTTTGTCATTTCGGGAACATGACCATGATGAACCTTTTGTTTGAACTCCTCAGACCCCATTAAAGAAGTTAATCGATCATTATATCTTTTATATGAATCTAAATTTTCTAAGGGTTCGTTTACTATTATTGTATTATCAAAAGATGGGTCAAACTCCCTTCTATAATCTGTAATCGTTGATAAAAACTTTTCTTCAGTAAAGATTACAAACTTAGCATCTAAGGATAAGGTGTTTTTCATCCACCATAGATAGGTGTTGTAGGATAAATTAAAGTGGTCCCAATTATCTCTACCGATATCGTATAGGGCCATTACGATTACTGGTTTTTTTATTATAGCCATTCCCATGTAAATTTAGAACCCTTATGATAAAGGGTACAAACATTATTTTCTTTAAAGAAATTGTTGAATTCGTCCATCATTGATGATACTTTATATCCGTCACATGCTAACGATGTTGGTACAAACCCTTCTGAGTAACCATAATAACCTTCTCTATGTAAATCCATTAAATGTTCCATTGCCGCTTTTGAAAATCTTACAATTGGAAAGAAGGAACCGATGTGTACTTCGTTTGATTTAAAGTTATCGCCAGGTCCAGGACAATGACCTAACCAATGACCCTTAGACCCTCCCATTCTTCTATTAATGACAGAGATGTTTGGATACTCTTCATAGTCCTCTTTTTTGAATGCTTGTATGACCATAAAATCATCGTCATTATCTGAGTAATTGGATAATAGTTCCCTTAAACTACCATCAAATTGTACATCATCATCAAAAAACCAATAATAATCAAATTGTGGGTTTTTCAAATAGAAGGTTAACATTCTAAAATGTGCGTAAAAGTATTTGGGGTTTTGATGTGACCCCCAAAAATGGTATGTACTAATCTCTTTGTTGAAACCATTATCTTCAAAGTCCTTATCATTGTAGATACATACATTTGGTCCACCATACTTTTCGGATACGTAATCCTCACTATATCCATGGTGATCATCAAATAATAAATAAAAGTTAGGAAAGTTCTCATGGTGAAAACTTCTAATTGTCTTATTACCATCACCCTCAAAAGTTCGATGATAAGAACAAATCACTACCGCGGTACTGTTTAAACTATCTATGGACATCTTTTTCGAATTCTATATCGTATTTTGCGTTTATCGAGTGGTGCCACTCAGGTACCCTATTAAACTGGTGAGCAATTCTAAATGGTGTTCCTGTTGAGGTACAAACCGTACCATTAACCAACTGAGGTACTCCGTATTTTAGGTTATTTCTAAATCCCCACTTATCAAAAAATTCTGTAGGACCTGAAACAGCACTGTGTTGTACCCAACCCTCATCTAATGTGAATAATTTAAAATTAGGTACTTCACCCATAGAAATCATCACATTAAACGCTGCCTGATCTTTAATATTGTGATCATTGGAACCTTCCTCACATAACGTAAACATTCTTTCATATAAGTTTACTAAAGAATCTCTCTTACCCCCAATTACACCGGAGTTGGCAATTTCCTTACCAATACAATAATCCCTATACTGAGGAAAAATTTTACCAATATTATCCATATTCCATGGTTCCTGATTTATGTCAACACCCTCACCACCAGCAAAAACATCAAATGTGGTTAAATCCATTAATTCAAAGGGGTCTCCTTGAAAGACAACATCAAAGACATCCGTTATGACAAATAGATCGATGTCTGTACTCTTTAGGAATTCTAAAGTATGTTCAAGTCTTTTATGGTTGAAGAACCACTCATCCTCAATTACAACTAAATTAGATATGATACCTAATTCCTCACATACTTTAATGTCGTCCTCAGTTCCGTTAGCTAGTAGAAGTATTACCTCACCATCACTTACCTGTTTGAAACTTTTGGACCATAATTTTACTTTCTGTATGTTACTTCTAAGATTGTTCGCAACACCTAGTAATCCTTTTTTCATAATCTACCTTCAATTTTATTTAACCAACCCTCACTATGTGAATGTGGCCAAACTATCCATTTGGCGGGTTTAGACTCAACATTGAATTCTCTCCATATCTTAACCCAATCATCGTTAGTGGTTAGATACCCCCTTATTTCAGACTCACTTAAGTCTTTCCTATTTAAAGACACACCATTCTCATCCTCGAATATCACTGCCCAAAAACTATAATCCTTTTCTTTGTCAAAACTTGACTTGTGTACATCAATACAGTGTTTGAATATTTTTAAAAACGAGTTCTCTAAATCTTCACCGTACAATGGGGGATTTGGTGCGATATTATTATCCAACGTATACTTCTGTACCGCTCTCTTTTTAAATGATAATCCAGAATACCTTTCGTAATCCTCCAACGTCCTATCAGTACCAAAGTCGTAAATGCCGAAGTCAATGTCTTTTACGAGACCATCCATTTCAAACAGTTTTCTATTTCTTAGGTGTGATTCACTATTCTTATTACCCCATGTTTTATCATCATCCCATTGTTTAGTTCTACCTTTACGGGTATATTCATGCCACGCAATGATTTTGTGTGGGTGGAATAAGTCATAACCGTGTGTGTAAGCCCTCACCGCAATACTAATCTCCTCACCATGGAAATAATAATTAGGATCGTGCGGAACCTCCTCAACAAATGACCCAACCGAGAACGCAAAGTGAGCTGAATAAAACCTCGCGGGAATGGGTTCTGTTAATGTTTCCCAATTTGGGATAGTTGCGGGCAAGAAAAAAACCGCACCTTCAGGAATAAACCTATCAAAATTCATCAACCATGGCACCTGTACTCTCCCATCAGGATCATTCTGAGGATCATATGATGAAATGTACGAAGTAAGTAATGGTTTCTTATGTCCCTTATCCTGTAGGAACTTTAACATGTTTATGAGTTCCTCATCCCAATTCTCAATAAACCTATGATGTGAATCAAGTTGTAGGGTGTATTGCTCACCTTTATATTGTTGTTGTAGTTGGTTTCGCGCCCAACACGCACCTTTGGATTCGGTGTAATTAACATCCACAATCCTAAATCTCTCATCGTCTTTAAACTTATCCAAATTATCCCATTCATCTTCTGATGAGTGTTGCCAACAAATCCCAAAAACTAAATTTTCAGGGTACTTAGACTTTTCGATACAATCGTTCAAAGTGTTGTTTAGCTCGGGATCACGGTAAGACGCTATCTGTATAAAGATTTTTCCGTTTTCTTCCATATAATAGTTTTACTTGGTATAATATAAAGAAATTAACATTCATATTAAAGTCTTATGGGTGGTTGACTCAAAAAAATATTTTCCTTATCTTTTATTAAATAGAGTTAAAAAATGAATAGGATACCGGAAATTGTAAAGGAACATGTTGAGGACATCATTCATGGGTTGAGGGAGTCTCACTTCTTTACCGATTATGATATTACTGAGGAGTACTCGATTAAAGTATTTACAGAACTTTTAATGGAAATTTATGTCTCAGACCCGTCTATGGACGTTGAAGATTATTTTTGGAGTGAGGACGAATTTGAGATAATATTACAAAAAGTAATCACGGGATCGATAATGTATCAATTAAAAGAGGATGGATTGATGGACTCCTACGAGGATGAGACCACCGATGAAACTTTTTTCTTAACGGAAAAAGGTAAAGAATATTCAAAAACACTAAAAAAATAACTATGTTATATGATTTTGACGATCTTTTGATCGAACCTGCGTCAATCACATCCATTCGTTCACGCAAACAGGTTAATCCCTATTACAAAGAATTTATTGAACAGGGCGTTTATAGGGATTGGTTACCTTTAATGACCGCACCAATGGATACGGTTGTTGATGGGAAAAACCATCATTACTTTACAAATTTGGGGATAATGGTGGTTTTACCCCGCATTAACCAACCCGATAGTTCTCACGTTAATTATGATCATTTCCTATCGTATAGTCTTACAGATTTTGATCGTTTGTTCTTAGAGGACACCATTAACATACCTAAAGGTTATCAAGTCCACGCACTTATCGATATTGCTAATGGACACATGGGGGATTTACTAAGATCAACTAAAGAGGCAAAACATAAATACGGACAATCATTAGTATTGATGGTTGGTAATATTGCTAATCCTGAAACCTTCTATCAATATGCATTAACTGATGTTGATTATGTCCGTATCGGGATTGGTAATGGTGGTGGTTGTTTGACAACAGTTCAGACGGGAGTCGGTTACCCAATGGCATCTTTGATTTATGAATGTAACAAACTAAAGAAGAGAAATAGTCACATTAAAACCAAGATCGTTGCCGATGGTGGGTTTAAGAAATATGCGGATGTTGTTAAGGCACTTGCATTGGGCGCGGACTATGTTATGTTGGGTTCCATCTTTAATAAATCATTAGAGAGTTGTGGGGAAACAACAATAGAGAATGGTGATACAATTGATCAGTACTCACAAGACGCATTGGATCGTTTTAACGTGGATATCCCACTCTATAAAGTATTCAGAGGTATGAGTACCAAAGAAGTCCAAAAATCGTGGGGTAAAGAGGAATTAAAGACTTCTGAGGGTGTTGTCAGAAAACATAAAGTAGAATATACCCTTCAAGGTTGGGTGGATAACTTTACTTCGTACCTAAAGTCAGCGATGAGTTATACGGATAAAAAAGAACTCCCCCATTTTATTGGAGGAGTTACAACTAATTTGATTAGTGAGAATTCGTTTAATCGATTTAATAAGTAATTAACCGATATTAAAACCTTTATCATCCGCGGTGAAGTCTTTATCTCTCTTCATACCGTCTTTGATGTAAGATCTAATTAATTTAGATACTGTCATATTCTTCTTATCGGCAACTTTTTCAATTTCTTTAAAGTATGCGGGTACGATTCTAAATGACAACATTTGAATTAATTGTTGATTCTTAGGTTTGTCCGAACCCTCTGGTTTCTTTGATTTTTCTTCTTTTGATTTTTTAGATGCCATAACTGTGGTTTAGTATATAAATATTTGTTATTGTCACTTTTTTTTCTTATCTTATTATAAATTATAAATACATGGAAAATACCGATAGAAAAGACGTTGTACGGGAAGTTGAAGAAAATTACCCTGAAACAACAAAGATGTTTAAAGCAATCTTAAGGGAAGAATACGAACTGTTCTGTTTAAAACAATCTAATTATGGACCTGACAACATTTCATTAGGTACCTCACTCGAGAAAGAGGAGGATCGTAAAATGTCTCAAATGGGTCTTTGGTTTAGAATGAATGATAAAATACAAAGATTAAAACAACTCGTTTTATTAGGTAACAAAGACAACGTAGGTGAGTCAGTTAAAGACACTTACCAAGATTTATCCGTATATGGGATAATTTGTCAGATCGTTGCGGCAGGAAAATGGGGAAAATAAGTCCCAATTACCCCGTTACTGAATATTTATAATAAAACGAGAATTATGGCAACTAACACAGATCTTAATCACCCATCATTTTTACAGTTAATTGATAAATTAAACGGAACTGTATTAAGCGGGATCGACACTGGTAAGTACTTCACTCTTACGGAAGATAAGAGAAGAGGTGTCGCATACTTAACCCTAAAGTTAATTATGAACTCACTCATTGGTAAGTTAAAGTTGGGTGATAAAGAACTTCTTAGTTTGGTTGCGGTTCTTTGGAAAAGGAACGAGGAATCCGAAAACTACGAAATGGCAGCTGTCTACAAATATATTATGGAGAACTTTGATAAAATATATAGTTCTGTAAAACCCGTTAGACAAACCAGAAAAATCACTATTAAGTGATATCTACCCAAGTCACCTCTTGAATTAAATCACAGAAAAGAATTGTGTTGGATCTGTGGGACCTGAACGCATTATCCACTCCCAACCACTCCTTTACAAGATTTATGTTTTTAATCTTGTCTGATGGGTATTCCGCACTTATCAGATATAGATTTCCGTTTATTTCTTGTATGGGTCTTTTGTATCTTGGGTATCTCATTAAAATGTAAAGTCCTCTATTTGATCACAATTTGTTTTCTCATGATCCTCCCAACCCGTGGTTGGTTTAGAGTTTAGAAAATAAAAACATCTTATTTTACCCTGTTTTACAAATTTGATATGTTTATGGTAGGCTATCGGGATTAGTGCCCCCGAAGGAAGTGGCATGTCATCATTATTATAGACCGGTATGACTTTTATAATTAAATCTTCATGGTCATCCCATACCCTCTCTTGAGCCTCCAATAATCTCCATTCTCCCCTGTTTAGATATTGGTCCTGTAATGAACAATTTAAATATGAAAATGTGGTATAAAGATTTTCGTATGTATCAGAGTAAGTTGCTGCGGGTGCCATATGTCCTTTGTCCCATATGTTTCTGTAATAATCATCCTTATCTGAGGTACAAATACCACTCTCAGTATGGAAGTCCATGGACCCCCTATTCACGTTTGCGGGTCTATTTGTGGATGTGTATATAACCCACAAAGGTTGTTCATATACCTCGGAGTAATTTACCCCAAAAACATTATTTTTTATGATTACACTTTCTCTGTCACAAGACTGTGCTGATAATGGGTCATTAGTACACCCAAGTAGTAAAAATATACCAATGAAATAGTTAGTAATTCTCATTTTCATTATTTTTCCAATATTATTTTTAGAATGTTTTTAACGGTATGACTATTGACCTTAACCTTATGATATAAAACTCCGTTATCGGTAAGTGATTTCTCAATCTCACAATCCAACTCTTTGGATTCTTCTAAATTTTGATATCTCTCTTTATCATTATGGTTACCATCCCCCCTTACCAACATTATGTTGATATTCTCATATTGGTTATAAATATCTAAAACCATTTTATCAAACGTGTCCCCATACAATGTTGCGGGGTATTGATTTGATTTGTAATAACTCTTATAGGTTAGTGACAATAAAATAGGTGAATCAAGAATGATGTAGTCTACCTTACCATATGACTTAACAATCCCTCTGTGTTGATTTGCCAATACAAACAACTGATCCCTTATGGCCGAGTGGTTCTCATCCCACGCCAACAACTTAGGAAACTCATACGGATTATCACATGTAATGTGTTTCTTTTTAAGTTTGTATGTAATTCCTGATGCGATAGATGATTTACCCACACCGGGACCACCAAAAAGGTTTATTATCTTACTCATATTAATACTGTCGGTATAAAAATATACACAAAATCAAACCATTAGTCAATAAAAAAGGGGACCGAAGTCCCCTTTAGATTTAAAATTATTACGTTTAGAACGAATACTTTAAAGATGTGTTCCATGTACGTCCGAAACCGAACCATACGGAGTTTCTAACATCAACACCGTTCCATGTAACTGAATTTTCATCGGCGTGAATGTTTGTCTCAGATTCTGAAATATAAACCTTATCAAAAAGGTTATTTATATTTACTCTTAAAGACCATGACTTACCGAATCTTCGGGAAACCCCTAAATCCGCCAAACCAAATGAAGGTAACTTTAAAGCCCCATCGTTATCTGGTTGAGTAAAGATGGCGTCAGCGGGTGAATAGTCCGCATATAACCCATCAACAAATCTATAACCGAAGTCTAAGTTTGTTCTTTTACCTAAACGATAATCGGCAGATAAGAAGGTTGTGAACTGAGCGGCATCACCAACTTTAGCGTCTTTTAGGTAGAGAGTACCCGTACCAATTGATTGTTGATCTGCATCAAAAATCTCCGCTTCAAAATCCTTGGTGTATCTCCAATCACCAATAGAAACCATTCCCGACAATTTTAAATTATCACCAACTCTGTAGGTTCCCTCAACCTCAATACCATTATGAACTACGTCAATATTTCTAAATTGTGCGTAACCCTGATCACCTTGAGCGTTAAATAAAGAACGAGAAATAAATCTATTTCCCCATGTGGTTGAGTAAGCGTTTACATTAAGGGTCAGATTATTAGTAATAAAACCATAACCTAACTCTACTGATCGAATTTCCTCGTTTTGTAAATCATCATTTACAATGTTTGCATAATTGGGGAATACCGCATCAAATTGTGGTTGACGAGAAATATAACCCGCATTAAAGAATAAGTTCGACTTATCATTAATGTTATAGTTAGCACCTCCCTTTAAGTATCCTCCACCAATGTTCTTTGTCTCAGAAATTGGTAATGTAGGTTGGTCGAAGAAATCCTCTCTTTGGAAGGATTGATTGGATAAACCACCTTGAACTACGGCGGTAATCCTACCTTGATCGGAATACTCAATTAAACCGTTGACTCCCT